AATAATAGTCGATTACCGATTTCTCCGTAGGAAATTTTTCAATTAATTCTATAAACGTCATACTAGCACCACCTTTCGATGGTTCTAGTATAGCACTTTAGCTTGGGTACGTCAAGGGATAAAACCGGTTTTATATAACATCAAGGGGTTGCAATTTATATCCATTTATGTTATTATAGCCATAATGGAGGAGTGTGCTCAAAATTCAATTATTGCAAAAAAAAAGATAGATTCTAAATTAAAAACCGCATTTCATCTATTCTTCAAACCCGAACATGGCATCAATTTGTTCTTCCGAATGATCTTTTAGATATCCTTGTGTAGTCTTCGGATCGCTGTGATGTAAGAAAAGCTGAATCTCTTCAAGCGAAAACTTGCGATATCCAAGTCTTGGGTCGGTTCCTTGTTTCATAGATTCGGCACGAGTATGGCGATAAGAATGTGGGAAGAATAAATATTCTTTCCCTTTAAGATCACTATACATCTTTGCAATCTTTACAACTCGATTATATAAAGTTTGTGACGATTTTACGGGTGTCTTAACGCCACCTTTTATATTAATCCATAAAGAATCTATATCGTCTTCTCCACGCCACTCGAGGTATTCTTTAATTAGTTCCTTTGTCTCATTAAGATAAACTAACGGAAATTTCTTGCCTCGCTTACCATCAACTATGTTGGTTTTATTCCCGTCCAATATATCAGTTTTCTTAGCCTGAAATACTTCTGTTCTGCGACCACCAGAATCAAATAGCATCATATGTAAGGCGGCTAGATCTATATTGCCACCATCGAGTAACATCTGGCGAATCTCATCAACTTCTTCATATGTTAAAAAGAAAAGGTCATCATCTGTCTTAACTGGCTCGGAAGGCAAACCCTTAACCTTACTTGCCGCATTAATATCATAATCATAATCGTCATCGTCCTCCACGTATGCAAGCATAGAACGCAATGACGACAAGATACGGTTAACACGAGCATTAGAACAATCTAATTGATTGCTATACCAAAGAGAAAGACCACGAAAATCTTTTTTATTCAGCTCTAATATAGATCGATTTTGTTTCTGTTCTAGGATATATATCAAAATAATACGTAAATCATTTTTATACTGAGCAATAGTCGTATCTCTTTTTTGACGTTGTTTTAATTCAGCTAAATAATCATCAACTATTTCTTTGTTCTCTGAATTAACCTTTGACCATTTTTGATCCGTATAAATACGATTATAGACTCTTCCACGTTTTGCCATCAATTCACCTACTCAATTGTAACAACAAATCCCGCTCTCCTAAGTGCTTCAGCTAACGCAGTCGTGTGGATTCTTCGTTGTTGAATTATTTTCTTTGTATTTGCTACAGGTGCAACGCCTTCATAAGAATAGACGGAACTGGCGTTCCCGTATTCGATAAAGTACGGAATTGCCGCACTTACATCCTGACCGGATAAGCCTTGATGAATACCCCATTCACCCGGAAAGGCAGGGGGGAGAGGACGAATCTTCGATGTATCAAAGAATATCTTTGCTGATATCTGTCCGTCTCCACGTCTTTCAACCTTTGAGATATCAATAGAGTTGATATAGTCATAAGTGCGCGTGTACGCAGAAGGAGAAAACCCAATACGGTTATACCAGTTAGACATAATATAATCTGCCAGCACTTGTTTGATCTTTTGCATGACTTCCGGTATGTTGATTTGGACAACTCGTTCTATATATTTAAAAACTCGATTTAGATCAGAAAGATTGTTGACCGGAAAGCTGGGCATATTATCCCTTCTTTTCACCAACCATAGACTTTGCTGGTTCAGATGTGTTTTTCTCTACTATATCTTTTATGATGCTGATATTTTTGAGGTCTGAAATCTGACCAATCTGATCAACTAAACCACGCACATCTTCAGGATTTAACTGAATCATCTTCTCGGCAAATCCACCAATCATATATCCAAGCGAATGAGTAAATTGTACCTCGCGACGTTTTTCTTCGACGCTATCCATAATCATATCTTGTAGGTGCTGAATGTCGTCACCAATCTGTGCGAAGATATAATCATAAAGTTGACCAGAAACGGCAGAATCATATGTTGCGTAAATGTCCACAACACGTTGCTTTTTGTCTTCGTCGCCATCCTTAATTTCAACTGTCGTCTTTGGGAATTTCAGATCTGTATAGTATTCAAGTACCAAATACTTGAAGAACAAATCGTATAGCATCCAATCAAAATATCCGGTTTTTTCATCGAAACATTGTTTGAAGATAATTTTGCGGAAAGCTATTTTAGATTCCATCGGTATATATGTGAAAATTGAAATATCGCTTTCATTAAAGCGAATCTTCACCTGTTCGTCCTTGTTGAAATCCTTGATATTACAAGGTTTGTATTCGGTTTTCTTTTTCATAATTTTCAATCTTTTCTCCTTTGTTATTCGCCTTTGATTTGTTTGATCACACCATGAATAAGTGTTCTATTATTATCCATGAATATCTTGAAACGAGAGTAGGAGCTATTGAAATAGTCCTTTACATGCTCTTGCATCGCTTCGGGAGAAATATTATATACAAAACGTACCACGCCACCATCCTGGTACTGAATGTGTTCAACTTCAAAATCATAGAGATCCAAGAATGCCTTGAATCCAAGATCAGATATATACGAATGTCCACTTAATGCCTCGTAAGGCCGAACTAAAACTTTAGGGTTCATTATTTTCCTCAATTCGTTTAACCCGATAGGGCTTGTTCAGCTCCTGCCAAAGCAAAAGCTCTTCTAATTCTTCCTCTTCATCTATGTCGTTTTCCGAATCGTTATCTGTCATTCTGACTCCAATATTTGTTGATTTTTACTAATCCGTGTGATAATATTGGGAAAAAGGAGTGATCATCATGGCGCAAACAGGAACCATTTCCCTAAGAGGAAGATCTGGGTCACAATATCCATTCAATATTTATGATTTTAATGGAATATGGGGAGAAGTTCCTGCGGTCTATGTGTTTACTCGTGTTGAAGGAACCACTCATCGCATTATATATATAGGACAAACAGACAACCTGCGCCAAAGGTTAGACAATCATCACAAGGCACTGTGCATTAGTTCAAATAATGCTAATCGGCTATGTGTCCATCAAGAAGGCGACGAAAATACACGCTTAATGATAGAAACAGATTTAATACGAAATTATAAAACTCCGTGTAACAGTTAATAAATAGGGGAGTACAGCGAAAACACAGCACTCCCCCAAAGATGAAACATCAATTTTATTTAGGCAAATTCTACATACTCGACTATGCAAGAGGCTACTAACTCAGCAAAGTCAATAGAACCAAACGCATATGTCAAAGTAGTCTCTGCCGTGCAAAGATACGGTTCCGGCACCAGATCGCCAGCACCATCAGTATCAACAGAAAGGTTAACACCAAGAGTAGCCCCAGCGTTATCTAGCGTACCCTTAATTACACCAGCCGCAGACACGTCCGCACCAGCTAAGAACACTCCGGGATTCCCACCGTTAATACCAATTGCAACATTTTTTGTACCACCCGTAACCTCTGGTGTAGTAACTTTAAGCCAAACACCAGTAATAAGAGTGTTTGCTGGAAATACTAACCCGGTAAAATCTTGCTGATCCGCACTAGCAACAATGGTGATAGCTTCAGACTTGAATTTACGAACAGCACCATTTACGGACGCATCGGCAACAGCGTTTATTTCGTCACCAGTGGCTAATATCTCTGTTTCGGACCCAGACGCACCAAGAGATAACGAGGCGGTCTTTAGGGCATCAATGGCACCATTTTCATCAAGAACCACAGCCTTAGACGCGGTTGCCTCGCCAGCAGTCACCCCGTCTAGCACATTAAGCTCTTCTGGAGAAGGAGCAATCGCAGTAGCACCTCTAACGAGGTTAAAAAGTTCATTAAAAGCCATTTATTAATTACTCCTTTCCTTATTCAACGTTCTGTACAATAATTGTTGCTTCAAAACCAAGGGCATCAGACAATATAATTTTGTTTGTATCATCAGTCGAAATTGTGTAATCCAAACCCTCAAACAACATACATCCAGTGGAACGCTCTCTCACGTCCAGCATACAGCCCTCAATAGGGTGGGCACATGTAATATTTACATCGGCGGCACCGACAGTAAATATCTCGCGCCATATAGAACCATGATATCTAGTATTATCTTTATTGCTTGTTCTTGTTACAGCCATAAGTTAAACTCCTCCTGTCTACGCAGTCACAGTCAGGTTGCAAACACCGGTATAGGTGTTAGATCCAACTGTCAGAGATCCGGTAATCGTACAGCTACCAGCACCAACAAGGGTAATAACACCAGTACTGGCACCAACCGTAGCAACCGCTTCGTCATCAGACGAGTAGGTAACTCCTGTGGGATTAATGATGTCGTCCTTGCTACTACCCCGATAGCCGTGAGCGGTCAACGTAAGGGTGTCACCATCAGAAATATCAAGCGTATCGCTGTCGGGAGATAACCACAAATCACTAATTTCGGAATATATATCAGAAGAATCTAAAATTATTGTGATGTACGCATAGTTACCACTATCATCGGCAAGAGCAGATCCAGAAAAGCTTGTTGTGAACGGATTGTTCATATCGATTGTATAGGACGCATTACCATCAAGTTGTAATCTAGGAATATTAATCTGAACGCTACCAACCTTAATTTGTCCATGGTCATCATCAAACAGATCGGCATCAATAGTGCAATCATAAGCACCGGGGAAGGAAGATGCACCAATTGTAATGTAGTCAACCGTAGCTTTCGCATAGGTATATATCACATTAACCGTGTTGTTTGCCCACGATGCATATGTAACTACATCTCCAACCGGAGCAACATTTACCATACTATCGCCATATTCAATAGCAACAGTAGAACTGTTTGGCGTTTCTGCAAGGGTGTACTCGCCAGAAGAGCCAAGCGTAACATTGCTTTCCACTTTGGTGACAGTACGTGTTCCATTCTGAACCGTTGTGCCATTATTGAGTGCAATAGCAGTCGGATTCCACTTACAATCCTCAGCACTTAAAGTAAATTCCTTTTGATATCCATATTTGTACCGTGTAGGTGCGTTTTTACCACCACGAATAATCTGCTGCTGAACACTTTCCTCTATACCAGTGTTCATAAGAGTAGTGGAACGCATTACCCATTGCGTAGTAGATATATTACGCAATGTAAGATCTCCAGCAGAGATAATAAACTTATCAGCCATATCTTACAAAACTCCTTTATTTTTTGATTTTTGCTTCAATATCTCTAAGATTTGCAGTCAAATGGTCGTACCACTTTCGATCCGGTATATGCGAACACCAGCTAGGAACCTTTTCGCTCTCACCAGCCTTCCAAGCCGGATAAGACCATACCTCTGATTGCTTAATTACTTGAAGACGTGCAAATTCTTGCGTAAATTGAAATAGTGTTAATTGTTCAATTTCATCATAGGGAATATGCATCAAACATCTATATGCAATAATCATCTCTGAGAAGGTCGCATGTTTGCCAAATTTGCCTTCCCAAGCCTTACGCGCTTTTTCCAGATTCTTTTCAAAATCTTCAGAAGTGTTATCGTCAAACTCGATTTTATTTTGCCGGAAAACTATCTCGCGAATCTTATTAAAAGATGAATTATAAATTTTAATATCATCAAACCACAAAAACAATTGTTTATTCTCGTCTACGCCAAGTTTAATTTGCTTGATATCTCTACATAGAAATTTAAGAAAATCAAAAAACGTGTCAAAGATACTTTCGTCCTTAGTGTAGTGGGCATGATATCCAATGTGCATAAGTAAAAATGGTAAGTAACCCATCTTTCTATCGTTTGGATTCTCAGACCAATTTTTTCGTTGCGTAAAAAAGTTTAGCCCCTGATAAAACTTATCGCGATCCATAATGCTAACTGGATAAATATTAATGCCTTTGTATATTTGTGGTTTCCCAAATACGTCGGCTAAGTCATCATAAACAAAAGCCATATTACGTAGACCGTATTAACATAGCAAACGTCCCGCCAACCCACTTTTCACCGCTCAGCCATACCTGATGTCGATAATTACACGCAGCATCTGGAGCAAAATACAGTTTACCAACGCCGTCAACATATTGCTCATTTAATGCTTTCATAATTTCTATCAAAATAGCTTCGTGACGGTTTTGGGTTGGAAAAGATGTCGTAGAATTTTTCCCGTATATTGATACAATATCCAGATGTGTCACAATCTGAAACCAGATATACATATTTGCAAGCTGACGATTTTCTTGCCTTACATTATCTATAAACATATGAATCTCAGTTTTTGTTGTATCTTCAATTTGACCAGTCACGGAATTATAAAAAACACGGCGATTATCACCAAGAGGGGAGACCATATTAATTAGTTGTATTGGTGTCACGTTATCCCGTTCATAAGGATTGTTATAGTCATAATAAATAAGCTTTAACAAATCCTGATTCTGCATACTAAACAACTTGCTACGCACGCCAGATGTGATGTCAGGCAATATATCTAAACTAATAGCCATTAAGCCACCACCTTAAAATAAGGTTTGTATACGTATGCTATATAAAACAGAGTGACCCTCTGTATCTTCGATTTGTATTTCGGCATTACCAACATTAACAGGAGATAATACAAACACGGTTCCGCTTGTAATACTAAGGTCTACATAAGAAGATCCGCTTGTTAACGTTGGGGTAAACGTCGTTGTTACCACAGTCCCATTATTTAGCTCTTGAACAGTAAGCACGCCATCTTGGTCCATGTCTTCATATAAAGTAATGATGCGATTTTCATTATCCACTATAGCGCCAACTGGATTCACAAGACTAATCACAAAATTGTCTGAAGCTACCGCCGCAACCTCAACATTAACCGTCGAAAAAACTAGCGGGTTAGATGAAAGGCTAATTTTAATACTGGTAGAACCATTGGCGATACCAGTTATCACACCATCATCACTTACCGTCGCCACAGATGTGCTATTACTCAGATATGTAACGCTTTCAGTAGATACGTTTCCATTATTTTTAACCACAACGTCAAGAGTAACAGTGCCACCCACAGTCATCGATACGGGGCTATTCAGTACCTCGATAGACCATACGTTATCAACCCAAGAATTGTATGCAATACCGTTTACGAAATCATCTTCAGAAGAAATGTTTTCAGTTATATTCATGTTATAAACAACTGACAGATTATTTTTGCCGCCTACACGACTAAACCCAGTAACTTCGAACACCTGTCCCCACAAAATGAATCGTGTACCTTTTCGAATATCACTATTGTACTGAGTGAATACACGAATTGTATCATCAATGGCCCACAATACTTTGCCTTCGCTCAAATCTCCACCAGTACTATCTGTAATAACGCAGGGGAGAGTATGCAAAGTACCATATTGGTCTTTCCATTTAAGCAAAGAATCCGAACATTGCTTAATAAGACCCTTAGTGTTTACATCGTATTGACTATCAACATTCCACACAATCCAATAATCGTCGGTAGATTTCCAGTGAATAATGTCACCCTTATAAAGCGAATCACCCGGATAGGCAAGTAGCTTTTTCTGCGGTATGTCGCCACGATAAGCGTGATCATTAATTATCTGTACGTCGTACTGAGTTGTGTAATCGAAGTTCTTGTAGACCTTATAGTAACTAGGTGAGTCACTATCAAAAGTAGCACTCCACACCTCATTACCAGAGTTATAATTACCCATTGCAGTTTGCCGACGAATATAAGCTGTTCTATCATTACCACTCATTTACTGAATCCTCATACGAATAGTCGGCTCCACCAAACAACTTCTCAAGATCATTCGGATCGTCGGCATACTGGTAATCAGAAATTAGAGTACGAATATAATTTTTCTGCTCAATAATGGCATTACGAATTTCTTTCATCTTTTCAGCAGGAGAGAAGACCTTAAAGTCGGGACTAAATAACGAAGTGCGCATTTTTTGCACATCATGTAATTCTTGCTGAAGCATAGGTAAAACCATGATTTGTGCCAATATATCTATCTCTGAATAATTAAGATCTGCGGCAAACTCGCCAATATCAAATGTCGCCACAAATATTGTTTGCCCATTAGTCACCGGAGAATCAAATGTGATACTAGCACCGCTACGAATATAATCTTCCGTTTCTGTCCCTGCGACAGTAATATACGTTGACGTTTCATCGGTGGGCGGAGTAGGGGAGAGGGTATAAGAATCCGTTCCATCTCCAGTCAAAGTATATTCTGTGCTCGAAAACGCGGTAAAATCGGTAAGATCTTTATAACACGCTGTGCGGAATGTACTTATCGCCTTCTTTAAATATACAAAAACATCTTCGTAATATTGATAAGAAGGAAGTGTGGCAAAATAAGCATCGTCGGTAATCGAAAGTAAAAATAGTTCGTAAATATTTGAAAAAGAGGTCGCCATTCATGGCACCCCCTTACTATTATTTAGATTTCATCTTTTGAGCCAAATCGTAAATTTCATAACCCTTATTAAACTTACATACCTGATTGATTACATTTTGTATTTCCATTCTGGTACATCTGGCGTCGCCACTATTGATGCCTTGTACACAATGATAAATCACGGCAGATTTCAACGTATCAGGCATAGATTCGAATTTCTTTTTGAATCCTTCAGGTTCAAGATCGAACAGTTTATCAACGCTATCCCGTCCGACATCATGTTTTTTGTAATATCTATCATAATTCAACTTCTTAATAACTTCATCATCAAGAATTAGAATACCAAGCTCTTTGAAATACTTACTAAATGGACTAGTGTTAACCACTCTTTGTAACTCTGGGAAAGAAATTGTCAACGTTTCGTTTGCCCCCGCAAATTGACCAACCTCAATCTTGTTTTCACCAGATCCAAAATATAGAGGAGTTTCACCTTTCATTATTTGTACAAGTTCAACCATCCGATTTGTCCAGTCAATTGTTCCCTTTGGTTGCTGTACAACTACTTTTTGTTCAGGAGCTTTTGGAGCGGATTCAGCCACAACCTCTGTTTGGGCAATAGCTTCTTTTGCCTCTCTTAACTCTTTTAATTCTTTTCTAAGATCCCTTAACTCCTTCGCTAACTCTTCTCTTGTTTTATAATTAGACTTCTTTTTAGCAGTAGCCATATTTTTCTCCAATCTCAATATTTAATAGAGGTGGGACATGCAAATACACATCCCACCTCAGCAGATTTAAGCAATCTGCATAATCCCATAAATAGTCCCAGTGGCAATCTGAATGTCGTAGTACATCGTAACGGAGTACGCACGATTCTTACCAGCGTTATCATTCTCACTGGCTTCAACAATCTGAGTCTCACCCTCCATGGCAACCTTGACGGGCTTATCGCCTAAGTTGGGCAGGAACAGAAGTTTATTCGAAGGAAGCACGAAGTCAAAGTCAGATTCAGGTTTTACGGCCTGGGGTAACAGAACCACAGGAACACCAAACGGACTCTGGATGTAGCCAACACCAAGATACTCAGAACCATTCTGCATGGCAAAATATTGATTCGCGGGAATCACTTTGCCCAAAGCAGTCTTAGTACCATAAACAATGGCATCACTCACGTTGTTAGCAGCAGCAACACGCTCCGCTAATTCGGTGAAGTTAGACTGAGTATAGGCATTGACCTTCCAAGGAGTAGCCAACGAAGAAAAGGCACCAAACATGGTATTCGCGGCAGTCTGGCTGATATCGGTCAAGAAAGACTTGGTGATTCGAGCGATCTGCTGTCCCCAGTTGACATCCCCACGCACCAGCGAATAGAAGTCAACAGAAATGTTGGCCTGATGCGCTTCGGGTGTTAGGGTAATGTCTTCGTTGTAGTGCTCTTCAAGAGACGCACGATTCTTATTACGAGAAATCTTCGCAATGGTATAATTAGCGCGAGACCCGATGTGGAAAGTGGGTGTATCGCCCCAACCAACATTCATAACCTCGGCATAAGGAAGATAATTCTCAACCTCAGAACGAGACATTAGGTTGTCGATTATAATACTAACGATGCTAAACAAACGGGTGCGGAAAGAATCGAACTGCATACACTGCATCACAGAATATGTGTCCCGATCAGCCTCACCAATATTAGCAAACTTATAGCAAGAATTAATCAGTTCCTTATGGAAACGCCGATTTTTATCGGCATAAGTTAATTTCTTACCGTCTTGATCTTCCTGAACGAAACCGCCATACCGATTAAACTCACCATGCTGATTCTCATTCTCGAAAAGATACTGCTTGGCTAAATCAGTACCCATATCAACAAGGTTTTTATTGCTAGGATCTTTGGCAAAAATAGCCATACGATTTAAAACATTACTCATTATTTATCACACTCCTTGCTTAAACTACACGCCGTGCTACAAGAGCATCTACGTAAGAGCCACCAACGGCAAACTTCACGCTAACGTTCTCAATGATAAACACACAGCCAACGCCTTCAGGAGCAGTAGCGGAGGTAGCAAGATCGTACTCTCCATCACGAGGAATGAGATATGTGCCAACCGCAATTTCCTCACCAGAATCGGTAGTGTCAATTGCGCTTTGATTGATTTTAAAGCGTTTTCCAATTGGGAAACGATGAGCAGTAACTATAGTCCCGGCAGGATAAGTAATGTCACCAGGATCGGTAACTCCACCAGTTTTCTGACCAAACGAATTGATGTATGGCTCGGAAGTGTCTATAATAACCAGATCTGCTTCGGTAGGGGTTGCACCCTCAACGCCGGTTGGCTCGGTCACATCATACAAGTCATTCTGTCCAGTTGCTAATGCAGAGATGGAACAAATGTATCCTTTATCCAATACATCGTCGTCGTTTTTAACAGAAACAACATTATAGTCATTGGGCTCAATTTCTAAGATCTTAAAATAATTAGCCATTAAATTTTAGCCTCCTTAATTACTTTCGCCCGGATAAGGGCTACCATTATTAATTTTTTCTTGCTTATCGGGTTTGTCTTCAGGTTTAGCGCCAGCATCCATAAAATTCAGATTACTGTCCCTGTTTTGAAGAATTGAAGGATCTTCCTTAACCTTTTTACTAAACAAAAGATTTAGTTCGCGCTTCACACCATCGAGATCCATGTTGGCTTCAAACTTGGTAATAACCTCACTCGCTTCGTCCTCAGAAACTGTACGTTTTACCCAATTATCACTCTCATAAATTTCCTTGGCCTTAGCCGCATAGTTCTCTTTCTCAACCACACTATATTTCTCTTTAACGTCGGCAAGTTCTTCCTTGACGGTTTCTAGCTCACTCTGCATGGTATTGAAATTATCTTGTAGAGTATTAAACTTTTCCTCTTCCGTTTCTAAAGTCGCCTTGAAGTCTTCAGTTTGTTCGTCACAAATTTCATTGATTGCGGCAAAGGCACTCTGTTTATATCCTTCTGTAACCTCTTCCACAAAAACAGGTGACATCATGTATTTGCGCGATTGCTCAAAATCAATAGTAGCCTCGCCCTCTTCGATAGAGTAGGGGAAAGCTAACCTATCACTTTTAAACCAGTTCATTGTATAAACATAAGAATCGCTATAATCTTCGATCCAATATCTTGACTCGTAATCTTCCTTGGAATACTTATTATCGACTGCTTTTTGCAAAAGTTCCCGCAGTTGATTAGCTGTCATATCAAAGTTTTGTTTCGCATATTCCTCATGATTAAAAATGTCCAACTTCGCATCCTCCTCCTTAATAGATTTTTTGAATTGCTCTACCGTCTGCAAAAACGCATCTGGCATTGTGGTATACATTTGCACCTTTGCGTCCTCGAAAGCGGGAGGAGCAGTGCCAAGCATACAAAGACCAATAAATACAGCCTGAGTAATATAAAAAAGATCATCGTCTTTATCAACGTGACCTTCTTGTACCCAGATCTCCATACTCTGCTGTATATCGTGATCTTGAAATATCTTTATAATTTCTGGATATCTACCAGTCCATAAAAAAGCATCACATGAAAGGTATTCCTTTTCTTCTCCATTTTCATCGGTAAGCTTTTCCCATCGCACATTGGCAAGTGTGGGGTCTTTCGGTACGAAACCATATGCCTGTGTTTCATAGTCGATTTCCCAACCGCCGCTCTTACGACGCAATACCTCGCCATGGTCAGTAAAATTACCTTCATCGATCTTACCCACGAGGGCACACCCGAACAACGTCTCGGACATTGTTTCGAGGGTTTCCCTATCGATATATGAGCGATTTTGATTTTTACCCGGATAGCAGATATTAATTGATACCTTTGACAAGGTATCGCTTTCGGCGGAAAAGTTATTAATGAAACCGGAAAGTTTAGCTACATTCAAATTCTAACTCACCGCCTTATAAAGCCATAAATCTGGCTGGTATAACATTTTTATTTTCTTGTGTAAATTTCTCAAAAGAATCGTCCGGGCTGTGGATGAGCCATGTTTTCTTTCCGCTTATTGTTTTTTCTTCAACAACAGAACAGCCCTGAGCTACCAGTCTATTTTTCTCTTTTTCATCAACACAAAGATATAAATTAGACATTACAAAGCCTCCCCTCCGCTACCAGCCCCGCCGCCGCGCATATCAACACCACTATCACCAAGATCGTCTATTGGTTGAGATGGCCTTCCGGTGTCTCCGCTCTGTGTTTGCTGCCACATGCTTGAAGGGGGTATCATTTTGGATTTTATTCCGGTTATCGCTTCGTCGGCAGACATGTATTCAAGATCCCATGGGTTATATCCGTCCATGCCGGATAGTTTTTGAGCCGGGAACCCTTGCGCAACCAATTCTTTCTCGGTCTTTATATCATCTTGATTTGTGTAAAGATTTCCGTAGAACTGCACATAGAATTTGTGGGTTCTTGAAATGCGAGATAAGAAGAAATTTATAAAACGCTCAAATTGTATATATAACTGCCGTACATACCCATAATCCGATATGTTAGAATATTTAAGCGCAATCGCATTACCGCTCTGTTCACCATATTGTTCTCCGCCAACGCCGCTTTCACGCCAATACTCATCAACACCACTAGGGATAATGCTTTTATCGCCAGATGGTTTAGAAAGCTGAAACATTTCTGGTTCAAACGGTGATGCTACGGTGTGGGCACCAGCAGGTAAAGCAGCTTCAATCGCAGACGCGATAGCGGCGGCTTTGTCTGGTCCCATAATCGGATGATCTTCTTTGTCTAGCGGAATCTTCTGATAAAGAATGGCAAACACATCAAGAATAGCACGAGCCTTCATGATGTTCTTATATTCAACGATCTGAATCGCATCACCAAACACGCCAGCAAGTGGGGGAATAGTCGCCGCGTTCGTATCATCAAACTTAAACACAAATGCTGATTCTGGCGGCATCGGATACCAAGTATCAAATGATTTCCCCGGATCTTCTTTACGCAATTTCATCACTTCGTCATACCAGTCGGCAAACTCAGGAGCATACATCGAAAGATACTTCTTACCATATCGATCAAAGAAACTCATGTCGAATGAATAAGTGAATCCCAAATCAGTACGGCCCGTAATCTTGCAATAATCTATTGGCATTTCCTGAAGCGCGATATAATCTTTTGATTCTCGCACATATATAAACTTAACTCCATCAAGCATGACACTCTTGGTTACGTCTTGAAATTGTCCTTTTGGGTTAAGCTTTTTTAAATAATCAAAACATCGTTCCTTGGCACGCACATAACTTTTAATCTGATCTTGTTCACTAGGTGGGCGAGTGAGTGGGCGCATATCGTAGTTATATAAAAGTATTTTTGTAAAATGATCTAGTGTTCGGTTGTAGGGCATGATGGCATATTCAAGATATCGTGAAATGTCCATCAACTTTTGCTCATTCCGATATGGAGACTTCATCATAATGGCTATTTCATCAACCGAATATGCTGTCGCAGAATTGTTAATCCCTTTCATCATTTCGTTGCTGATAATAGGGTCTCGCATAATTCGTTTTGAAAGAACACCTTGTGCTTGCTGAATAGCATAAGCTACTGTTTCGGCGTAATTATTCCATGCCACTTCTTTTTTTTCTTCAGCCATCTATTCACCCCCTAAAAATGGGCCTTCTGTAAACTTGCTTTCCCAGAACCAACATGAACAAATTTCGACCAGTCGTATTCTTCTTTTCGTTTTTTATTTTCACGTTCTTTTAAGTAAATCCAATAGAGGCCATAAACGATAGCTGAAAATTTATCTTTTGGTATGGCGCGTGATATTTGTTTTACGTCAGTCTTATTACCACTTTGTTTATATTCTAGATTCATAACTTCTTCGCAAAACAAATCTACGGCAAGATATGGACGAAGTTGTTCATTAAGCTTTTCAGAATCCATTCCGCGTCTTTTTAAAAGATCAACTTTTGCGTCAGAAGCGGTGCGTAACATTTTTAACTTTCCGCCATTAATATTCTGTACAAACACATTGTACATAGCACTATTCTGATGTTCTTTACTATGCGCAACTATGTTATAAATCATAGGAATTGAATTTGGAACTTTGTATTTATCAAAACGGTCATCATTAACAACTGAATATATTGGATTCTCGTCTATATCAAGAATTAATTCATCAACAAGACCACGACCAATACCGTTAGCATCTATGACAAGTATAGTCGCCTTATACAATGCAACCATTTGTTTTATGAATAATGCTTGCTCACGAAAATGAGTACCTTCTATGCCATATAGATTAACTAATGACTTGCTATACTCCCCATTTCCTTTTGGAACAATTTTGATGACACCAAGAGCAGAGTTGGCGTTCAGAACACCTTCAGCACGAGCGACATCATAGCAAAGTACATATTCTGCATCTTTGCCACTTGCCCTCTCTTCCGCTTCCTTTAGTGTCCGGCATCGCTGCAACTTATCTAAGTCGATTAATGAGTTTTCGGAAGATCCGGTCCAAACCGATTCGTACTCACGAGCGAACAAAAGAGGATTGTACGACTCGTCTTCCTGTTGCTCCATAACGTATTCAAGATCTAGCAATTCCACGTCGCAGGGTAGCTCATATCCAGCCCCAATAGCCAAAGCTGATTTGCCAGCAGCCATATCGTTATATACGTCTTTAAGTTTTGAAAATCCAAATGACTGACGTGTCCCAGCAGTAGTCATGTACATTTCACGTTTATGTATTTCGTATGGGTCATATCCTCCACACATAGCAATTCGTCTATCAGCCATCAGAGGAATAATGACACTGTTGACCATATTTCCATCCGTGTGTTCGTCGGCTACCTCTTCGATGAGTCCGCCATGACGACGACCACCACGAGTAGCATCTTTCTGCTGTACAACATCCATACGAGATCCATTACGGAACACAAGTCGAATATAGTCTTTTGGTTCCCGATAATCTGTTATCTCGTTTTTTAGAATGGGGAAGTGAGACCATATATCTTCGAGTTTTTCTTGCCCCATTTTAGCTGCCTGTTCTTTGCCAGGGGCACAAATGAATAATTTAATTCCTGGATAAAAGATGCAAAGCAAATACATCGCTAATATACAAATATAAGTTTTTGATGTACCACGGGTAGCAACAATAAATACTCGGCGGAAACGGAATATGATTCGCAAAAATAAACGTTGATAAAAGAAAAGACGAATTTTACAACTATCGTCTCGAATAAAATCTAAAAAATAGTCAGGATAACTTCGCCACAAAGCACAATATTTGCGCCAAACGGGTTCCATCTCTTCGAAGTTTTTATACCGTTTATCCTGAAGCGTACCCCTTTGTTCTTTATACTCTCGGCGCAAATTATCTTTTTTAAGCTCTGGACGTACATAATTTTTATACGAGGCCATTTTCATCTTCCTCAACTTCTAAATCAACTGGAGAAGAAGTGACCGTTGGCTTATTCATGAGTTTTAATGTATAGTTAATAATGTGCATAATCGCACGATCAACAATGTCCTTAAATTCTTTAACTGGTTCTGGTTTAATATATCCGCGTTTTTCAACTTCGGCATAGATATCAGAGAAAGAACGGATACCTGCCGCATCGTTACTGCTTGTTTGATCCATAGGACGCAGTTTGCCAGCAGTCAACGCCTTGTCTAACGCAATACTCATTTTTTGAATTGCGCTCTCGTCACCAGTCATAATGATGCTCTTGTACTTGAGCGTTAACATACAAATAATTTTCAGATTTTCTTGTTCTTGTGGAGTACTGATGTTATTAGCGTCGGAATATCGATTCCATAAATCCTCAAGCTGCGCATACTGGTCATCTGTATATTCTGGACCCCATTTAGCAATCATTTCGGGATCTCGTTGCTCTACAAAATTTGGATTAACACCAGTTGGTAATTGTATATCTGTGTATAGTGGATCACTATCTCTAAAACTAAGACTACCCTCGATGCGAGATCCGTTTGAACTAAGAAATTTCATGTATGCGGCAAATGGATGTAGTTTATCTGATTTTGTTAATTCGGTTTGCGCCTGTTTAAAATAGACTTCTTTAAACGCAAGACCAAGCTCACAACATGTGGCATGAATCGCAACGCGCATATCTTCGCAAGACTCGTAATAAAAATCATATATCCCCATCACACAATCTTTGCAAATAGGCATACGACCCTCACGACTGTATGGGCCATCATATTTATAAAAGCCTCGAACTTCATCGAGACTTTTGTGACAACGTAAACATTCCTGTTTGACTGGTGCCATTAAAACACCCCTTAAATTTCAATTGTAAATATGTGGATCTGGCGGCAAGAATCGAACTCGCAACGAACGGATTACAAAACCGTCATTCTGCCTATTGAATTACGCCAGAACAAAATAGAACGCCCATATCTTATCGAATTGAGCGTCCGCAAACAGGTAGCCAAGTATCTTATCGAAATTCGGCTACCTGAAAATTAAACTTAATCAGGAAGTACTACCTTACGCCGATAAGTAATACCTTTACCTTCCTCGACGATGAATACTGTTTGCGAGGGTTTTGTATCTGCTTGCAGTCGCTTCAATGCTAATCGATTAGTTCCAACAATACTACCGTTGACGATAATTCCACCAGCAGTAGTACCAACATCCTTTTCTTGATACTCATGCCAATGACCACTAACCATTGCATAAATCGGTTGTCCACGTTCTGCGAACATGTGTGCATATTTATAAAAACCATTCGACAAAGATGTCTTACGCATCCCTTCGCCATGAAGACATAGAAAATTAAAGCCAAGCACGTTGTGTACCGTCATAAAGCTTTCGGCAATATCATAATTGACAAGCCCACAAGAATCGTCACGATAATGATATAACTCCAACAACGTTTTTGCCCGGTCATACACAAGAAAATCAAAGTTGGCGTCTTCATGAGAATCATAGCCATCGAGTCCGTGATTGCCAGGAACCGCAACGACCTCTAACTCAGAAATGCCGCCCCGATATAAACCTTCCACAAAACGAGCATGGGCTTCAGATGATGCGTAGATTTGATTGCGAATATGAGTTTCGAGATAATTACGCTGAGACTTATAGATCCTACCATTGCCCTCTACCGAATCCCCAAGTTCAAACACCACGGCATTATTAATTTTTAACTCATGTGCCATATTGATTATTTCTTGGGTTAGGAATTGATCTCTGCGTAAAAATGTATCCAGGTCATATCTATTAAAACCGGACGTATCCGAATCAGTGACCAGTTCCCCGACTTGCCCGTCAGAATGAAGGATGCACAGGGTGCGCCGGGGCTTTTTATCAACAGGCTTGATAATGCTATACGGTGCTAGACGCGGTATGGGAGAGGTAGTTTCACACAAACATTGTGCAATGTATTTCGTGCGATTTAAACTACGCTTTTCTTGGTTAAGCTTTGCGCGTTCGTCTCTGACCGCCTGAGAAAGCATTTCAAGCTCTTGTTTTTGTTTGTTAATTTCTTCAAGCACGACACTATTACTAACGCCTTCGCGCTGACAATCTTCATGGCCCTCTACATATGCGTTCCACCATTTGCGATAAGTGCTTTCGTCACGTTTGCTCTCATCGGTTTCGGCATTCAGAAGAGAGGCTATTTGTTTCCAGGATAGTTCGTATATATCTTTATTGCGACATATACGAATTTTATATGCCTTAAACGTCTCAGACGGTTCTCGGTTATAATTAAATTTCATCTCAATGTTTACCACATAGGATTATGCGGTTTGTCTCCTCTCACACAACAAACTTTGTGACATCCGTATAACTTTAATTTTCTTATAACTAACCGTTATCTTTTCGCCACTTAGTTTTCCAAGACTAAAATATCCATTATTTCTTCTTCCCAAAATAAAATATTTATTATTATTAAATAATACTTTATCAAATAGCTTATATCCAAAAACATATTTAGTAGCTTTATTTGCCTTGCGATATCCACCTTTTAAAATAGTATCTTTATGAAGGCGTCTATTTTGATTACGTATCTTTTTTATATAAAACCACACATTATTTGGTTTTACAGATACATTACCACCAATACACAGCGCATCAATACGATGTGATTTGGGTAAATTATGTTTTATTCTAACGGTTTTCGTAATATACCCATAAGTTAAGTTTACGTCTAAATATAGGTCTTTTAGCTTGTTATAAAATGCACGGCGCATGACCCCCATAAAAGCCGCATCACGAAACGATTTCCCGCGTTTTAAATTGAGTTTTAGTTCACCTCGATGATATGCTTTATGACACTCTTTACAAAGTGTAATAAGGTTATCAGGTGCGTTCCCACCAGTACTACAGCTTTCAATATGGTGCACGTTGAGAATATTGTTCTTACAACCCTTCTTACCATGGCATCTATGTCCATCACGCCACAAAACATATTCTCGTACATTCCAAAACTCTAATTGATCACCTTGCTGATATTCTTCACCTTGTATATCTGGATTCTTAATTTTTTGAATATCAAAACTTGCTACTTCAACTATTATTTTTGACACAGGAAGTATTTTATGTATATCAGCAACCACTTTTAAATGAGTATTAATCTTGTGTTGTATAGACGGGGCAAACCAGCCTTTTTCTTTTTTCCTATTTAAAAATCTAGCTTGACGATATCTGGTTTTGCGACTTCTACGATTACGACGGTATGCTTTTCTTTGTGCTAAAAGCTTAACAATATCATTCCTTAGCTCTACTTCAGCAGAAAATAGTTCTTCTTTTTCAGTAGTAGCAAATAGCCCAACTATCTTACTACCAGCATCCACACCTAAATTAATTTCTTGTTTCGTTTCGCCAGTCGCATATTGCAACTGAATTGTAAAAGGCTCCTTTTTAACTACTTTTGCCTTACCATCACGCAATAGCCTTCTTGCTTTTGCTGGCGTGGTAGGCATGAGTGGTTCGCCTCTTTGATTTAATACGTATACTCGCAAGTTACGTTCTCCTTTGCAGAAGTTGGTTGTTCTTCGCCAATGTTATCGTGTGGTTTTATATGATAGCAACACTGTTCCTACTCCTCAGAACTGTTTAATCACTATCCTTAGAGCTACAGACTAGAACGCGCATCCGTAGGTAACTATATATTCACACATAACGTAGTCAGTTAAGACTTAGGCTAATCAGCTAAAAATAAATTTCACAAATTAATGTCGAGTAGCTAATCAATTAAATCCTCATCTGTTGTATCCTCAAAAAATGGATAACTATATTCACCCTTGCTTATTCCATATTGGTTAAGAGGAACGTTATGGTCATAATATTTTTTATTACTACGTCTAATTTGCGCATCAGAACGATGTAATTCTTTATATATCATTTTTGCTTGTTTTACGCAAAGATCTATTGACCAATCCGGGTGTTCTAAGTGATACATTTCAGTAATTTCTTCAACTGTTTGATATGTCATTATTTATCCCTTCACTTATATACAGACGTTTATAAAGAATTTGTTCTCATTTTTTGCATTAAATATGCCGAAAAGATGTGACTATTCCTGATTTTAAGGATAATTTCTTTGATTTGTCTGTGAATATTTGATTTTACCGTATTTTTCTTTTTTGCAATTTGATCTAATGTCATGTTATAAATAAAGTATGCGGACAATAAATATTTCTGATCATCATTACATATAGATTCAATTGCGCTGTGTAATGTTTGTCTAAAATCAACATCATAAATAATTTCGTGAGGAGGTCTTATGCTAGGCGGTTTACCATCGGGAACAATACCTTCGAGATTGCGCCGATCTTCTATATATTTCCGATATCTGCGGATACGTCGCAATGTATACTTGCGCTGTTCGAGAGGAAGGTATGATTCTAATTCATAAATCACATCGTGCGTATCACGAATCATACTGTTAATAATTCTGACGGATCGGACATCGTTTTGGCCTTGATATTTTCTTTTTGCTTTAAAGAGACTGCTGAGTGTGCGGCGATATTGATTATATAATTCCAGGTTCGTCATGAATGATTACTTCCACCATTTCATCGATATAGTTTTTTAAAGCGTTAGTTAAATTAGCACCGTTGATATAGTAATATTCTTGATCGTCGTAGTATTTAACAAGAATAGTCCCGCTAGAATTAAATACTTCCTGTTTGTTTTGGTCAAGGACTTGAATTTGATATCGATCCCGACAATCAGAACGACTCCACAGCGCATCATCAAGATCATGAATTTGCATTGGTCGGTGAAGCTTGAATGTTTTGAATAGTGCGTCGCAGTTTTGTGACAAGAGGCGATTAGTGTATTTCAGTTTTCCACTGAGGTGCATGATAGTTATTTTCCTTTCAATTCATAGTAATCAAGTAGGGTTTAGCTGAGAGTAAAAAATTTATGTAGAAATTTTGACCATACCCCTCCAGTAAGGTAAAACCCTTCGGAAAGTATTTTCGATCCTTTTCCCAATATTGTTTAGTTGGATTCTGAGCTTAGAATGGACGCTAGGCAGTTTTGGTGGGGGATGAGTGTCAAAATCACGCCACCTCCTCTTCGGACTCTTCAAAAGCAATGTTGATAAAGTATTTATTTTGATTGTTTCGGATTATAATTACAAAACCAATTGACAGATCTGTTGGTAAGGTTGATTCGGGTATAAGGTTTACCCATTTTAATTTTGGTAATTTAATCTGTTTCTCATCAAGGCGAATACTGTTATTATTATTGATGGTTCGATAATGCTGAATCGGATCTGCTTTTCTTTTCCGTTTGGGAAACCCGGTCTCTTTAGCAAAGAATTTGTCAAGATCTTTTCTGACATCCCACCAAACAGCATTCAACGCTACGTTGTCCGCATCCTTTGTATTATCTAACAATGGTTTATAAACCGAATACGGATTAATAATACACTTACCAGAATTATTAAACTCTTTCTGTTCATCTTCCAACATTCGATTATAAACAAATCTTTTATAAGCTAGTGTTTGATTGATAATTCTCTTTTGATCTGTGTCGGGATATAAATTACACCGCACAAATCGATATTGTTTCTTAGACAAAATAGTCCCTCCGAATTTTATACTATATATAACGTTTCTTTTCCCTCGTTAGTAGTAATACTCATTACATTCGTATTACTACTAACTCGTAAACTTAGTATTCATTACATTCATACTAAGTTTAATTAAAGGTAACTACATATATATTATAATTTGCTATCACAAATTATGGGTTAATGTCTCTCGACGAGACATTTGAAATCGTATTCTTCGAATACAATTTCGTTTAAAGATATTGGGAATGTGTTAAGAACGTGCGCTTCGCGCCTGTTACAAGAAAAAGTATATTGATATTGTTAAGGTTTGGTGATAGACATAAATGCTGCGGAATGAATTGGGTTAGTGAGGGGAATATCGTAATTGCTCGACGCAATTACTCTTAAAAGCTTACTCCGTGCGCTTTTAATTAATATAAGTCCCAACTCCTGATACCACTATACCATAAAAATTTAATTTTGTCAAGGATTTTTGTTGACTTTTTATTTGGGATAGGATATACTGAGACAGGAGGTAATAATAATGGCGATGGAAAATGTTGTAAGTATTCGTAATGGGAAAGAAAAGAGAAGCTTTGTTTCGTGTTATGATCAATGGATGGGAGTACGTAAACAGAAGAGTTATAATACGTTTCGTGCTTATCGAAAGACGTTTAATGATTTCTTTGGTTTTAAATTAAATAAATTACCGGAGGAAGTAACTTGGGATGATTTGATTGATATCACCAATGATGACTTTGAGGATTTTCGTCAACATCTACTTGCAACTGGAAATGTCCAAGTGATTACAACTAAGTATGCTTTAGCTCATTTGTCCTGGTTATGGAAGAAGATAGCGGTTAGGGATAGTCGTATTAATCCATTAACTCCTAAATTAGATCCACTACCAGATAAAGATAGAAATCCATTGCAACTGGGAAGTGATTCGCTTGATGAAAGAGAGATTAGGTTGTTAATTGATTATGCGAAGACGGTAGATTTCCATCCTGAGATACAAGCTTTGTTTTTTGAGTTTGCGGCGATAGTTCCATTACGTATCAGTGCGTTGCGCAAGGTGTCGTGGAATAACTTGATGCAGCAGATGAATTACAAAGAAGGTAAAATGGTGTGGGTGGTAGGAATTTATGATAAGACAAGGTGGCACTATCACCGAATTTCTGATGATTTGTATGATCGGCTGCAAATACTAAAATCTATTTGCCATAGGGGGGTTGGGTTTAAAGATCAAGACGAAGATCCAATATTCTATATTTCTAAAGAAAAGCTGATGGAAACCATTGATGGTTTTAAAGAGAAATATGGGATCGACAAAAAGATTACCTTTCATTCACTAAAGAAATGTTCAATTGGATTGGCGATGGAGCAGTATGGCGGGGATTTGCGCAAAGTGTTAGATCATTCACAGCACAATGGACCGGAGATGGTTATTCGGTACGCTAAAGAACAGGATGTGCTGAATGGGACGATGGCGACCGTGTTTGAAGATAGAGATAAGGCTAGGGATAAGGTGTTTGGTTTGTCTAAAGAGGATTTGGTAGCGGCGATGTCGAAGTGTAGTTATAGTGTAATTGCCCAGGTTGCACAACAGGTAAATGGCTAGGATCGATTCTGAGGCGTTTTTCTAACTAATTAATAAGGAGAAAACGAACGGAACTACCCCTACTAAGGCAATCACCTTAGTGTGGGGTTTATTTTTAAAATTCATTGTAATTAGTTTACTGAGAGTTAAAGTCTAGTAGTTTGGTAGGAAATAAGGGTGTATCATATCTAATTCTCATTTGTATCAGTGATCAGAAATACAACTCGTAATTATCTACGTCAATTACATTACTTTTATTTATAATTATTGTGGTTTTGGCAATTTGGCGAGATCCTTTTATTTTGCTGCGGTCAAACAGGTAAATTGGGTGTTAATAGGGGTAATTCGTGTTGTCAAAATGGGAGGGGGAGTGGAGTATGTAGATTAGAAATGGCTACAAGCGTTGATGTGTAAAGGAAATTTGATGACGAATTGAACTCAATTTTGGTCGTCCTAGCGATGATGATGTACTCAGGCCATTTCTATGGAAATAAAAGCAATTTTTATCAAAAAGTAGGGGGAGGGTAGGAAAGACCGATATTTCGGGATATTTTCGCATCGGTGACAAATCACTTTGTCAATGATACTGTCAGTAAAATGGTAAATATGGAAATAAATATATAAATGATGATCATCCAGGCGTTTTTATTTTTCGATATTATTTGTCATAATCCCCATAACAGGCCGAAAATTTATGATGGGATTTTAAATTCTTAATCCAATCTTAATAATCTTAATATCTACCTTAACAATATTAATATACACCTTAAATAAATTAAACCTGGCCTAAACAAATCTAAACATCCCGGCACAAACACACCCATACCATTACACATAGTATACAATACTAGATGATAAAGTATGCAAAACAACGTTATCAAGTATACATATATCACAATCTGCCTACTATTATATCATATCTCCCAATGCTTCACAATCTCCCCTAAAATCCTTTATAAAAATTAATGAAAATAATGCTTGACAGTCAACTATTCTTCCGTTATAATGAGACATAGTAAAGGTTTAATAATCAATAGGAGGTATCATGATGGATCATATAGTTATCAATCTGAATCAAGGCAAGTTGGACATATTGGAAGACGTGGAGTATTATCTCTCACCGAAAAGTCAAGCCACAACAGATAAGATTATGGATGAGATATGGGACAACTTGACCAAAGATTTTTACATGGATGAATGCTATCAAATCTTTGCCCGTGGTGTCTATTTGGGGCAAGCAAGGCGATAGAATAACCGGGGTTATACTCCCCGGTATGCGTCTCATACTGCATGTGGGGCGTGTACCGGACAGTATAATAGGAAGGAGCGCACACCATGAAAAAGTTAGCTATAATCATTATAGGAGTTAGCACCATAGCGTTATACGCGCTTGGATTGCTTTACATTATTCAATTGTGCATAGCTTGAAACAATTAAATCGAACGTTTTAATGCTTTGAACGTGATATAATCAAATTGATATAAGGAGGCAAATACAATGACTATTAAGCGAGTACCAGTCAGACCTATTAGAGACGAAGAGCCAACGTTAAATATCCCTAAGAAATACCAGCACATGATAGATGATTGGTATTATGATGCAGACGGATACTGGATACAATTAAAACCTGGATATATTGACGGTGGTACGGGTATTAATTTAATCCACGAAGACACGCAAAAACGAGCATTGCAAGCCATAAGGGAGGTAAAACAATCATGAAAAACAATTGTCCAAACTGCGGTTGCTCTACACATGAGAACATTAATGAATCTTTTAGGTGTCCGTCCTGCGGGTGGATTCCAGGCCATCAATGCGACAGGTGTGAGGGATACACACTGAATGATACCGGGTATCTTGTGTGTGATGAATGCGGTTATGAGATTTGTTCCGGTTGTGTTCGCAAAATGAGATTAGAACACGTCACAAAATGCCCTCATTGTGGTAATGATCACTTTTTAGAACATACCATGATGCTTTGCGAACTTCTTCCTATACTTGATACGAATATGAATATTGAGGTATGGAGTGATGATAAATTAATAGCATCCGGCTTAGTAAGAGATTTTGACTCGTCTAATTGGGCGTATGTTATCCAATCACCTATTACATACAACGGAGAACATGGTATAATCGTTTTTATAGGTGATAATTAACAAATAGAAAGGAGGACGCAAGCAGGGTTATTCCCTGCATTGAGGGTCACACAATGGCCTTCAGTGGAAGGAATGAAACGATAGGAGGGTATCACAATGGACGAATTGAAAACCTGTAGCTGGTGTAATGAAGAGTATGAAGAAAGTGAATTAAAGCAGACCAGTCACGGCCTACTCTGCCATACCTGCATACTGGCAATCAAGAGCAGAGGAGAGAAAATAACAATCACGGAATAACAGACCATTGTTGAGGGTTTAAGGATTAAACCGAAACAATCACAGGAAGGAGGTTAGACTATGATAGCAGGTGTTATATGTTTATCAATTGCCTTTGTACTATTCTCTATATGTCTTGTAACGTGGTTTATTGGGCGTTATGATGAAATTATATGGGGCGTCGGTAGTCTATCCGTACTATCCTTTGTAATTGCCGCATTATCATTATTTGATGTGTCTATATGGATATTTAATATATCTATTATTATAGTAGCTGGTACACTTTTAATCATGTGGCTAAACCCTAAACAGGAGGCGTAATAATGGGAGTAAGAAACGAACATAACCGGGTAAAATCTGAACCCATCGAAAAGGACTTTGATACAGTCTTGAAAAAGGCAAAGGTGTATTATCGCCCTTGCAAACAGTTTCTTATCTATACTGTCCATATTGGGGAAAGCGTATGGTATGCGGCAGGATACGCCACAACAGACCATAAGCCCCTACCGGACACAACAAAGAAATATGCTTTTATCAATGGAAGATGGAAAGAGACGCCACACACGGACATAGACGGATATCATAACACGATTATGGAACCCGGTATTGACTTCTGTAAATCTTGTATGAGTACCAATCTATGGGGGCCAATGGAGGAAGACGGGAAATGGAATACATACTGCAACCAATGCGGAATGAAGCAATAACAGACTTGCAGCGTGGACAATTGACGATGGTTTTACAAGGTAAAACAGAGTCAAAAGCAATAAAAACCCGATTTTATTATATGGTATAATATTAATCATAGGAGGATAACAAAAATGCTAGTACATTTAAACGGTGAGGAATATTTTACAGTAAAAATATCTAGTCTCAGAATGTGGGACGATAAAGAGGAAATAGCAAGGGCGAAAGCTGAAGCAAAAGCGGCAGGGTTTAACCCGTCAACCATTCAACGTATGACTGAACATAACGAATGTTTTTATACATTCAGTAAATAATCAATAACAGCAAGCAATAAAAATTTAATTATTGGCAGGAATAACAAAAGCCATGGCGAATATAATAATATCGGTTGTAATTGCTTGAATAACAAGCGTTATGATAAAATTGAAACTATTGGAGGTATTGACCATGAGAGACTATATTGAAGTAGAAAGCGCAATACGCGCAATACCGGGCATTATAACAGTAACCCCATACAGGACTAACAACCTAATAACTCCCTGGGTGACTGGCTTTATTCCTCTTGTGGATGGTATAGAGGCGGAGATTACATATGGGACAGCTTTCGGCGGCGGTTATTCGGTAGGGTTTACCCTGTTCAAAAATCAAAAATTAATGCCCATCGAAGACCGCGAAGCATATGACAAGTGTTTTATGGACTACGAAATAAAACAAATCGCAGCATATGCCGAAACGGTCAAAGAACAGTTAAAGAAAGCGGAGGTATAACACTATGGAATTTTGGGAATTGAAAGAAAAAATCGAAAACAAAGGCGGCGAGTCTCACTTTTTTGATCACGACACACTAAAGTTTTTCGGGGAGCGGCTTTCGGATATGCGGGTATTGAAAGATACTGTAAACATAACCGATTATAGCGGGGACGTTCACGAATGTTATGTGATATCTGTTACCCGCAGAAAAAATGCTTTCGGGCCTTGCAAGCCGTATAGATTCTATCACTATTTCGATGTGAACACATACCAGCACATAACAAGACCCTAGTTATTAAATAAATTAAGGAGGATTAGAACCATGTTTAAAAAGGAATTTACTGAAGAAGAAACAAAGAAGCTAGAACGCGCTATAAACCGTTATGCGTTCGGGCCAGACTTCCGCATTACACACGGTAAAACGGAGCATGACAGGCTTGATACCTTTGGGTGTCCCTATACCTCATCCGGTGAGTTTGCCGGACTATGGAACACGAACACAGAAACCCTGAACCATAACGGGGATCGCCTGGACGGTTTTGTCATGGATGAACATGGATCCATGTACGCGCTTTATACCGTGTATGACGAAGCGGGAGCAGAGGCGGGATCAAGTACAATCAATCTGAAAACGGGAGAGTATAGCAGAGTATGAAGAAGGACAAGGGCGGCTGTATGAATGCCAGGGATCGCAAAATGCAAAGCGTTTTATACTGTTATCGCAAAGGTAAAACGGTATCAGTTAAAACCGATTGCGCTCGGTGTGAGTTGCGCGACAAATATTAAACCCCGTAGGGGTATCAATAACGGACATTAAATGGAGTTATCAGGAGGTAATACAATGGAACCCATAACAGAGGCACACAAAGAAGTTATAGAAAAGAATTTAAACGGATATATTGCTAACTTTGAAACCCCATACATTGTATATGATGGTGGTGGCATCGGTCAGGCGGTAGCCTGGGGAGATCATGAAAGATTTTATGTCTACCGTAACAAGTCAGAATATGATAACGGCGGGGAGTATGTGCAGTATTGCTATGATATCTCCTACCTGGACGGATGGCTTTATGGAGCAGTCCAGGCCGCTTGTGGACAGTTACGGAAGAGATAACAAACTATATCAATAACGGACATTTTACAGTAGTAAAATGGAGTTATCACGAAAGGAGGGAACCAAAATGACTATTCCATATGGCGAAGTCCAGGTAATCACGAAAGAGGACGGGAATAACAGACTGTGCGCCCGTATCTATGACGGAGGCAAGGACGTTACAGAGTTTTTCGATGGTGTCCTGGGGCGGTATAATAAGCGTGATGGCCTTGTGATCACTGGTAAAAATGAGGTTGACCGCTTTTACCGTGATACCCGCCCGGCTATTCGTAAAGTCATTGGCGTTGCGGTAGCATAACGGTAAAAATTTAATTAAGGGGTGATGATACGAATAACACGGCATAACGGGCGGTAGTATGTGACCGCTATCGCCCGGATTAGTTTTGTGTTAAGGGTCTATAGGGCTTTTAATGGAGAACTAAACAAAAGGAGGTAAAATTATGACCGTAAAAGAGGCAAAAGAAACCAGGGGCAAACTTACCTATTTACCGCCAAAACAAAACCCCTTATCCGCGCTTTGTAAAGCGTGTGACGATGAATTTATCAATACTATCCTGTCCCTGCATCCGTGTAAATGCGGGGAGCATAACGGCGTTACAATGGACACAAACGGGTATAAATGGCGTGTTGTCTGTTCCTCTTGTGATAACGATACATATTTATCATCGAGCTATCACGAAGCCGCACAGACATGGAATGATTGGAACGTATAACAGACAATTAAAAAGCGCGTTTCATCTATTTGATGAATCAAGCGACAATTTAGCATTTTACCCGTTTATATAACGGGAATTAATAAGGAGGATAACAGAGTATGAAAACACTAGCAGAACTAAAGCGGGACGCAAAGAGTGGAAACTATGAGGGCGAAATGATCCAACGTTTTGGATCTTCGGATATCCCGGAACGGTTGCGGGGTAGGCGCAAGCTGATTGATGCCAATACAGTAAGCATATCATTTTTGAATCAGGACGGGAAGAAGTCAGAATGTCGCATTGATGCCGCTTCCCTGGTGGAGTATAACGGGGACACGCTAACCATTTATAATCCCGGCTTGCGTGAATTGACTGAAGAAGAACAGCGCATTATGGACGAATGGAAACGCATAACAGAAACCCCTGAATACCAGCAGAGGGCAGAAATTGATATGTATTCTGATGGGAGCAGTACATATTGGCAGCAAAAATCATTCTTTGAAAAATCGTCTTGTCCCTGGCTTTTTGGTACTGACAAGATAGCCGGGAAAAAGTACGATTATCGAAGCGGAAAAGTATACGATAACAAGGTGAAGGGTGACATAATCCTACAGTACAAAATTTACAAAGTAGTATAACAGAAAGGACATAACAGACCATGCCTAAAGACTTTGAGAAAGCTGTACTCCCATTCAGGAAAGAGATTAACAGGCTTGAAACGTCCGTTATTGAAATAACAGAAGCCAACAAGACATTGACCCAAGAGAATCAAGCCCTACAGACACAAAACGCGCAACTTAAAGACTGGGTTAATAGACTACTTGAATATACCAATATGTCAGAGGAAGACATAAAAGCATCAATAGCAAAGGATAAAGCAATCGTTGACAGCGCGAAGACTTTTAATTCCTTAATGTCTATTATGGGAAGAATTTAAAATTATTTTTTGAAAAGTACTTGACATACAACTAAAATAGGAATATCATAAACACAGTAAGAGTTTAATTTTAATAGGAGGTATAACGCAATGTCAGAATTAGCTTTCAAACGCCGTTCAACTTCTATACTCAATAACAGTAACGATGATCACATTAATACCTATGTCGCTATTGCCACAAGTGAGGGTAGGCCCATCACCAGCATACAGCAGTATACAAGCCGTGTTGGGCAGTTTGCCCGATGGCTTGATCGCGACTTGTTGACTGTTACCCTAGAGGATATCGAAAATTGGGCCAATGAGGGCAACGCATACAAGAAGAACCACATAACGGCCTTTTACAAGACGTTTTTAACACATAACGTCAATGACTTCCAGGACAACATTGATAAAGACTTGCTTATTTACTTGGCGGTGCATTGACAGTAAATATTTAATAAAGGAGGGTATAACAATGACCACCATAACAAAGAAAGACCTTGAATTTATTATCGGGGAACTTGACAGGGGGGCGTATGATGCGCGTGAGGCCATGAGAAACCCGGCGCATACCGTAGACCTTCCCCTCTTGCAGCTTCGCGCAGAAACGCTTGTAGCGAATGCCAACAAGCTACAGATGGCGGTTGAGCGCATGGATCGGAGTATTATTATTGATTATCCCAATACCAAGCCAGAACCCGCACAACCTATCATTATAACAGTGCGCGGCGGTGTGGCTTGGTTGGAGGACGATACTAACCCGCAGGGCGTCCCTATCTCTATTCGTGACTATGACATTGAAGGACGTGATCCTGACACGCTGAAGGATTTACCCGTTGACGATGAGGGCAACTCATATGAGGAAAGGGGTAATGTATAATGTCTGAACTATTTGAAAAGCTGGAAAAGGCCAAGAATGCGGTAAAAGCAACACTTGAAAATGAGGCCACAATGGTTGATTTTCACGGCATCGTATACTGGGCGGGAGAAGTGGAACGGCTAAGGAAAGAAATCAAGGATCGTCTATAACAACCAATTAACGGACGTTTGCAACGCAAACGGAGTTAACACAAATGAATCGGTAATTTTAATTAACAGGGATTGAGTTAACACTTTAAGTATTAGAAAGGAGTTTAATAATGGATCATACCTACAAATATACAATTTATGATGCTAATGACAATGCTTTTGACGGAGTTATTACTGCGTCAAGCCATGAGGATGGGGCTATGAAAATACGTAAAGCATATCATGAGTTTTCTCCGTGGTTTGAGATTGCAAGTATTGATATCGAACGCAAAGATATGAGTGCGCAGGAGGCATAACAGCATGGAATATTGGGCAATGGTGGAGAAGCTAAAAGCTGACGGGGTAACGCTCAAACAAATAGGCAAGGAATTGAACTATAGGAATAATGCCGCTCCTGGTTGTCGATGGGACGATAACTTGTACCAGTATACTACAGAAGAACTTGAACAGATCGAACAGGATATGCTTGAAACTGAAAGTTATTAAGGGAGGTATTTAACAATGAGTGTACATTGCAATATGTGTGATTGGGACGGAGAGGAAAATGACCTGATCAAAGTCCTAGAGACAGAAGGAGCAGACGGAGGTATAACACATGAAGAGTACACGTATGGGCGATTTGATGAAACAACACAGGAAGTAATTGATGCCTGTCCGAATTGCCTAACAGATGAGTATTTGACGGATACGGAGGCATAACAGCATGAAAAAGGAAGTAAAGCCCGGTGAACTCCTATACGGGTCAGTAATGGACGTTTTACAGGGCAAGCCAGAACAAGAGACACAGGAAACGGCAAGGCGGGTTTGGGTCTCTATGCCAGAACTTGACACGGCAGAACTGACAAGAAAAATAAAGGAGGTAATTAACAATGATCAAAACTAATGCGGAAGTAGAAGCAATGGATAACGGCGAAAACAGTTGGTTGGTATGTTGGTGTGGATACGGGAGTACTTTCTATTTGCCCAATACACTGACGGTTATGAGGAATGATGAGTTAATGCTTGTTGATGATGATGTGGAGGCTTGCAAAGAGGCCGAAAAAGATGGCATTTCTCTCATCTATGGGATGCCGAGAGTACCAGGTGGGGTATATGTAGACACAGAGGAAAACCGCGCCCTTATTCTGAAATCACTTGAAGAAAACCCGGAGTTTAAGAACTATCCAGAATATAAGATCGCATAACAGAAAGGAGAGATTAACAAATGAATTATCCTTACAAGTACACAATCTATGATACCGATGGCAATTGTCGCGAGGGGGTTGTTGTTGCGTCAAGTCATGACGATGCAGATAGAAAGATACGCGAAGCATATCTTGAATTTGCGCCATGGTTTGAGATTGAAAGTATCGACATTAAAACGGACAGTATAAGCGCGTTTGTTTATGAAATATCACCGGAGGTGTAATAATGGGCGTGATGGTATATTTCAAGGGGCCAAAGGATAAACGGTTTACCCCGATGGATATTAAGACAGGAGAACTACACAACCGCCTTATGTATGCCCCTATTTATGCCGACAGGATGATCCAGGACATTAAAGAATGGATCGATCATAACAGGCAATGTGCTCCTGGATGCAGTTTGCAGATCAGGGAACCGGGTGGACGGGTGTTATATTAAGAGAAAGGAGATTCAATAATGATTGAACCAAATGATATCCCGGAATTGTGGTACACAACTAAATCAGGACGAAAAAAGGTTATAAACTTCACAGGAGAAACCAAAGAAGACGCTATCATTCAAGGAATAGCTTTTGTGGCGCGGAATTATAAGAATATAACACCAACTGCCGGAAGCGGATATTTATTGAAAGCATACAGGCAGTTTGTAAATGAAGCCACCACATAACAGACCAATAAAATGCACTTTTCATTACTGGGTGGTATAATGTGGTTATCACAGAAAGGACGGTAAATCATGAAACGAGTAATAGCGATAACTTATGATGATGGATGTCCAGAAAGTAAATACCTTATTGACAGAGAGAATGAACAGTATGCCTATATTACAAGTGGTTGGGACGGGCAGAAAATGCGTTACGATAAAGTAAATAATCAGCTTGAGATTATGAAGCGTAGCGGAGAATATCAGGCAACGACGGATTGTATTATCCAGATTGATATTATCGATTAGTAGACTATAACAGAAAGGAGACATGTGATTATGAAAGCGATATTGGAACTCTCGTTCGATGATGAGAAAGGCATAACGTGTGAAATGTGTATGCTCTCTACTCACCAGGGAGCCACTGGTTTACACAACGTATGCACGGGGCTTGGAATGCGTCCTATATGCCCGGAGGAAGGATGCAGAAAAGATTGTCCGTTGAAGGTTGTATCCGATTAGTATAACAGAAAGGAGATACGCGGTTATGAAAAATTTATTGATGTTTAATCCTAGAAAATTTGAAGAGGTACACACCGTTGAATTGGGTGTGTATGAAGTAAAGAAAGAATCTTTATCATATCGAACTGATTCAGGTGATTTTGAAGATTGCGAATACAACAAAGAAAATCGTGAGAAATATCCAGACGCAATCTATAACGTATTCTTCGATGACGCAGACGGAGAGGAATCATGCTTGGAAGTGTGGCCCGATGATTACGCGAAAATGTGGTTGGAACTAATTGAGAAAAAATACGAAACTATAACAGACTTAGTTTATAAGGCTTATACGGATTCGATATACAGTAATTTGAATTCTCGACATCTGGTAATTATTAATAAGAGTGGAGAAGTCGATTATCGGATAGATTCGCGGGATAAAATACCTAACGATGTACAGAGCGGAGCGGCCATAATTGTATACAATGTTAATGGGCAGAATATTAGTCCAGATTATTTAAAATATTTTCAATATGAATGGGGGATTCCAGATTGCGCAGAGGAATTGTTGGCAAGGTATAACAATGAGTATAAGACGGATTTTATGGATGTCGCGAAGGTTAATCAAGAGAATTTGATGTATGTATTACATCGGTATTTCCCTGAATGGATAGAAGAAATTCGATCATTAGAGATTGAATTTTGGGTAGAAGATTTTGATATTTATGAGGCGCTAGAAGAATTATTTGATTTAATGAAAGGAGAAATTTAATAATGGACAGGGTACAGGTGTTACAAAAATGTAATAACAAAAGCGGATTCACTAAGCGTATATTTCTTGGTGTATTTGCAGACGAGTACAGCGTAAAGGAGTACACAAACAGACACCCGCTTGATAAAGGGAAGCATTATGATGAATGGTACGAAAATCTCCCATATACAGTAGAAAAATATGAACAGGAGGGCTAACTATGATTCTAGCAATCGGTAAAATTAAAACCTATAGTAACGACACCCGCACACCCGTAAAGTTTAATTATGACATAATAACGGGCATAACAGCCGCGATTGACAATAACGGCAATGTGCTTGCTGATTTCACTTGCCCGGATGAAACACACGCCCTAAAGCATTGGCGCGAGACTAAGCATGTGTCTATTGATCAGGTATGCGCATGATGAATCATTATGATTGGCTTAGAGAAAATCTTCCTCATATCCTTGATAACTTATCTATTAATCCGTCATGGTCTGAAGGGCTTATAACGGGCCACGGTGATAAGTGTGACGGGTATAAGGAAAGATGGGAGCAACACGGCATACCTTTTCCTCATGGCGTAGCATATTACTTGCTGACCAGGATCGAGCCTTGGTCTGAAGAGGTTAGACAGACAAAGGATGGTTGGGTAGATCCCGGTGAATGGGTGCTTGATAACTATAACAGGTTTGAGATTATCTTGCCGGAGGTATCATAATGTTGACTAAGTTACCCATCTATAAACCCGCAAGATCCTATAACAGACTGATTAGGCGTGTTTGTGGATCAGCAGCACTTATAACACTTGCTTATGGCCTATGGTGGTTGTGGGGCGTATGGGTATACGATTAAGAACACAGAAAACTAATTCAATTGGATGTTGTTTTGAAGCAGAATTAGAAAGGAGAACGTAACAGTGAAGAAGGGGCCACTGCCAATAATAGAATTTGAGGGTGTAACTTATAAATTGCGCAATCATAACATAACGGTGCCGGACTTTACGGCTATGAGCCATTTACATGTGATGGTGTGGCTTAATCAGAATACTATTGCAAAAGGACGTTTTAAAGAAAAGGTAGTATTGCCTAATTTAGATATTTCTCTAAAATGAAAGATTAAATTCATTAACGGAAATACCCGTAGGGGATTGAGTTAACATCTCATTGTTGACATTCTAAAACAATCATGTTACTATAAAGGTACAATTTAATAAACAAGGAGAGTGAGAATGTGAGTAGAACCAGAATTAAACTTGACAACGGGAACGATGAGCATATTAAAAAATTCATCGAGATATCAGAGCAGGAGGGAAAGCCCAGGTCTAGTATCGCCCAATACACTAGCCGGATGGGTCAGTTTGCCAGATGGCTAGGACGTGATGTGTTGACCGCCACCAAAGACGATTTAACTAACTGGATGGATAAGGGGAACGATTTTAAGAAGAATCATATAACGGCTTTTTACAAGACGTTTTTAACAAATAACGTTGCAGGATTTCAGGATCGGATTGATCGTAGCTTGTTGTTGTACTTGGTAGTACATTGATGAGACAAAATAAAACGCCATTAAGGCGATGTTGTGTAGACGGATGTAATAAGGAATATTACGCCAGAGGTTATTGTGCCACACACTATGCGAGGTATCGTAAGCACGGTGATCCAAATATAGTCCTTCCGAGAAATAATGGGGGTGGAAGAAGACCAAAACCACCGACAAAATGTTTGGTAGAGGGATGTGATAGATTGGGCAAAACGCTTGGTCTTTGTAGCAAACACTACCAAAGATATCGAAGGTATGGCGATCCGAATGTAGTTAAAGAGTTAAAATATTCAAATCGTGTACCACGTAAACCACGAATTTGTGTTATCGATGGGTGTAATGAGCCACATCATGCCAATGGATACTGTACTAGACATTATAACAGATATAGAAAGTATGGTGATACCAATGTGGGGGAAAGGAGAGGGCCACTACCAGACGATAAAAATGACGTAATTGTTTCTTTACACGAAAACGGGAAGACATACAGAGAGATTGGAGACATGTTTGGAATATCAAGGCAGAGAGCGCAACAGATATTCAAAAAGATTTTAAGGAAGGGGTATAGCAATGGATAAGGTGGTAATTTGCATGGACGGTAATAACATAACAGATGTGAGGGGTTTACGCCCTGGGACACCCGTTGAGATCCGAAACTACGATATAACGGGCGCAATGAAGCAACATATAGCTAATCGTGATCACACGATTTCTATTGAGTATGACGAGCAGGGAAGGGCTTATATAAAGTCCGAGTATGATTTGGTCAAGGTGGGATAAAAGGAGGGTTTTAATTATGAGTGCGAATACGATGTGTGCGCTTGGGTATCGGATGATAGAGGCGCAACAAAATAGAATGCGATTTGAGGCTATGATACCGATTATGTCCTATAGAGATTTTGTATGGTCCCTAAAACGTAGCATGGAAATGAGGATTAACGTATATCGTTCTTGGTGTTGCGATAATGGTATACAGGCAGAAATTAATTATGATGATCTTTCAGATATTAAAACGATGTTAGGAAAGACAGATAATAGAGATTGCGGCATCATTCTTGACGCTGAAAAGTTACATGTATTAGAACAATGGGAAAAAGATCATGTTGAGGAATTGGTTGCGGCAATAAAGATAAAATGATGAATTTATTGCTAACGCAATTGTGGTAAAATGGTAAAGAAAGGAGTATTATTTATGAATTTCATTAAAAAACACTGGTATATCATAACATTACTATTGATTTTTGCCGCAGGTGTATTCGTTCGGGTGTATGACTTTGGTAATACTCCTTATGGACTGAACCAAGACGAAGCAAGCCTTGGGTATGACGCATGGGCCGACATAACATACGGTATGGACAGAAACGGAGATCATAACCCAATTTATGCAGAAGCGTGGAATAGTGGACAAAACATGCTGTACAATTATTTGATTCGTCCGTTGATTGCTAGGTTTGGTTTGAGCGCTTTTGTAATCAGATTTCCCATGATGTTGTCCGGCATAATCACTCTTTTACTTTTCTATTTATTTATGAGGGAATTATTTAGTAAGCATACCGCTCTGTTAGGAGTATTCATGCTTGCTATTTGCCCATGGCATATAATGCTATCACGTTGGGCCATAGAATCAAACTTTGTAATAATGTTAGCGGTACTAGCGATGCTGTTCTTTGCCAAAGCATGGAAGAAAGAAATATGGTTTATACCAGCAATGCTTGTAGCCTCTCTATTTATGTATGCGTATTCTGTCACTCTTGTCTTTCTGACTATCTTTATACCTAGCATAGTAATCTATGTGTTCGTAAAAAAGATAGTTTCATTAAAATATATCTTATTGGGAATTGGTGTCTTCTTAGTTGTATCAATACCTATGGTTATATTTTTAATAGTTAACAAGCTAGAATTGGAAACGTGTAAATTCTTATGCTTTACTATTCCGAATTTTGCTTGGTTGCGTTATGCTACAGAAATGTTTAAAGAAGGAAACGGGCTTCTTGAGGTTTTGTCAGACAACATTTGGCGTACAAAAGATATCTTTATAAAGATGGAGGATGGAAGAATTTCTAACGCCACAAGGTATGGCGCAATTTATAAATTCCTAATTCCTTTTATTATAATTGGAATACTTAGGATAATAAATTTGGTACGAGATAAGAAAGAGTATATTGTAATTCCGGCCCTATGGATGTTTGCCGCGATATTGCACATATTCCTTATAGATATTAATATTACCCGTATTAATATTAGCCTGATACCGTTTATTATTGCGATAACACTTGGACTAGAGTATTTGTTTAAAAGGGTGAGAGGGCTATCCTATATAACTATAACGGTATGTATATTGGCGTTTTTGTCTTTTACCGGATACTATTTTAACAACTATAACAAAGATGCTCAGAATATGTTTTATGGTGGCTTTGACGATGCGGTTAGGTGCGCCGATGAATACACTGAACATAGTGGCGGAGTAGTATACCTATCTTCATGCGTTCACGAATCATACGTGATGGCTGCATATGCGATTCAGATGCCACCGGAGCTATTTGAGGATAATAGGGGAACTAGATTTGTGCAGGGTATTCCTAAAGACATAATGCCTCAAAGTGGAGACGCTTTTATTATTAAATATGATGAAAGTGTGCCAGAATATCTTGATCCTTCTAGGTGTTATGTGTGTGGATCTGATACCTATACGGTATATATGATACCATAGTTGAAACAGGGATTTCATCGAAGCAATAACGGAAACTTGCAAAGCAAGTTGAGTTATCAGTAACGGAAAGGAGAAAGGTTATGAATAACGGAAAGAGGCTTTACCAGGGAGGCATTTGGTCGAAAGATAGTTTTAGGCTTGAGGGTTTTACTGAACAGGATGCGGAAATCTATCGTGTTATGGTTGACTATGACTTCTATAACAGAGTAGAAAAGATGGGTTTTGAGGGTGCTGTTACTTGGTATTATGAGCCGAGCGAAGGTTTCTTAATGGTAGACGCAGACAAGATTGACGATGGGGAATGGTTGGCTGAAATGATGATGGAGGTGCGAAGTGATCAGCTTGGTCAGTTTAAGTATCTCAAAGCTATTGGACGTGTCGGACGTTACATTGAAATATGCCTTGCGCTTGCGAGGATGACGCAAGACGATGTAGTACATCGTAACTGGGACGAACATCTTGTAGATAACGGGTGGGATGATTGGGTGGTTGCTGGAAACAAACACGAAATTGATCTTGATCCGGCAAGCTTTCTCACTCAAGATGGTGGTCTTAATATTGAATGGGCAGAGGGGCTTGAAGAGGAAGAAGTACTAGCGAAGGGACCGAGCAGATACTTACAGGCTGTCACCGATAAGCAAATGATGATAGCACAGCTAGACATTGACGAATATTTAAAGCAGATGGACTATAAAAAGTTTAAAGTAGATAAATAACACACCCGCCACCGATCAGTAGAAAGGAGAATAACATGCTAATAACAGATGAAATTCGTCAAGCTATAAAGAGCGGCTATAAAATAGATATTGTTATCAACATGGAATTTGAGAAGAATAAACGAGCCGTAATTGTTGGCTTGTATGAGAGTGACGGGCAGGAATGTTTAATTGTGCGTGATGCAGAGTCATGGGTGGATGACAAAGCAGTTAAAAAGGATGCGACACACAAAGAAAATCCCGGTAATTTATTTCATTGGAATGAGACTATACAAAAACTAACCGAATAGATGAAACGTATATTTTAATTAGAAAGGAGTTGCCATTATGATATTACATAGCTTTGCGATTTATCGCGGTGAAAGCAATGTGGAATTTACACGTGGATATCTTTACGAGGTAGGCATAGATAGGAGTAAAACATTATGGATAACTAATAATCTTGGCGTAGAGGCAATACACTCAATGACGGATATTGATTTTGTATTCTTATTCAATGTATCAGAAGAAGATGCTTTGACATTTAAGAGTGTATTACGAAAACAAGAAGAAGAACCCGCCACCCCAGATGAGATCCGGCAGGAGATTAAAGACTCCATGGAAGAAGGAGACTACTTGGGTGCGGTTGTCCTTCAGCATGAAATTGATGCGATAACGGACGCTGAATGAAAGGGGTGTGGAAGAATGTTAAAAAGAGTACCAATATTTAATTTAAAAGTTCGTTTATTCCGAGAGGATGGCACTAGCTATATTTCTTCTTTTTTAGTTCATGCAGATGATTATATTGTTGCAAGGAGCGTACTTGAAACATACTTGAACGAGAATAAGGCAGATACGCTACTAAAATACGATAGGGTGGATTGCATCTGGAACGAGGGTAGCGAATACGTGGTAATGGATGTTGGCGAAAACCAAGAGCAGGAGACTCCGCAGCCGTTAACCTTAGAGCAACTAGAAAAGCGAATTGGAAAGCCGGTATGCACAGTAACAAAAGAGATATATCGCAAAGGGAAGGAGCCGTTTAATTGGACAATACTCCAAAGGGTGTCTGATGATTTCATATATCATGCATATGGCGTAATAAGGTATGATTGCGCAGACTTTTATGATTATGAACCAGTTAAGAACTGATGGATAAAATATGTATTTCAAGAACAGAAAGGAGAATATTATGAGTAAAACAAAGGAATTTCACTTGGGAGATATTTTGAGTGTTACAACCGGACGTTTGGTATCACATGACGGAATGGTAGGTGTTAGTAATGTATTGGAATTTATGCTTGATTCAAGCGTGTTTGATGTAATGTTTAAGATAGCGGCAGAGACATGTACTCCGCATATATTTGAACAGCACCCAGAGTTGATTAATATAGACGCCTCAGAAGTCACAACGGATAACTGGGAAGAATGGCTTAACGAACAGATTGAACAATACGGCGAAACGCTATCTGTTGCAGCTATAAGGAGTTAATTATGAGTAAGGATAACTTTATCCCCGGTGAAATGACGCGTTGTATTGACCAAGGAATTTGCCCTCATTGTGGAGAGAAATTTGATGCAGAGAGGGCCATAAATTATGATATATCAATTATGCCGCAATATGATGATTGTCCTCATTGTGGAAAAGAAGTTGAAATATTTGCTTCTGTTGAATACCATTGTTCAGTGCCAGAGGAGGATTAAGATGGACGAGTTGACCAACACACAACGGAGAGCATTTAATGCTATCAAAGATGCTTATCGTCCCGTTTTCACGCAATGGAAAGAGTGTTGGCAGGTACAGACAGAGCAAGGAGATGTATATGTCAATGAAAAGACAATTGACGATCTTGTACAACTTGGCTTTATATCTATTACCCATACCAAAGATGGCTATACTGCGAACGTACTATGTCTTAGATGAAAGAATATTTTTAATAAAGAAAGGAGAAATAGGCACATGGTTGATAATAAAGTATGGGAATACTGGTATCGTCGGGATATCAAGATCGCAGAGAGTGTTATGATGGGAATTAAGGGCGATAATCCTATACGCCAGATGTATGCAGAGAAGATCAAAGACTTGCGGGAAAAGATTGCAAACTTGAAAGTAGCGTAGTAAAAATTTAATAAAAGATTGGTGAAACCCTTGACAAAGTATTCGTTTAGGCGTATACTTAAAATTGGGAAGGGGTGGTGTAACAATGACTGAAAAAGAAATGAGAATAATGCAGCTTCGTACAGAGCTAGATGCGCTTAAACAACGTATAGTAATGGACGAAGAGGGAATCAAACGGGATCAGCAAGCTGTTTGGGAAAAAAGATGGCGTGTTGATGAAATTGAAATGGAATTGAGTGAGCTTAGGGGAGGTATATAAATGGATGGCGATGAGGCAAACAGTTAGTTAAAAGCAGAATTTCATTAACGGAGAGAAAGGAGACTAAGATATGAGTGTAATTGATAAGACAAAATTTTATGTTGAAGAACGGCAAAAGCAAGCACACTCTTCTATCGACAAACTTTTGAATGCGATTTCTGAGCAATCAAGATTATTGCGCAAAATAGCTGTGGTAGATGACGGTGATTATAATGCTGCTTTTAATCGGGTTAAAGGCGTTCTTACTCAAATCAATGGATACTTTGGAGAGATCGAAACGTGGAAGATAGTATTAGATGAGGCAATGCGCACTAAGAACGCTACTGATGCCTTTGAGCGCAATGGTGTCACCAATGCCTAACTACATCACAGTAAAGCAAGCAGCTAAAAGGTGGGGAGTAACCCCCAGGCGCGTACAGCAATACCTGAAGGATGGACGTATCGAGGGAGCATACAAACTGTCTCCGCGAGTGTGGTTGATTCCTGAAGACGCGGAGTGTCCTGCGAAAGAGACCGGGAGACCGAAGGAGGAGAAATGATGGATATAGTAGTTTCTATTGCCACGGCTGTATCAGCATGGATTATCTTGTGGGAAGAGCGCAAACAAAATAAACTATTTGTAACGATTGTTTTGTCATGCGTGACACTATCTGCGTGTTTGGTAATAGTAACAACTACCATAACGATGTAATAAAATGCTGGTTTTATTTTAGAGAGGAGAAAGGTATGAATATTGGAGGAAATTTTGTATTCTATGCTGGGGAAGACAATGATCACTTTGCTCATGAGAACGTGTATTCAATTGAGGGATGGGTATTTAACGAAGACCATGAGCATTTTGTAAACATCATAGATAAAAATAATAAACCATACCAGACCACATTGAACGATGCTGATTTTGTATTCTTTTTTAACGCAAACTATAAAGCAATGCAACAGTATTTATGGATGATTGGCACACAGAGGAAAGCAATGTTGGAACACGCAAAGAAAACGATGAATTAATATTTCAATAAAGTGAGGAGGGGTAGAATGCTACCAGATAGAATCAAAAAGAACGCAAAAGACTATAGGGCATTGCTCGTCGGAGCAAAGATAAAGTATTTAAATAATGAGGAAATGCTAGAAAGTCTTGATGCTGGTATTGCTGTGCTTGATCACTTAGCAGACGACTTGTTTATTGATCTGCCGTGTAGATTAGGCGAAACGGTTTATAAAATATGCCCGAAATGTAATGATAAGCATGATGGAAGTTGTGAAAATTGTGCATGGAGAGATTGTCCAAAGCCATGTGATGTAAAACCACAGGCCGACAGAGAAAATATGATAGTACCACAGACATTTACTCTATCATGTATCAAGCTATGGAAAGATCTTTGGGGTAGCGTCATATTTAAAGATCCACAAGAAGCCGCAAAAGTACTGGCACAGATAAAATGATGCATTTAAGTAAGATAGAAAGGATGGATGATTATGATTTGGGTTTTATATTATAAAGGTAATTTTGCGCATCCTGTTCGGATTGTATCAAATACAATTATTAGTTTGCGCTGTCAGGTTGAGGGCCAAAAGGATTCTCCTATTATTGAATCTGCCGTGCTGGAGGGGTGGGATGGAGACACCGGAGAGATCCAAACACGTTGGCCTCTGTATACGTGCTGTGGTAATGAAGCCGAGCGGCTTGAGCAGTTTATGAATCTCACAGATTATCTTATCAACGGTCATGTGCCAATGTCAGACGGTAAACCGTTTTGTGTTGATAGAGTGCCATCAACTGATGAGTATATAGAGAATCATAATAAGGGTATCTGGGGTGATTGTGATTCGTATGTAGGAAAGGTGTTTAGTTGATATGGAACTCCAAGAGAAAATCGATAAAGCTAGTACGTGCATATCGCATACAGAATATAACTCTTGCAAAAGAGATGGGTATCCTCCATTCGATTGTGAAAATTGTGATCAGTATAAGCATGTTGATGTATATCGGCTCGAACAACTAATAGAGCGACAGAAGAAACATATTAATGGCATTCAGCATGATATCAATATGAAGCAATTAGAGGCACAATCAGCAAACGATTGGATAGATTACCACACTAAGCGTAGGGAAGAGCAAAACATCATTTTAGATCGTATGCTGGAGGACTATGGTAAACCTTTATTTCGAGAAGAGTTTACTGATTGTGAAAGTGTAATATATTGCATATTGCCAGATGAACGAGTGCTAATTACTACAAGGCAATTTTATTTGGAGTTGGCTGTTATTCGTACAGATGACGGGATCGTGTTGCAACAAAAAGAATTACGGTATCAGCACAAGAGGCCACGCACCACAGAGGGCGTAGATAGCTTGACAGGGCGTGCTCAAAAAGTCTTGGAGAAAATTGATACTTTATTGAAATAACGTTTTTAAGTAAGAAAGGAGGATACTATGCCACGATGGGATCATGAAATCAGGGGATTTAAAGATATACTGCATACAGAATCTACGGATTATTTGTGCGATGTTTTGCACAGTAGGCTTAATCGTATTGTAGAATATGAGCGTAAATTCAAGAATTGGGACGAGAGTGTAATAGATGACCTTGATAATGTGTCTGATAATTTTCGTCTTGTCGGAGAAATTGCAAAAGGGAATTTGGAACTTGCCGAGTTTTATCCAGATTTAAACAGTGTCACAGAGGCGTTTGATGAGAATCTTACCTATCTATATGACATAGCAGATACTAAGCGACCAGATCCGCAGTTTCCCACAGATTGGTCTGCGCAGCATGGGCTTATCTGGGTAGGGTGAAAGGAGTAGCTATGAAACAGACAGAAATGGAGTATCTAAGGAGTAACCTTGATGCTGGCGGGAAGAACTTTATTGAAGCTATCGAGGCTCACGGGATGGACGTGTTTGATTGGTTCGGATTGCTTTTATGCTGGAATAGAATAAGCGTGTATGATCAAGATATTCTCAAACAAATGTGGATTGGTGTGGAGGAATAAATATGGATGCATTATTCACAAGTTTTTTGCTGTTGTTTTTTGGTTTTATGCTTTTTTGTATGGCTTTAGCGTGTTTGATTAAATTTAAGAAAACGCAATATAAAGAATGGCGAATTGGTATATTCGTTTTAAGTGGATGTGGGTTGTTATGTATATTGTGTGCTATTCCATTTATTTTAAACTATATTAGTATTGTCAATAACCTTTAATAAAAATATCTTTTCAATAAAGAAGGTGAGGTAGGTATGAAATATTGGGAAGTCATGGAGCAAGCTAAAAACAATCCTGGCCTAAAAGCCAAGCGTCCTCATTGGACAGGACATATTCAGTGGTGGTTTAATAAGATATACGCATTTAGGTATTTCAATTATGGCGCACCAGAAAATTATATTTATAAGCCAACAGTAGAAGATATTGATGCAAATGATTGGATATTTGTTGAATAAAACACTTGCATTACAATTACGACTATGGTATGATAAACACAGTAAAAGTTTAATAATGTGGGGATGGCGAAATAAACGCGTCCGCGATCAGGATATGTGCTGGGTTTGAGTCCCGCTCCCCACACCATGCGTCCTTAACTCAGTTGGTAGAGTAGCGGCCTTTTAAGTCGCAGGGCGGAGGTTCGATCCCTCCAGGGCGCACCAGTTATCCGGGTGTAGCGCAGTTTGGTAGCGCACATGCTTTGGGAGCATGGGGTCAGAAGTTCGAGCCTTCTCACCCGGACCAAGGGCCGCAACCCGTCGAGGCACTTATTAAATTTACGGGACGTTGCCAAGCTGTTAGGGAGGATATCTTAGGCAAACGGGGATATCCTCCAAACCAGCAAAACTAAGGAGGCAGTTATGGAAGTCTTATTTAATATTTTTATGATTATTGTTTATGTGTTTCTTGGGGCAATATTATTGATAGTGGCTTTATGGGTGATTGGATTTATCTTGAACATAATCTTTTTTATTATGTCTCTATTCGTTAAATGAAACGGCGGTTTTAATTTATGAACATTTTCTGGCTAGATGATGACATGGACAAATGCGTTCAGTATTATACTGATCGCCACATAGTTAAGATGATCACCGAAACCGCCCAAATACTTTGTAGTGTATACTACTATACTGAACAGGACGAAATGGCTCATTACAATCTCACTCACAAGAATCATCCTTGCTGTGTATGGGCTAGAGAATCGCTTAACAATTGGTTGTGGCTACGGGATCTTGGCCTGAAGATGTACGAGGAGTATCGTTATCGCTACCAGAAGCCACAGCATAAGTCAGGAGAGGTTATAAAACATCTGGTTACACCTAACCTACCCCGTAAGGGAATTACGCCTAGACCGCTTTGTATGCCGCTAGAATGCAAGACAGAAGATGTGGTTCAAAGTTATCGGAATTACTACAATCAGTGTAAACGACACATCTTTAGTTGGAAGAATAGAGATATACCATATTGGATAGAAGGGTTGAATTTAGTTGGCTGAAGTATTAAATGGGAAGTGTTGCGAAGAGTGTGCTTGTAGAACGTGTACAAATAACAAGGTGTATGGGGGAGATTGTACTTACTGTTCTGATACATGTGATAAAACCGGGTATTTACCATTGCCGCAATGTCGGGACTATAATGAGATAGAGGAGGAGATAGCATGACGAATCAGTGGAATATAATATTTCAAAAAGAAGGGACTACAGCACAGTTTAGATTTGATGGGACTGTATCCGATTTTCTTTTTAGGCTGTGCGGATCTCTATTACAAAAGCCGTATGATCCTATGGCACAGTATAACGCTAATGATATTGATGTTATAAAAGAAAAGGTAAGGCAGTTTATTGAAAAATGAATTTTAAGTAAAGGAGGAATGATTATGGATGGGTTGCACATAGAAGGATATCTTGACACAGACTATCATGGTTGTCTTGCTGTGAACGGTACGGCTTTATGGGAAAGGGTCGCTGATTTTGCCGATGAGCATGGCGTATGTGTGGAGCATAACAAAGGGCTTGGTGGGACAAAAGCATTTATTCAGAATGTTAATCTTAGAATATATACCACAGAAGATAAGTGTGAATTAGAAGAGGCAGAGGTTGCGTTACTTGCAGAGCTGGACGGTTTCGTAGAAATAGAGACAGAGCTTACAGGATATTCTGAATACACGATAACGGGTCTTAACTTAGAAGAATTCTCAATCGGAGGACATAATCTTGAATCGGAATTATGGAGTAAAATTGGAGATTATATTCATTTTGTAATGGAGGTAAAATAGTAACTATGCCCTTTAAAGTAATCAACCCTATAAAATTAACAATCGCAATAGGAATTGCTTTACTTTTGATCCTTAGTGGTGCTGTATGGAGCGGTATGGCTACCCAGGCTAAGTATAATGATGATTGTGAGATGGTCTACAAGGCTGAGGTCACAACCTATAACGGGCATATGGCGGTGGCTCACTATGAGGTTCCGGTAATTACAGGAGGAAATTAATAATGAGTGAAATAATAAAGAAATCTATGATTCGGCTCATAACAGCATGTATAGTTGCCGGGACGCTTATTTTGTTGCGTGATTCTGTTTTATATCTTGTTATTGTTACACTGCTTTCGTATATCACTGGTGTCTGGGTAGCGGAAACAATCTATAACAATTGAAATCAAACTTTTAATAAAGGAGGATGTTATGAGCGTAATTTATACGGGATTCAAAGACAAGAATTTGAACGATGTTTATACTGGACATAAGCTGTTGTGTGACAATGGAATTGTCTATTATGTTGGGGAACAGGCAGACGCTTGTATTGTTACCAGGGGTCAATTGCGATTTTATATTGAGGACGTGAATGATCCCGATAATTGCCAATGGATGTGTGACATAAACGATACGATCTTGGACGATTGTGTGATTATTAATTGAAATCGAGCTTTTAATAAACGGAAGGAGAGAATAATTATGCAGTTCAAAACAATCAAATCGGAAATGGATAATCTTGATATAGCTATAGAAAGATGGGTCGCATTAAAACAGGATATGAAAACGCCAGTAGAAACTAAGTTTATTATCGTTCTTGGGACAGAAGTCAAAGACGTTACTTACGTTACGGTGTTGGTTGGTTACGAATATATTAACTAGATGAAATCAAGTATTCATGTAAGGAGAGAGTATGTTTAGCTTAGTAGATCTGCCACGGTGCGATAATTATTACGTAATCGAAGATGTTAAAAAGAAACAATATTTGGTGTGTGAAGATATTACGCATGATATGAAAGATGTATTTGGTAGCGATATTGTAAAGATGGCTTTGTGTGTTACGTATTGCATTAATAAAGATGACATAACGGATGATATTAGTTTAGAAGTTGCCGTTAAAGGCAAACAAATTAGCACTGGTGTAAGTTCTCGTGTGGACAGAGCGGTTGATTACTATACCGAAGCGGTTACATTGAATATAGCAGGTAATATGATATTTATACAATTTACAAATAACAATGTAAGCAGAATCGATGCTTCTGGCGTATGTAATTGTTGTAACAAAATTACAATGTATAACGCTATGAGTATACCGAAGGCTGGACTATATAAATGAATCAAACTTTTCAATAAAGAAAGGAGACTAATTATGGGAAAGATTATTATTGTAACTGTGGGGATTCTTGCTAGTATTGGGTTGTTTCTATGGCTGGGGATAACAGGGTTGGTATCGTTGATTGATTGCATCAAGGAACCGTCAGTAGCAAGTGGAGTATGGGCGTGGGCAATTGGTCGAATCGCACTTGCGCTCACAATCTCTTGGCTACCGGCATGGATTGCCTCTATTATCGCCATGTGGATTGATTGTGATTAAAGAAAGGAGACCAATTATGAATAACAATATGAAATTACTACGGGACAAAGAAAATCTTACTGGTACCAAACTGGCGCGGAAAGTGGGCGTCACGCCTTCCATGATCTATATGGTGGAGAACGGGCAGAAGAACCCCAGCATTATGCTTGGGTATCAGATAGCACAAGCACTGAATAGTAGTGTCGAGGACGTGTTCTTTAATTCTAAACTATGTCTTAAATAGATAAATACATAATTTTATTGAGGTGAATAATGAACGGAGTCGAAAAACTATTTCAGAAACTAAAAGAAGAAAAGTGTATTGAGTTACTTGTTGATATGTTTAGTGAGGGCGAGTGTCCCTCTCAATATGGCCTACATGATGTGATGTATGTCCAACCAGATGGTAGGCGCGGTTGGTGCGAAAACGAGTCCGAAGAGTGTGATGAATGCTGGCGTTCAGCTCTAAAGAAGACAGATTATTGAAAACTATCTTTCAATAAAGGAGGAAGGACAAGTGTTTAAAACTGGTATAGCTGGTGGAGATCGAACCATATGGCTACAGAGCAATCGTGTTATAGATGGAAGATATTTAAAATATCAGTTTCGTGTACACGATGGAGTTATTGAGATATTAATTCAAGATATTGCTGGTTATCGTCATTGGTTTGAAATGACAAAAGAGAGATGTAAATATTATAAGTTCGGAGTAGACCGAATAAATAAAACGTTTGCATTAGAAGAAATAAAAAACTATTTTGGATATGTTGATGATCCTAAAGTTAGAAGTGTGTCGAGTTTTAGTTCGTTAGCTGATATAGTAATTGACCCATATAATGCGGTTTATTAAAGGGTTCAAAACTAGACTAAATACATTAATTATGGAGGACAGATGGTAGAAATCATACTACCTATTATATTTGCGATTGTTGCTATTACGTGTTTCAACCCAAAGAAAAAGAAGTGATCCGGCCCGTTTTAGGGTAATCCGGCCCAGGTGTAGGCCGGACAGAAAGGTGGAGGGAAATTGTATTGTATAGATGATAAAACCGTTGATACGACAGTGTTTTTGACAGTTGATGAGTTCGATCAAGAGGTCAGAAAAGTCATGCGAGAAGAGAAATGTGACTATATCCGGGCCGCTATGTTGAGGGCTTGGAGGTATATGGTGTCTATTAAGAGTAGCGTTAGCGATCCCCTTTCTGAAGCACATAAGGTATGTGTCGGAGCTGCCATATCGAAGTGGAGAGCGGGTGACGCCAAGTGGTACAAAGGTATGAGACAGCTAACAACTCAATTTATGGAATGGGGGTACAGGTATGGATGAAATGAACGATAAAGATTGGTACACAATGTTGTTGCGCACCATGGAATGCAAGGGGACAGAAGAAGAGAGTGCCGCAGAGTGTATACATATTATGAATTTATACGGATGTCCGACAGAGTATAAAGGGAAAATAGCTAGAATCTTGGATGTATATTATTACGTCGATATTGTGATGCAAACTTTAATTAAGGTAAATATAGAAAACGGAATGGAGCAGGGGATACCATTCGAGAAGGTTTTAAACGAGACATTAGAGGCGACGCGTACCACAAAAGCAGACTATGACGATGTTAAGGAAGCAATGAAATATATCGTGTTCCCAGATGATATACAAAGTGTGATACGCACAGCGTTGAAATCGTAAATTCATCGAAGGAGTGCCAGAATTGATTTACACAGATCTAACTCACCTTGTAACAGATGGACCGATAGAGGAACTTCATGAGTTTGCACAGGGTATCGGGCTGAAGCGAGAATGGTTCCAGGATCACGACAGACATCCGCATTATGACCTAATTGGATTTAAGAAGGGGTTAGCGGTTAGGGCTGGGGCTGAAGTAATTTCGAGTAAGGAGGTTGTGAGGATATTAAATGGACTTAGAAAAAGCAATTGAAATAGCTGTCAAGGCTCATAGTGGACAAGTTGATAAGGGTGGGCAACCGTACATCCTTCATCCCTTGCGTGTTATGATGAAGATGAATAATGATAGGGACAGGATTGTCGCGGTGCTGCATGATGTATTGGAAGACACGGATGTGACAATGGCTAGTTTGTCGGATCTAGGCTTCAGCGCAGATATTTTAGGTCCACTTGCTATACTAACCAGATGTCCCGGCGAAGATTATATGAAGTATATTGCATGGGTGGCCCAAAATATAACCGCCAAACGAGTGAAACTGGCAGACTTAGATGATAATATGGATCTCGGGAGGCTGCATATAGTCGAGGATAAGGATTGGGCACGTTGGCAGAAGTATCGGAAAGCCAAGGAGTATTTGGAGGAAGTAGAGAAATGAAAAGGTATAAGGCATACAAATTTAAGTTACTTCCTAATCAAAAACAGGCCGAATACTTTGATAGAGCATTTGGCGCAGTACGTTTTGTATTTAATAAAATGCTAGAAGAACGTATAGAAATGGAAGAGTTATATTTTGATGATCCTGAAATATATAGACAACATGAGTTTAAGACTTATACACAGATAAAACACGAAAATCCATGGCTTTACGAAATTGATAATCAGGCTTTGGCAAATGCGAAGTTGAATTTAACAAATGCCTATGTACGATTCCGTGACCAACCGAATAATGGATATCCAAAATTTAAATCAAAGAAAAGATGTATGTCTTATACAACCAATAACAATACGTTTGGAAAAATCCGTATTGATGGCAAATATATCCAATTACCTAAGATTAAGTGGGTGAAGCTAATTCAACATCGAGAGTTACCAGCAGACGGACGTATTTTTAAATGTACCGTTTCTAAGTCTGCCACTAATAAATATTATGTTAGTATATTAATTGAAAGAGATGTTGAGGAAATACAATATAAGGTTGATAAAGAAAAATCAATCGGTCTTGATATGGGATTAAAGACTTTCTATACCGATAGCCAAGGCGTGAAGGTTAACAGCCCAATAGACTATTCTTATATAGATCAGAAGCTTTCTCGCGTCAATAGACAAATAAGCAAATGTGAAGTTGGAAGTAAAAATCGTGATAAGCTTCAATTAAAAGCAAATAAGCTTCATGAGAAGCTTACCAATCAACGCAAAGACTTTTTGCACAAGAAGGCTAGACAAATCGCAGATGAATATGATGTAGCGTGTATAGAGGGTCTTAGCGTAAAAGAAATGGGCCAACATTATGGATACGGAAAGATGGTTCAGAATAATAGTTGGGGTGTATTTGTTGAAATTTTGGGACACAAGCTTGAAGAGCGAGGTAAAAAATTAATTAAGGCTGATAAGTATTATCCTTCTTCGCAAACGTGTCACAAATGTGGAAGGATTAATAAGGACCTAAAACTTAAAGACCGTATATGGATTTGTCCGTGTGGCGAAACGTTAGACCGCGACATCAACGCTGCAATCAACATCCGTAATGAAGGGCTTAGACTACTGGCAACAAGCTAAATTGAAATATGAACCTAGGGGTACTGGGGGATAGCCTATTGATACTTGGTGATTTGCGCCATTGAGTAGGAAGCATGGCAACTTAGTTGCCGGTATGCCACACCTGAATTTTAAATTTTAATTTTGTGAAAGGAGATTGTAATGGGGTTAGGCCATTGGGAAAACGGAGAGCTTTATTATCCGTTCCGTTATGAAGACTCGTTAGACGCAACAGATCCAACTAAGGATTGGCGTAAAGATTGGCCTGGATATAAATATGAGGTTGGCGATAAGGTGTTGCTAGACCAAGACAGCGAGGTGGCAGAAAAAGCTGGTGCTTTGTATATAGATTCAGAACAAGCATTTACGGTAGAAGAAATATATCCAGAACGCACCGATGTGAGATTTGGATTTTATATACTAAAAGAGTTGCCGTATTATTTAATTCCAGAACACTCAGATTGGCAAGCAACAAATAAAAGTAATTGGAGTTTGCTAAGAATACATGAATGGCATAATAGCGCATACGCATTAATTATGCATAGCATGATTTATACGATGTTGTCTACTGCTATTATGGTGTTAATTGGTGTATTATCGATTGACAAAGACACAACTATATTTATAGTTTTCGGAACACTATTGGTTTCGCATATTATTATTGACAGTCGTATTCCCGTTAAGAAAATTATGAAGCTAAAAGGTATGACTGAGGCACAAATAAATGATTATCAAAATTATGGGTTTATGCATATTGGTATTGATCATAGATTGCACGAGGCGGTACTGGTTGGCTTGGCATTCTTTGTTTGATGAAATGTGAGTTTCATCGCTCAGTACGCGGAAGGAGGATATATGAATAGCTGGAACCCCGTGCTCAACCTATGTGCGGAAATCAAGGATAAATATCTTCAGTGTTTTCCAGAGCCGGATATTGTTAATTTGGAACACTGGCTGAAGGAACTTGATGATGCGGATTATAATAGGATATTCGAGCCACTATCAATTACAAGCTTTAAAGAGTTTGCCTTGATCAAATATAATCTCATTGAGGCCACTGAATTATGGGAGAACCCGGACAGTATTTATCGGGAATGTCGTAGTGTTGTAATTAATCTGGACAAGATGGAATTGGTACTTACTCCCTTTAAGAAGTTCTTCAATATTAACGAGTTACCGGAAAATTCGTTAGAGCAAATAAAGAAAGAAATTAATAATGCTGATTCTGTTGAGATTACAAATAAATTAGACGGGTCAATGCAGAATGCAACTTGGTACGACGGACAAATATTTATGGCTGGAAGTATGGCGTTAGATAGGGATAATTCATGGAGGCTTCAAGATGGACACGGACTGCTAATGAGTAATCCTGCATATGTAGGGATGATAAAGAGTTATCCTGGAGCAACATTTACATTTGAATTCACTAGTCCACGCAATCAGATTCTCGTAGCATACGAGAAAGACGAATTAACACTCGTGGGAATAAGAAATATCTTTGACGGATACCAGTGGTCTTACAAAGAGCTTGCCGAGACAGCAGAGGAATTTGGTGTACCACATGTAGACATAGAGAATCGTTCATTAGAAGAGATCCTAGCCTTATCTCATGAGTTGAAGTGTTCTGATAAGGAGGGGTGGGTACTTAACATTGATGGGCATATGGTTAAGTTTAAATGTGATGACTATGTAAGTCTCCATAAGATTATTGCTAACCATATTTCTCCGAATACCGTGATACACGCCGTTGCTGACGGTACTATAGATGACTTGCTATCTAAGATCCCGACAGCTTATCGATATCGTGTACAGAAACTAATTAATAAGCTAGTGGATTATATGCGCGAAGTACGGGGATCTGTTTGTGCATTATACAATGCTGCCCCTACAGATGACATAAAAACGTTTATGTGCTGGGTTACAGAGAACGTAGAACCTAAGTATGCGGGATATGTGCGAAACGAATATCTCAAAAAAGACTGGCATCCATTGCGTAAAGGGTCTGGTGGATACAAGAAGTATCATGAGATATTTGGCGAGTACTATACGGATAGAGGAGAATAGAATGCTAACGCTGTTTATGATGGTCGGGCTTGTGGGTAGCGGGAAATCTTCATATGCCGTACAGCTTGCAGAAGAGGAAAGTGCAACTATCATTTCCTCTGACGCGTTACGCGAAGAGTTGTTGGGTGACATTGAAGATCAGTCTGAGAATGGCAAGATTTTTAATATCTTGCATCAGAGAATTGTTAATACGCTAAAGAGTGGGCAAAGCGTCATTATCGACGCGACGAACATTAAAAGGAAAAATAGGGCCGCAATATTTAATGTATTACATAATAATAAAATTGATTGTCTAAAGGTAGCGGTGTTAGTGGCTACGCCTTACGGTATCTGCGTGAAAAGAAACAACAGTCGTGAACGAGTAGTTCCGGTTCCTGTTATCGATAGACAGCATAGACAATTTGAGATTCCAGAAATAAGTGAAGGGTTTAATTATGTGATGGTTAAATGGGATGAGTCGTATAAGGATCATAATATTGAGCATCTATTTAATCGCCTTGATATTGAGCAGGACAACCCATATCATACTATGACGATTGGAGACCATTGCCTAGCGACACGCGATGCAATTAAGGATGGAAGACTGAAGGTTGCCGCATGGCTACATGATATTGGGAAAGAAAAGGCTAAGACATTTACAACCAGGAAAGGTGAACCTACGGATATTGCGCACTACTGGAACCATGAGAATATATCAGCTTACGATAGCTTGTTTTACATGAAGAATTTGGGCAGTATGAATGACGAGACCATATTATACTTGGCGAGTTTAATTGGGCATCATATGGATATGCATAATAAGAATGAAAAGTTTCAAAATGGACTGAGGGATAGGTTAGGGAATAAGATGTATCGGGATCTCAAAGAACTACACTTAGCAGATGTAGCGGCGAAATAGGAGGATTTATGAAACTAGAAAATATAGGATTTTATAGCTTAGAAGATTATCGTGCCGAACACAGTAATATAGGTTCTCCATTATGGAGAAATGAGTTAATTATTACTTCCCGATGCAATTTTAACTGTCCGTATTGTAGGGGAACGGATATTAATGGTAAGAAGGGCGATATGCCATTTGAAGATATTAAAAGAGTGATTGATTTTTGGGCAAGCGAAAATATTCAAAATATTCGCTTATCTGGCGGCGAACCTACTATACATCCAGATATTGTTGAGATTGTGCGGTATATCAAGGCTACATGTAACGATATGAAACATATTGCTATATCAACTAATGGTTTTAATAATATTGAGCTTTATAAAAATTTAATAATTGAAGGAGTAAATGACTATTCCATTTCGCTTGATGCTTGTTGTTCTTCTATTGGAGATATGATGTCTGGTGGCGTCAAAGGATCATGGACTCAAGTTGTAGAAAACATCAAAGAGTTGTCTAAGCTTACTTATGTGACCGTTGGTATGGTTTTTGATAAGCAGAATGCCAGCGATATGCGTGATGCAATATTATTTGCTCATAGTTTAGGTGTTGCTGATATAAGAATCATATCGGCAGCACAGTGGAATTCTTTTGAAATATTTAAAAATCTCCAGTTACCAGAAGACATATTAGAATGTCATCCGATTCTTAGATACCGTATTAATAATTTTTCTCAAGAGAAAAACGTTCGCGGCACGAGAGACCATGATGCTAGAAAATGCGGATTACTCATAGATGATATGGTCGTTAAGGGTAATTATCATTATCCGTGTGTGATTAAGATGCGGGAGGGGTGTGACCCTATTGGCAAGATCACCGATGGAACAGTACGCAAGGATCGGTATGAATACTTCTTACATCATGATTGTTATAAGGATGACATTTGTAAACAGAATTGTTTGGATGTATGCATTGATTACAATAATAAGTTTCTTAGATACAAAATCAAGAATGAATCTATTATCCCTGAAATTGGAGAAGACTCTTTCACGTATGATCGCTGGTGTGCCGGTAGTATACATGATTTCGGCATAGAGCACTTTCGGTATGATAATTTAGAGCAGTATAAAGACAAGTTGATGGATGGTATATGTGGATATTGCTTTGCAGAAAATTTAAGATGTCGTCCAAAGGAAAATCATGTTGCGGTGCTGTATACTAAAGGAATTGATTACATGTGGTTTCATATAAGAAACAACGAGTTTGTTGAAATATTTTGTGCTTAGATAAAAGAGTGATTTTAAGTAAGGGTGATAGTAATGGGAAAATACACAAGGATGGTGAATATGCGGGGTTATTTTGCAATTGGAATTGAAAATGGGAAAACTGAAGCCAATATTGGTACTCTATGGCGTTCTGCGTATTTGTTTGGGGCAGCTTATATCTTCACAATCGGAAGACGATATAAAAAGCAATGTTCGGATACACAGAAAACGTGGCGACACATCCCACTATTTCACTACGAGAACTTTGAAGATTTCTACTCTAATATTCCGTGTAGCTGTAAGCTTATTGGTATTGAGATGGATGATAGAGCAATTCCTATTAAGCAATATGAGCATCCGCAAAGGGCCATATACCTTCTTGGTGCAGAAGATAATGGACTTACTTCTGAGGCTATGAGAAAGTGCCACGATATGATTGTGTTACCAGGAGAGTTTTCAATGAATGTTGCAACGGCGGGATCTATTGTAATGTTTGATCGACAGAATAAGGCTATAGATATTAGTGCGTAAGATGAAATTAGAAATTCATTAACGAGAATGTGTGAAGACACATCTAGTTAACAATTTAATAAAGGAGATTAATTATGAGTTTAAAACCATGCCCCTGGTGTCAAGAATCGCCCATTATTCTTTTGTGTACCGAAGAGGGGGATATAAAAAGTGAATCGTATCTGGAAGATCCATATTCTGGGGTTGGATATGCCCTTTCTCACCCGGTTGATGATTGTCCTATTGGAACGCATCAGAATGAATTTCTTGGTACTACAATCTATGACGCTTACAAAGAAGCTGAAGACGCGTGGAATAAAGGAGTTTGTAGTCATACTGATGAAGAATGGGACGATCTTATGGAGCAACAGTGGGAAGATATGATGGGTGAGGATTTATGACAGACAAAATCGATTATTACATGATATATCAACATGAGTGGAGAAAAATACCGGATGACGTAGGGGTAGAAGCTTATGCCCAAAAGCTTTTGCAAAATGACCCGTACAGTCAAGGAGTAGGATATCTGAAAATGCAATATGTCTTAGACGACGACGGTACAGGTATTGGGTGTTTTTGTTATCTTGTGCATGACTTTCCTGGGCTGATACCACAGATCACATCGGAAAAAGCGAAAGAGATAAAGGCTTTAGTTAAGATAAATTAAAGAATTTAATAAAAGGTGGGGAAAATTATGGGACACGTTGACAACGCATTATTCCATACTGTAAAGGCCATAGAGGAATGTCAGGGTATAATGGATAGAACTATGGCTACTGATTTCGACGAAGCCCAGGCTGTGTATGCGAGGTATCTAAGCCTGTGTGAGATTGCCCTACAGCTTCAGCTATGCATTCAAGATATTGGCCCGAAAGAGTTGACAAATTAGTCGAATAGGTAATATAATTACAGTAAGAGTTTAATAATAGAAAGGAGAAATTATGAACAATACATTAAAAACGATTTTATTTTCCTTGGTGTATTTTATTTATTGTATTGTGATTGGGTTTTTAATTTCGGGTGGCATTCTTTATATACTTGGCATATTTCAAATTATCGTAACAGGATTCTTCTTTGGGTGGTTGATTGGTATTGCTGCTGGTATTTTTGTAGTTGTTACTGGTAATTTGCTTATTTTAAAGCACATGTATTGAAATGCAAGATTTAATAAAGAGGTAGAGATGAGAACAGATACTCCGATTACACAAGAGTATGTTAAAGAATTAAATAAATTATTGGATGACGCCCTGGTACAATGCGGACATAAGATTATTATGAAGTGGAATGAAAATCCGATTAAAATTGTTCCATGGAAGTATATTTACATGAAGCCAAAATTTATCCCTACAATATGTCAGGTATATGTGGAAAATGATCCAAGATTAACAAAATGGAAGAAAATAAAAAGATGGGTGCAAAAGATGTGGAGGAGGATGAAATTATGAGCAAAGTGCCAAGGTGTCCGGTGTGTGGAGATAAGATAAAAATATACGAAATGGAAGAGGGTGGCTGCTTTGACGGGTATAATCCTGGCTGTATAAAATGTGATTATATGTTAGAAGTATTTTCTTTGACAAGATCAGAGGCTAAAAGCGAGTGGATAAAACATAATTTAAATGGTATTCAATTAGCAATTTATAAATCGATGATTAGATAAAATACTATTTTTAATAAAGGAAAGAGAAGATGAGCTGTAGGTATGAAGAAATAATAACCGAAATTGGAAGCGAGGCATACCCGGACGAAAACGGCGATCCGGTTCCTATGCCCGTCGAGATTCCTATCGGATCATATTGTCACCTGAAACAAGAATATAGCCCGGATTGTTCAAAGTGTGAGTTATGGAAGGAGGAGTCTTATCAATGAAACGCAAAGACTTATTAGCTATTCCGAAAAGAGATAAAGAAGAAGTGCTACATGGAGTGGGATGTGTATATGTTATCCCGTCCCGCAGAAAACACGAGAGTGGCTATGCCTGTATGGATTTTGTGGCTGTGATCAGAGAAGATCAATCAATGATAGGGTTCGGCGGTGGTTGTGACGACATTTCGCTTAACGGAAATAAATTCCGTATAGAGTGTGATTTTGAGTCAAAGTGTCTAAGTATTTGGAATAGTCATGGGACATTTACTGTATCAAAAGATCTGTCTTCGATTAAATTTATGGAGGAGAATTAACAATGTATTTAATTTTTATTTGTCGCAAATGCGGACACAACCTTTATGTAAAAGATACTCCTAACTTTCTAAAGAGGCTTGGCGAGATTGCAGTAATGGAATGTCCAAACTGTGGCGAAGAAGGTTATGAGAATTGGATATTAAGTAATGTGGCGCATAACTTTCCGGGAGAGGACTAGTTATGAGTAGCCTGAGTCTATGCAAATGCAGTGGTAAAGCAATACTGAAAGAGGGGTAATTAACAAAATGAAAGATGTAGATTATACGGCTATAAGTGGTACTGGCACCCTTGATCTTAGCAATATAAAGGGTACTGAATGTGAATTGCCAATACGCAAGTTATTGGATCTTGTTGATGATCTTGCATATATCGTGAAGAGATTAGCCGTAGCCTATGGGGTTACATTGGTCATTGCTATTGCGGCGTTTATTGCATTGTTAATTTGGTTATAGAAGGAGAATTGTAATGAAGTGTCCATATAGAACTATCGAAAACTATTACAAGAACGAAGATGTATATAGGACTAGCCAAGCAACGCTAAAAAGAGAACATCTAACACAAATAGTACCTTGTGTAAAAGAAGAAGCACATTTTGTTACAAATGATTTCGCTGACTGCTTACAAACTGAATGTGTCGCTTATCAAAACGGAGAATGTACACGGCTTAGATAAAAGCTGGATTTTAAGTAAAGGAGAAAGTTATGCATGACGTCAAAAAATATTTAGATAATTATGTGAGTAGTGATAATGATATTGATACAAGTCTTTACGCTCGATTGCTTGCATGGGAAATAAGCGAAGTATTTTCTTCTGATCGCTTGGTTGAACTCCTTGAGGCAGAAAAAGAAAATAGGATTTATATTAAGAAGACAAAATCAGACAACCCATTTTGGCAACAAAATCTTGATATGATGTTTGAATCGGGGCAAAATCTTTAATAAAAGTGCTAATTTAATAAAGGGGAGGAATTGTTTTGGGGCGATTAGAATTGCGGTATTTTTTAGACGACGTTGAATGTAAAGAAGGTGATATTTTTTGTATTAATTTTTCTACACCCTACGGAGTCAGTTACGATGTGTGCACATTAATTCATAAAGACGGAGTGTGGAAGTTTGCCGGAGAAGATGCGCTAGGTGAATTTAATTATAGGGCAGATGATGTTTGTATCCAAGATGTAAAAAGAGCTTAGATGAAAGTGAGATTTTAAGTAAAGAAGGATAAGAAAATGAGCAGAAAATATATTGATGATTTAGGTGTTAAGTTTGAAGATACACCGCAGGGCTATAATACGGACAGTAAAAAAGAAACAAGGTGGGGCAAATGGGAAGAAGAGCGTCAAACATATGGGTTTGATGAAAGAGAGACATGGTGTTTAGATTTAAACCTTGCTCTTTGGATGTATGAAAGATTGATGATGTATTTAGAAATAGCTTGGATAGATTTAGAATACCACACATTTGAATATAATGGAGAGACGTTAACGGAGCGACAATGTATTGATAAAATGCTTGAGGGATTTAAGCTATTGATTTTAGATCATGGTGTTGTAATAGACGAAGAAAAATCAGCAAAAGTAGATGACGCTTTTAAGATATTAGGTATTTGTCATCATGCTTTATGGTGGTAAATAAAACAGACAATTCATCAAAGTGTTATTTGACTTGAATGCGGACAAAAATTAATAAGGAAGGAGAACAATGCGAGTAAAGAGTTGTGTGAAAGATGAGATGGAGAGAGTGGGTCTGAATATAAGAAGCCTGACAGCCAGGACTACATCGGCAGAAAGCACGGTGGGTAACGTGGTTCGCGGTACTTATCAGCCTAGCTTACCGCTTGCGTTAGAGATATCATACGCATTAGGAAAATCCGTAAATGATTTGTTCCAACTGTAAAATAAAAATATTTCGGGAAATAATTAAATTTTTCTTGACATTGAATAATACTTCCATTATAATAAAATAGCTAAAGGAGGTGTTGCGTTGAAACGGGATCGAGGTCAATTAGAAAATATCATACTTGCGTGTTGGCAAGAAAACGAAAAAAATCGCGTCGGACATGATGCGCTTAGAAGTTATCTCTGGGATAAGTTCAAAATAGAGCCTGGGCATATATCTTCGCTAATTTCTGGTGCCAAGCGTATTGAGGGCGTGAGTGATCAATACTTGTGTGCGCTGGCGATGGCAACATATGAGGTGTTTGGCTGTCAGGGAAGCAATCCGAAAGAATTCTTTACTGATGCGGAACTACAAAAAGTAAAGGAGACATCTTTTGAACCAACAAATTCATTAAATGGAGATCTTAAGTTTGATGACGTTTCTTATGTTTGCAATGATCATTATTTTACTACCATATCGTCTCAATATTTAAGAGCCTTATTAGATGAGGGAAGATTAATTTATCGTCCAGAAACTCAGCGAGGAACTATTACAAAACGCCAAGGTGACGCGATTATTCAAAAGGTGAGAATAAATCGTAATAATGTTACTGAGATCGCTAATGATATCGAAGAAAATAAATATGAGCCAACTACTCTAACCATGAATGTGGTTAAGGGGAGTGGCGAGATGGTTTATGACGCTCGTAGCAGAACTTTGATTGTTAGCAAGGGAGCAGAGTGTAATTTGATTGATGGGTTGCATCGCACATATGGTGTTATTCAGGCCATGATAGAGAATCCTGAAATCAAGCAGCCGTGGGAGTTTAGAATAGTTAATTGGTCAATTGAAAAGGCTAAGGCTTTTATTTTCCAGGAGGATCATAAGACGCCTCTTACCAAAGAAGTGCGCGTTTCGATGGATCAGCATGACCTTTCAACACAAATTGTAAGTATGCTTAATCAGGAAATGCATAATGAGATGCAGGGGCGAATCGCAACTGACATTCGTAGCATAACTAAAGGGAAAGCCTATACGCTTTTCAGTATGATGGTGGATTCTGTTCGCAAGTTTTTGAAACCTCAATATCAAAAAGATGTTGAATCTATGACTAAAAGGCTTATTAGCTTTTATAACGCTCTGATTCCTATTATTAATAACAAAGACGACCTAATGAAGTATTATCTGTTTTATGGGTATACACAATTGGCATCGATTCTTCCATCTTTAGATAATCTTGAAGAAGTGATAATAGCATTGGATCACAACCCAATTGAGAATTATGGTCAAAAGACATCTTTGGCTACTAAACATAAAAAGACCATAGAGAGGTGGATTAACAATGCCGTGGTATAATGAAGATCGCAAGAGGAAGTTTTTAAAAAGCAGCGACTTTTCAAGTGCTCAGAAAAAGGCTTACAAATTTCTGTTCAAGGCTTGCTATCCCACAGAACAAGCTTTTGATTCAGACGTGTCCGAATTTAGTACAACCGAATTTGAGAGCTTACTAAGTAGTTTTTTATCCACGTCATTAGAAAGCCTGAAAATGCGCACTAGTCTTATTCGTAGTTATATTGACTTTTGCATTAATAATGGATATGCGGAAACAAAAGAAGGTGATCCGCTACATATTAATGTTGCCGATGCTTATGTCGCAGAAGTCCTGGAGAAATTTGTGAGACCGGACGCTGAGGAAAAAAGATTTTTAGTTGGCAGGGATTTGGATAAGTTTATTGAATTTTGTAATAACCCACAGGATGCAGTTATCATTCAGTTGCTCCGCGAAGGTATTCGTGGTAGAAAACTAGAAGAGCTTAGTAATCTTCGTAGACAAGATGTGAATTTTAGTGACAATATAGTAACTCTGCGCCATGAAGATGGTAATAAAAGAGTATTGTCTGTTAGCCCTAAAACCATAGAGCTAATTCAGGACGCCATAAATCAAAAGAAATATTACTTTAAAAACGGAGAAGCGACAGGGTACCTGAAAGAAATCAACTTAGAAGAATCTGATTATATACTTCGTCCTGCCCATCGTCATGATGCTGACAAGTTCTTAAACCAAATTGGAATTAGTCGTCGTATTAAGGCAATGGCGAAATTGTATGGCAACTCTTTTATTACCGCCCATACTTTATTTGTAAGCGGCCAAATTGAATATGGAAGAATGCTGAAGGAAAGGGATGGAATTGATGAGTTGTATAAGAAGCACTATTTGGAGATCTGTGAACGCTTTGGTTTGGCACCTACACAGGCTAACGCTGTTAAGTATGCTATCCAAAAACATTTGTAACTAATTCCTCCAATATTACCCAAACAGGAAAAATTTAATAATCACAGAGTTATTTTAATTGTGTGAAATTATGTGAAAACAGTGGACAACCTATGGGGATTGTATTAGAATATCAATACGAACATATGTTCTCCTTGTCGGAGAATCAAAATAAAATAGAAACGGGGTGTGACTATGGCGAACGGCGTAGTCAACGTGGTCAGAACTTGGCACAGCATTAGTTACTTGCAGAGTAATGTAGACGAAGGGGGTGATCCGATTGATCAGATTGTAAAGGAAGGTAATGTAATTGGGAAGTATATTATATGTCCAGGTTTGTTCGGGAATAAGTTCTTTGTGTGGGATGGACAAGAATGTAGGTATATGCCGTTATAATAAATATAAAAAAAGAGAGAGGGACTTTTATTGTTTATCATGTGTAATATTGAAAAAATACTTATCGGGGGATTAAGGCTTGGGCGAATTGGGGTTGCAAAAAACAAATTCGTTTGATATAATAAACATAGTAAAAGTTAAATAACTAAGCGTCGGAGTGATGGAATGGCAGACGTGGGGGACTTAAAATCCCCTGGAGAAATCCGTGTGGGTTCGACTCCCACCTCCGATACCATGGGGCGTCGCCAAGCGGTAAGGCACAGGACTTTGACTCCTGCACGCGTAGGTTCGAATCCTACCGCCCCAGCCAAAAGGAGAAAACATGTTAGGCAAACATGGTGTAAATAAGATCAAAGAAGAGTTGGTAAAGGCTATTGATGGCAAATTGTATGCCATATATGTGGCACAAGAAGGAATGCTTTTTATATTAGACTTAATGGAATCAGACAGCTTTTACGATGTGTCGCACGCTGTGTCAGACGTTTTATTCCATGCTACGGATGTTGACTTTATGTACAACGTGTTAGAGAAAAATGATTGGTATCAAGATATTGTTACTTATTTTTCTATGGAAAAGATATATCAAAAATGAAATGGAATTTTTAATAAAGGGGAGTAATATGATGGACAAACCTGTTCAAGATGATATTATTGATACTATGATGAATGTGGGAGTTCCGGCTGAGAAGATTTTTAATATGATGCAATTAATGCGTAATTGCCCCGAAGCGTTCCCGAAGAGTTTTTCTAATAAGCAAGCTAGAGAATCATTTATGAGTGGGATTTGTGGAGATTATTATAAAAAATCATAGACAATAAGAAATTAATAATTATGCAGATAAATGTATACAAACTAATGCATAAACATGCATAACAGAAAGGAGATTGAAAATGAAAAGATTAACCGAAATGAGTCGAGATGAATTATTAGATATGACGGATCAGCAGCGTGAGGAATTAGCGGATCTTGAGTGTGCATATGAGGGAATACCTCTTCTGCCAGAAAGACCACAAGAAGCGGAGATCAATTACCCCGAAAGAGATGTAACTATTTATGCGGTAGACGGTCATAACTTTACCGATGACGAAGAGGCAATTGGATATTGTACTTTTGTAAATAATCTCACATCCTTAGTCAAGATTGATTATGACTGGGGCTTAGGATCTGGCGACTTTAAATATGTAAGTCGTCAGGAGCCGCCCAAAAGAGAACTTGAGAAAAAGAGCGTGTATAGTAATGATGCATATGCAGAGCTAAAGGCAGAACTAAAACGCACCAAGACACAAGAAGAAGTGTATAAAACAAAGGTTAGTGAATACAAAGATGCTCTGGGGAAACGCACTAAGGTATATGATAAGATCGATTCTGCGGTTCATGATGCATGGGAAGAGAAACGTCGTGAAGACATGCTAGTTCGGGCATATCAAAAGTACCTTACTTTAACCGAAGATAAGGATATTGCTATAAAGTTGTTAAGGGACGCTTATGATATTACAGAAGCGGAAGAGGCGGCTATTCTAGGGTTGTGTAATTAAAATTTGTTTTTCAATAAAGAAAGGAGAAAATATTATGTTTTTTGTTGTATTTGGTGTCGCTACTGTGTTATGTATCGCATTGGCTGTGTGGGCCGGAAATAGCCAGTGGTCATATGAAAATGATTGTGAGGTATGGATACCATCTGTCGCCGCAACTCTTGCCGTAGGATTCTTTATTACTGTAATTGTTGGAATATTTACTTATACTGGGAACCTTACATACCCTGCAAAATTTGAGGCAAACAAAGCTGCCGTTGAATATGCGCTAGAAAAGGAGAGTGGCGACGAGACTAAACCAATGGATGGGATAGAGGACTTCTCCATAACAAAACATCTTATGGAGGTCGCTTCTAGTTGGAACCAAAGTCTCGCGCAAAAGCAATATTGGAACGAAACGTGGCTATGTGATTGTCTATACCCTGATGAAGTTATGGATCTTGAACCAATCCAGTAAAAGTCAAATAACGGGGCTATATGCCCCACATATGCGGGTGTGATGGAATTGGGATACATACTTGCCTTAGAAGCAAGGTTCTGGGAGTTCGACTCTCCCCACCCGTACCAAAATACCATATATAGTATAACAGACTTATAATACATACAATATATTGTATAATAACAGCAATAAAATACCCATTTTAAGTAAGGAGGAAATATGAAAGGTAAAGATTTAGACGTGTATTTAAAAGTTGCTAGGTTAGAGGGGGAAGTTCGTGCAATGAGACTCAAACGTCTACAAGACGAACTCAAAATCGATTTTGCTGGCATTGCAATAACGGACTTGAAAAATCGTGTTAAAACGTTAGAGTGGAATACAGTGGGAAAGATATGGGAGAAATGTAGCTGGGGGCGTATTGGCATACTATTGGGAGATATGGTTTACGAATATCAATATCCATATATTGATGACGATTCTGCTTATGATATTGATAAAATTAAAGATATTAGACTTATTAAGTCTAACGTTGTGGAAATTATATATGACGACAAAAATAAAAGGGAATCTTCAAAACAGTTCTTTGTTGATATGGAGCAAAAGAAGTTAATAGAAATAAAGTAATGAAAAGTGGATTTTAAGTAGGGAGTAATTTTATGACTATCCAAGAATTTAATCAGCTACCTAAACAAGAACAAGAATATTGCCTTGAGTATATAGAAAAGTTTAATGACATTGTGGATTGGAATGCTATTTCTCCAGATACGGCAATAGATGCCTTAAGAGTTATTGGTAGCATGTGCACTGTTGGAGGATTTGATTCTGAACGCCTCACGGCTTTACTAAAAGGCTTATATCCACGTTTAGTGGAATATGCGCCAGATGAGTCGGTAAGAGGGACTATAGAGGATGCTATGCAATATTCCGTAGAGACAAAACGATTTGTAGATTTTTGGAATAAAGCATATCAAAGTAATTAAAATTGTATTTTTAATAAAGGAGTAGAAATATGACAAAAGCAAAGAGAAAATTAGACCAGATTGTTCGCCAACTAGAAAGGATCGACGAGGCGTTAGTAACGGATTCGCGTCAGAATTATTGTCACGTTTGCAACCAAACACATCAAAATCTTTTACGAATGATTGACACAATATGCTGGAATGATGGTGACGAGTTATATGCTAATGGTCAAGGTAGGAGGCACTTTTATAGATATTTCTCAAACCTCAATAAACCGAAAGAGATACAAAATGCGTAACATACTCCCAGATCTTGAATCTGCATACAAGATACTCAATACCATTACGTCTATGTATAATCAAACGCTTGGTGCTATGCAGAATTGCGAAGAAGAAGAAAACGACATAAGACATGCCTTTGAGCTTTGTGATCTGAAGTATGAAGACCGGGCAAAATTAGCTACGAGGCAAAGTCTTGTCCTTAAAGAACGTCGTAAGTATAAAGATATGCTTAATGTCATGGAGCCTCTTTATAAGCTTATGCAGGAACAGACCAGTATTGATTTTATGAAACGTATGTCTATTATACTGGGTGAAACACGTAAGGTCGAAAAGAAACGCGGGTATCGATGCTATAGAAATAGGACCAGTGTTGTTAAAGATGTTCTTAACCGAGACATCCAAACCAATACTGGGACGGAGGGGTAGGATGGATGGAGCAAAATTATTAAGAAAATACATTCAGGATAAAACTATGCATTATAACCACCTTCGTAATTTATATCTTAATAATCATAGACAAACTCCGTCAACACTATATGAGGATGGTTATCTAGCTGGCATATGTCACGCCATAAAGGAAGTAAATAGAGACTTGATCAGAGATAATGAAGATGCAGAAGAAATAGTTAACCATAAGATCGGTAGGGGTATCGGATGGTATAGAGTACCCAGTCTTTAATGAAAGTTAAATTTTAAGTAAGAGGTAGAAAAATGCAAGGGACATATGGATATGATCACCGTGACAATATTCGCGTCGAAATACACAGAGTATTTGTAACAGAATCAGACGATTGCAAAGAATATAGTTTTTCTGCACAAATATATTTAAATGAAAATTTGGTTTTCGAAAAAGAAATTAATGAAAGATATAGCATACCCTTTTGGGACATGCGCGATAGTTTAATTGAAGGACTTGCTCGTGATATTGCTTTAGAACGATGGCTTACTGAAAATAGTTTAGAGCGTAGCAGAAAGACAAACATGCCAATACCACCAGAACCAAAAGTGGTTGTTGAGGATTTTAGTACGAGGGAGAATAAATGAAAATACAAGATGCGTTTCCACTCCTTGGAGAGACAAAGCTGCCGTGGTATCAAAGGCTATGGTTATTGATTATTCGCAAGACTCGTTTTGGGGTATCATACAGTCGCGGTACATCAAAGAGTTGCTTAGAAATAATGAATATGTTTGAGCGCCTAAAGCAAAGTGCCAAAACGAGCGAAGAAAGGCAGATATTAGAACAAATGCAAAAAGAATATGGTGAGACTATGCACGATCTAACAATGTCATTCTGGAACAGCTTTTAATAAAACTATAATTTTAAGTAAGGAGAACGGTTATGCAAATTGATTTACCATTTGATATTGGGGACACGATATTTGATATTTGTCTTGGTAAAATTGATGAAGAGGTTATAGAGGGTGTCGAAATAATAATTCATACATCTGATGGCATATTTACACTACCAGATTTCAAAGGTGTAGTATTTAAAAGTCGTGATGCCGCGCAAGCTGCGTTGAATTGTAAGAAGTGTATACAAGAGGGCAAAACAGAAGTATGTCATGATTCTAAAACGGGATTACAGTGTCCAAATTGGTTTTATAGAGAAGCGGCAATTAAAGGAGAGATATTATGAGTCACAGTTACAATAGGCGCAAACATGAGATTGATAGGTTTAAGAGGGGAGAATCCGCCTTGCAATTCAAAAAGGTAAAAGGCGTATGGAAGATCAACACCGAGAAAAAGGACAAGCAGGAGGGCATTAAGGGGTCTCCGGGCACGTCTGGATGTGTTGGGTGTGAGGTAGAAGATGTACAAGCTTAAAACGGTTGATCTTGTAACCATGATATCTGATGTTTTTGACAGAAAGACAGTAGAGAGAATTGAGGATCTTGGGAACGGAAAGCCTTGCCCGATTAACTTTTATATTGATTTTATGACATCGGACTCTTTGAATGTGGTTTGTACATATGCTGACGGGACACAGGAGAAATATCGGTTTGAATGTAGTGAGATCGAAGACGATTCTGAGTTTTCGACATATCCTCCCAACGAATTATTTTATGAAACATTTAGAATGCCAAAAGAACCAAAACATTAAATAGACTATTTTAAGTAAAAGGGGTGATTAAAATGGGTGAATACGAGTTTCATGACAATATCACAAAAGAATTACTCGATGGTGTCAAGACTGGAGATTTAATTAAGGTAAATGATTGGAAGTCTCCACTCCGCGTCAGAGGTGTTTCTGAAAACTATTTCGTAATGTCGAGACGAGCGTTTGGAAAATGCATATATTCCGTATGTGAAAAGAAACCGTGGAAAGGAATTCGGTACAACGCTATGGTTGGTGGCATGTTTCATGTTGGGCGTGATAATTACATATTTGGTGCGCCGATTGATTTTGGCGATACTGATTATTACGATTTTGATAACCAAGAAGCCACAGCCGAGTATTTAAATTTATTTGAATCTGATGAGTGCGAATTATCTTATCGAAACGCAATACCAATTTATAAACTGTATATAAAAAGAAATTGAATAGATGGAGATTGATAATGGATAAAGCAGAGATCAAGTATATTGATATCTCGTTTGAAAATTGTGAAGTTGTTCGAGTAGTAAAAAAGGATATACATCAATTATATATGTCGGGAATTACAAGACAGTTCTCTTTTACTAATGGTTACGGGGATACATATTGTCACGAGAATCTTATTGCAAATTATATTATGTTATCCCTTAAAGATCCCGCCAATACCCTGGATGCGTATATTAGCGATTGGGGACAAACTGAAAGGCCATTTGATCGCATTAAAAAGCATAACGACGTTGTATGTTTGCATATCCACTACGAAGACGATAGCGAGGAAGAAACATACGCTTATTGGGAGGGCGAAGATGACTACGAAAATCGCCATCAGACATACGAGTGGAGCGACAATATGCACCGGCTGAAGATTATAATTGATAAAGATTATGTGCGAGGCGTGTAATATGACAGCATTACAATTATATAAATTTATCCAAAAACATCATCTTGAAATTGATTGGCGGGGCGAAGAACTATTGTTATGGGTTGAGTTTCGTTGCATTGATGAGTTTGCCAGGATGATAAACTCTGTGTTGGACGAAGGCGGCATACAGGTACATCTGAGAGTAGACTGTGTAGTTTTTGATATTGTTGAACTTTGTGAATGGTTCGATATAGATCCAGAGGAAATCTTGGAAAAACCAGAGCATGATTATTGGCAATGAAAAAGATATTTTAATAAAGATGGTGGAGGAGAGATATGGCACCACAATTTGAGACGGGAGAAGTTGTCCGATACGTAGGATCACCTTCGGCACCTCGTAATAGATATGTCAAGATAATATCAAGATGCGGGAGTCTTGTTGACTATTCATGGTTGTATAAATTTTGGGGCTGTAAAACAGATGAGTGGCTTCCAGAAAGTTATTTTGAAAAAATTGATTATAGCGATGAAAATATATTTACAAAAGTATCTTCTGGGGAATGGAAATTAACAGAATTTAAAAAGGAGGATAAAAAGAATATGCCAAAGTTCAAGGTTGGCGAAATGGTAATACATAGATCGACAGGTAGGATCGTTACGATTAATGGCGTTTATGGACAAGGTTCACCCACATATACTTTTAACGGTTGTCAACCGGGCGCATTTTATTTTGAAAAAGCATTTGAAAAAATAAAGAAGGAAGAGAGTATGCCCAAGTTTGAAGTTGGGGAAAAAGTTAAATTTTTAAAAAACGATTCAATTCAACAAATTATTGAAGTTGATGGCGGATTTTATAGGTTCGTCGGTAATCCAACGTTTTATCCAGAATTATATATTGCAAAACTAAGGGAAGACGAAAAGAATATGGCAAAGTTTAAGGTTGGGGAAAAGGTTAGGGTGTCGATATGTAGCGATCCGTTTTCTGGCCGAACAGTTACAATAACCAAAGTTGATAATGTGGGTATATATTTATTTTACAAAATCCGAGAAGACAATGAGAGACATTGGTGGAGTGAAGACATACTCGAAAAATTAAAGGAGGAAAAGACAATGGGAGAAGATTTGTTTAGGAATTTTACAATCAGTTTTACTACGCCGGAGCAAGAGGAGACACAAAAACCAAAACGTCGCCCTCACCCCAAGAAGATGCTTGATGATCTGGGAATTGAAAAGGTCATTTTATCTGAGAAGCGCGGAAAGGCAGTTACTTATGTTGAACTGAAGGACGGACGTAGTGGTAAGGCTACTCAGGATGTTAAGGATACGCCAGATCCGTATGTTGGTATTGCTATTGCTACGTTGTCTGCTATGACTAGCAGCAAGGTAAACTTTCGTAACATGGTTGACTTCCTGGTTAAAAAAGGCCAATACATTAGAAAGTAGAGAATTAACAAATGGGATGGTTTAAGAAAAAGTCAAGCATAGAGGAAATCGAGCTAGAGCGCGCTTTACTTAAAATACTAAAGCGTTTTCAGGAATCTAAGTTTAAGCGAGGGCAGAAAGTTATCTTTGGTGTGAATTTAGATTATTTTCCTGTAGCCAAATATATTAAAGAAAGATCATTTGTAACTATAGATGAAGTTTCAATATGTGACGATCATTTTTACTATTATATTCGGGAATGTCCTGGTGATTTTCTATGGCCCGAAGATGTGCTCAAACCATACGAAGGTGAATGAATTTGTTAATTCATTAAAAGGGGTGTCATATGTCGGTTATTAGTAAAGCAAACGAAGCAGATCTTTTAGATTTAGTTATACGAGTCGCTGAAGCAAATGCTATCGACCCGCGAGATGTAAAAATTGTCTGCGCATCCGACAAATTGCCAGAAAGGAATTTTGTATATCTCGCGCAGTATTTTTCAAAAGAAGAGATGGTGGTAATTCGGCAACGTATTTTAGAACTGTTGGGAGATTATTATGATTCGACCATCTGAAGACGGTATTACTCATATCAATGTTTATTCAAAGGGTAAAACGGATCTTGGTAGATTCCTATCTAACTTCGCATATGCGCCAATAGAAACGGAAGACGGGCATTTTGATAGCATAGAGGGGTATTGGTATTGGCTATCTTCCAAAGATGATGCCTTACGCTATAAGTCAGGATGGGAAGCAAAGCGATACGGGCGTAGCATAAATGCGAAAGATTGGCTTGATAAAGACGAATTCAAAGACAAGATACGTAATGCAATAAAAATTAAATTAGAAACGCATCCAGATAGACTAGAAGAACTTAAGCAATTACAGTTACCGTTCACTCATTATTATGTGTATGGTGACAAAGTTAAGAATGTTCCTTCGGCGTGGTGGATTGTTGATTATTTAGAATCATTTAAGGAGAAGTAAAGTGGAAGACCAGCTACAATATAATCTTGGTATCCTTGATTCGTTCTTAAACCTCAAGCTAAACTGGAATGGTAATTGGGCTAAACGGTTTACCAAAGCGCATATAGAAATCGTAAAACGTATAGTGATGATCTTGCCATATCAACCAGAAATTTTCCCCACTGCAAGAGAAAGTGTCTTATTGGAATATGATAATAATAAAGGTTGGTTTCTTTCATTTGAGATCCGAAAGAACGGCAGGATTGATATGTTTGGTACTTATAATAATGGAACAACTATTGAGGTTAAGATTTATAAAGAAGATATGATAGAAAGGGTTAATCAGTTCTATAGTGGAGAATTAAAATGTGGTGGATAATAATAAGTATCGTTTGTCTTATTATCGGGGGACTCATATTTCACAGTTTAACATCGGAAACATATGAAGACAATACACTTTTATTGCTATTAGTTATTCTTGGTTTTGCTATTTGTACAACAGGAAGTTTATTACTTCTTGTTGGAATCTTGAGAGTATTATAATTGAAATTGAAATTTTAAGTAAGGGGAACATCTATGCATACAGTATTTTTAATTATCGGCAAATCAGGAGCCGGGAAGGATACGGTAGTAAAAGAACTATGTAGCAGATATGGCTATAAGCAGCTTATATCATATACTACGCGACAAAGAAGATATGAAGGAGAGAACACACACCTATTTGTCTCTGAGGACGAGTATGAGGCGCACAAGGCGTCTGGAAGTATTGCCGGATACACGCTTTATAATGAAGATCATTATTTTTCTACTAAAGGACAATTGTATGAAAACGATCTATATGTGATAGATCCGGCTGGCGTAGACTATCTGAAGGACAGGGCATCAAACATTAATCTCGTAGGCATTTATCTTGATATCAGTAAAAGAGAGCAGAAGCGCAGAATGAGAAAGCGTGGAGATAAACGTCGTGCTATTAGAAAACGCATCAAGAACGACAAAATTGCTTTTGCCAATGTAGATCCATCCTGGTATAAAATCGATGCATCCCAAGACCAAGAAGAAATACTGAAAAAAATTAATAAAATAGTGCGAAAACACTTGACAGATTCGAATAGTTGTGGTATATTAAAGACACCGACACAGTAAAAGTTTAATAATGAGGAAGAAATAATGAATAGGCAAATGATTGAAAACGAGCCTTGTCCCAAATGTGGTGGTAAATTCAAAACCATTAAAGAACATAAAAGACTTCATGTAATCAAGCCGTTTAAAGAGATAGATTGGTGGTTTGATGTCACAAAGAAATGTTCTTGCTGTGGTTTTAAAGAAGATGGTTGGAGATTCGCAAATCCAAGTGAAGGATATATAGATTCTTGTCCTTGTTAAAATACTGATTTCATTTTAGTGGGGTCGCGGAATAGGTAGACGCTATCGTGGGCGTAGCCCAAGGACGATATGGAGAGAACCAGGCAAGCGGCATAGCTCCGTTCAAACTCGCTAGGCACAAACGGTCCGTTGTGCCCCTGTAGGGTGACATAACCAACAAATCCCTACCCCCACTATCTTTGGTGACGTAGCAGATCACATTACGTGGTAACATCATTTCAGATGTCGAACCTCCTGCGTCACCCGCGAAAGTCTTCGGGCGGAGTATGTTTCTAAACATCATGGATGGCAGAGTTCCAGTCCATACTAACCCCTCCGCCCTCTTAAAATCTAAATTTATTAAACGGAGAAAATATTATGATTGTTGAAGAAAAGAAAACCTTCATTTGTGAAGTATGTAGATCAAGAAGTGACACCGCTCAGGAAGCTAAAGAATGTGAGGAAAGTCACGCAAAAATAGTTAATATAGACGAGACAGAATATTGGATGGGCCACGTTACACCACATGCTATTTTTATCAAATTTCAGTTACCAAATGGAGAAACATTATCTAAGAGATTTATCGACGAAATGGAATGTGATTAATGAATCTGTACTTTCATTTATTTCAGTTAGGAGTTTAACATGAATATTATCTATATAGATCACGGAAACGGTAAGGATTTTATTTTTCGTGTGTCAGATGAAATGGTTAAGCATGTCCACAAGGGGGATACAGTTGTGACAGAAACTATGTATGGTATTGCAACGGGTGTTTGTAAAACGGATGTGGTCAAAATTCACAACGACGATGCGGTTTATTTTGCTCGAACGCATGGCGCATATCTACCCTTTAAACATATAATCGGAAAGCTATATCCTGAGTTAGAAGGTATAGTTATACGCAACATGCTCGATAGGCTTATGAAATCAAAGAATGACGATTTACCATTCTAAACAGGAGGAATAAAAAAAATGAAGCCTTATAAATGTCCTGTATGTAACGGAACTGGAAAAGTCCCAAATGGATTCTATAGTAATATTGGTGGAAAATATGGCGTTAGTACAAGTACAGAGCCGGAAGGCTGTAGGGCATGTAATTGTACTGGGGTTATTTGGGGACCAGATTCATTATGTGCGGAGAGTGATTTAGAAATATCGTGGCAAGGTGGACCACCACACGCCATTTATACTTGGCCCACCCCAGAACTACCTAATGGTAAATAGATAAATACAATATTTTAAGCAATAGAAAGGAGAGTTAAAATGGCTGAAGATACTAAGCGTATAGTAGAAATTAATGGTGTAAAGATAGAGGTAGACCTTGCGACAGCAAAGCGTGTTGATGAGTTTCGTGTTGGGGATAATGTGAAGGTATTGCGCAAACGGTACAGCAATGAGTATGAGATACTTCCTGGTGTGATAGTAGAGCTTGTCAACTTTCAAAAGCTACCTACTATGGTGATCGCGGTGTTCTCTTCTGATTATAGCAAAGCGGATGTTACATTCATTAATTATAACGCAGAAACAAAGGATATTGAAATTGCCCCTTGTGGAGAGCATGAAATAATTCTTGAAAAGTCTGGCGTTATGGACAAATTCAATTACCAAATCGAAAAGGCACAGACTGAGTTACAAGAATTAATTAACAAACGTGATTATTTTGAAAAGCATTTTTCTAAGTATTTTGTAAAGGAAAATTAAAATGGATCTTTCTAAAATTTCTACTGATGATTTATTGGAAGAATTGTTAACACGAGATGATAGCAATATACACGAAGTTGATCTCTATCCGAACATGATTATGGTGGATATCAAGATGGATATACAACGAAAATGATTGATGGCCCTGGCAGGGTATTCTATCTTGCAAATGGTCAGCGACATTGTATATACAATGCAGATCCTGTATTTAGCGAAAACGGACATTGTATATTCTGTGGTGAGAAGTCAAAGCAATAAAAAGAAGAATTCATCTAATACAACAAAAGTTTAACAAAGGAATGGTTATGTGGAGTTAGCATCGGAGGAATGGTGTGATGTTGAGGGATTTGAAGGATATAAGATAAGCACACATGGCAGAGTTAAGTCAAGACATAGAACCCTGAAGCCATATAAGGACGGACGCGGATACCTAAGAGTGGATCTTGGTAGAGGAAACAGGCGTAAAGTACATAGACTAGTAGCTCAACACTTCATTGAAAATCCAAAGGATCACCCAATAGTAAATCACATAGATGGAAATCGTCATAATAACTCAGTTAATAATTTAGAATGGGTTACTGATTCCGGAAATTTAAAACATGCGTGGAAACGCGGGTCTTATAAGAATAGGAGAAAGAAGAATTGAGATGAAAAATCTTGAACTTGAGGTTTATAAAATAGGCAAATATAGTGTTTGCGTTAAATGTACCCATATAGCAGATCATCTAAGGGGTAGCTTGAACATGGAGGACGAAGATACCGGGTGGGAAATTACATCTGATGACAACCCTGGTCTTTCTGAGTGGGAGTTGAATGTGTGCGGTTCATTACAAAAATATGATGATGATGAAGTGTGTCATACTTTTGATACTCCTGGAGAACGAGACGATTTTATAAATGCAATAAAAAGATTATTGGTGAAAATAAACAGCGAGTGTACTGTCGATAATTCCGTATTACAGCTTGAACGTGTTATTTAAATAAATAGAATTTTCATTCACGATGGGGCTGCACGAGCGGCGATGTGTTGCGTAGTAATACGTAGACAATAATGGATAGGTGATATTAGAGTGCTCCACCTTAAAGTTGCTGTCTTGTAGGTTCGAATCCTACCCCCGTTTCTATTTGCTTCGGTAGCTCAGTCGGTAGAGCGCAGGACTGAAAATTCTGGCGTCAGTGGTTCAACTCCGCTCCGAAGCACCAAAACCGTAGAGGATAGAACAGGCAGCTATCGCGCCATGCGTAATACTAGGCCACCCCGTGACTCAGCACCGGACTGACGAGGGAATCAGCCCAAGCCTCTGGTCTTCAAAGAGATGTGGGAATGTCGCCCCACCTACGGTTTCTTATGGCTCCTTCGTTCAATGGTAGGACGCAACGCTTTCAATGTTGTAATATGGGTTCGATCCCCGTAGGAGCTACCAGACGGGATGACTGGAATAGGTATACATGGATCGAGGTGCCGAGCGTCACGGTTGCAAACGTGTACCTTATAGCAACGCTCATGTAGGGTGACTATACGAGTAACAATGTGTGAGTCTTTAATCTAAACGGCGGACTTTGACCGCGCCGCCTCTCGTCAAATCCCTACTCCCGTCATTAATGAAATAGGGTGCTCAACGCCTGGAAAGCGCAGTGGTTTGGACAACTCAGCCCTATTTCATTTGCCTTCATCTCCCGGTATCACATAGATTCATAAAACACCTCCTTTCTTACCTGTGCCCGGTGCCGGGTCGGGTGCAGGATTCAATTAATTGGGAGCACATATGGATAAGGATTATAAGCGATTAACTATAGCAAAAATACACAACGAAATGTTTCTTGGGCTATGTAAAGGTTTGCCTAGATATTGCGTAGATGATGACGGGCTAGCTTATTACGAAACGCCACAAGAACACGAAGAAAGACTTGAACGGAGTAGACAGAATGAGAACAGCACCTTGTAAGGACTGTACAAATCGTATATTGGGTTGTCATTCAACATGTGAGAAGTATCAAGAATATGCAGCCCATCAAGCAAAGACTAACAATAATAGATTTCTTGATCATCTCAAAGATGAATATTTCAAAGAAAAATACAGAAAGGGGAAGCGTTAGTGAGACGATGGTGGTGCGCACGTATTATATTCCCGTTGCCAAAGAACTTTTCCGGTAACGATATAGACGCAGCAATTCTATGGCTCCAAACTTATCAAGCAAAATTAGAAGCAAGAAAACTCGAAGGCGAATATCCACAACGATTCAAGGTTAAGTGGTGGGAGAGGTTGTTGTTTGCTCGTAGTTTCGCTGGACCAATGAGACGCATTAAGAAGGGTATTAACCCGAATGGTGAATGTTACTTTGCCGTAAGACCCGTAAGGGAACTAAAGGATATGGCATGGGTGGATTGAGGTGAGTTATGAAACAGGTATGTGTAAGGTGGTTTGATGGTTATTTGGAATCCTTCGACGTGAACGAAGTAAGATTTGGAGCATATCTCTTATGGATGAGGTTGAATGACGGAGCAAATCGGCATATCCCATTAAGTCAAGTCAGATGGTTTTCGGTTAATCCAGAATCACACGAAAATACAGAACAGAATTAAAACACAGTTTCATTTAAAACCTAACACACTAAAAATTAAATAAACAGGAGGAATATTAATTGGGTTTTCAGAGGGCAACTAGACAAGACATATGGCTGAAGGTAGCCATATCAGGTGTAAGTGGTAGCGGCAAGACATGGGGACTCCTTGAACTTGCAAGTGGTGTAGCAAAGAAATTACGTGAAGAACAGAAGCTTGGCGCAGATGATCCAGGCGGACGTATTGCGTTTATTGATACCGAAAATGGTCGTGGTAAGTATTACGCAGACAAATTTGATTATGATTATATGGCGTTATTTGCCCCTTATACGCCAGAAAGTTATGTTTCCGCTATAGACGAAGCTTTGCGTGCTGGATATAAGACTATTGTAATCGATAGCACTTCCCACGAGTGGTCTGGTGAAGGTGGATGTCTCGAAATCCATTCCAAAATTCCTGGTAATTCTTACACAGCGTGGCAGTCCGTAACTCCTCGACACAGGGCGTTTATAGAAAAGATTATCTCTTCTCCTGCTCACATTTTTGCGTCTGTCCGGTCTAAAGACGAGTACGTAATCGAGGAAGTCAACGGTAAGAAGGTTCCTAAGAAGGTTGGGGTAGGTGTTGACCAGCGTGGTCAGTTTGAATACGAGTATACCGTTACCTTTGAGGTGGACAGGGATCGCCACATTGCATCTGCTGGTAAGGATAACACGAATATTTTCGACCAGTGGAACGAGATGCTGAAATCTTCTCACGGAGAGATGCTTTACGACTGGGCGAATAGCGGAAGCGGTAAAAACATGAAAGTGCGTGATGTAGAGCCTAAAATTGAAAAGCCGAAAAAGGAAGAGGCTCCTACCAACTCTGTTGATAATGACCCTGTTGATTTAGTGAAGCTAATCAGTGATATTGATACACTGGCTCACGAGGTTGCTAAAATAGACGACCAGCACAAGAAAGATGTGTTAGAAGTGTGCAAGGAATGCTACGCAAACAACAAGGGCAACTACAAAAAACTGGCTGAAGATAGTAGCTTGACTGACGACCAAAAGGCCGAAGTTGCTGTTGCTATGCACGCCAAACTTAAAGCATTAAAGGAGAACTAATATGAGTGTTGAGAACAAGTGGCATTTTGTAGGTAATATTGCGAGTGATATTGAGAAGCGGGAGACATCCGGTGGAACCACTGTTGTTAGTTTCCGGTTAGCAACCCGTCGTGCCTTTCCTCGTGAGGATGGCCCCCAAGCGGACTTTCGTCCGATGGTGGCGTGGGGTAAAACAGCAGAGTTTATAGCCAAGTGGTTTGAAAAGGGAAGTCGTATTATTGGCTGTGGGCGTATCGAGGATCGCTCTTGGGATGGACAGGACGGACAGAAGCATTTCATTACCGAGTGTCAGATCGACGAAGTGACTTTTGGAGGATCTAAGCAAAGCGGCAATACAAGCTCTAGCGGTTCTGGGGAAGAGTTGTTCGGATAATGAAGTGTCGTTATACCCGTTGTCCTCATGGTGGAGAAGTGGATCGAGAAGAAGCAGTTCAGGATGGTCAAAAATATTACCATCCTGACTGTAAACAAAAGGTAGATGCTCGAAAAGCAATCGTAGACGTGATACACGAAATTAATCCAAATATCGTATATGCGGAGCTTGGCAAGGTATTAAACAAACTGCTGTACGAAAGAGAATTAGGATTTGAATTTATGCTACGTGCAGTAAAGTATGCAAAGTATGCTGGAATTAATATCTATCGCGGAGCCACACTTTATAACCTTGTCAATAATCCAAATTTTCTAAAGTACAACGACAAATATAAGGCAAAACACGGAGAGGATAATATTTAATGCCCCAAGACCTCAAAAAACGGCTGGCTGAAGTAACTGATGTTAGGGCAGAGGGCAGCATTTTGGGGACATTACTAGGAGATTTATCAAGCATAGTTCATTGTGAACTGCTGAAGCCGGAACACTTTTCAGATCCAATTAACCAATGTATATATCAGGCCATATGGGACATCTACGAACAAGGCGTCAAACAGATCAATGAGATGACGCTGTATACACAGCTTAATAGCTACAAAGATGTCCCCAAACTACTCGAACGATTGACATTAGACTACGTTAAAGAATATCGAGAGAAATACATGATGGTTGGTCTTAGTGATCCGACTCAGCTACAATTCCAAGTAAACCGAGTGATGTCCCTTGCATTCAAGCGCGATTTATTTCTGTCAATTACAAAATTTGAAGATGTCGCGCTTGACCCTTCTAAAGATAACGTGGTGGAGATCACGAACCTTATTACTTGCGACGTAGATCGCTTAAATGAAAAGTATATTTTATCTGAGAACGCGGAGACCTTCGATGACCGCTATAAGGATCTGTGGCAAAACATATTGGCGAAAAGAAATGAGGACGGGACATACGGTATCCCTTCAAAGTATGACGTAATCAACGACTACTTTACCTATGAGCCAGGAGAATTATATGTAGTAGTAGCGCGGATGAAACATGGGAAAAGCGCATTTTGTCTCAACGAACTTATAGATAAACTGGATAAGGGATACCCGTGCCTGTACCTCGACACAGAGAACACAGAGGAGAAGTTTTTCATACGCCTGTTGGCCCACAAAGCAAATGTAGATCAACGCTTGATTAAAAGTGGAAACTACGATTCAAGATGTGAGCCGTATATACAACGGGCAATGAGGTGGATTGAAGAAAAGGGTAAACTTCTATGTTACCGATACGACCCAGCATGGACACCGGACAAGATATATACCGTGTGCAAAACTATGAAGCACAAGATAAACTTTCAGTTTATGGTATATGACTACATGAAAGACACCGAGAGTGCAGCGATGGGTGAGCAGTACAATCGGTTAGGCAATCTGTGTAACTTCCTCAAAAACAACATTGCTGGCAAGTTCCACGTTCCCGTATTGTCTGCCGCTCAAGAGGGCAGGGGTAATCAGGGTAAGAATCCTAGTCAAATGCACATCGCGGATTCGGACAAGATAGCTCGATACCTTACGGTTGCAATGCATTGGAGAAGGAAGACACCGGAAGAGGTAGATACTGACGGGACTAATTGCGGGAACTATTGCTTGTCGATCCCGATTAGCCGTGATTCAAACATGACCGCAGATGATGAATATTTGGATTTTGATTTCCACGGCAGCACAATGCGTATTGAAGAGGCACAGTCACATGACCCACTAGGCTTATTCGATTAAGAAAAGGATTAACATAAATGTCACTAGGCATCCAGGTAAAATATTATCTTTATAATCATACAGATCAGATAATTTCGATGCTTGAATTTCTTGGATGCCACGATATCACGGAATCTCCTAGGGAGATAAGATGTGCTGTACCAGACGGCGATAATACAACAAGCGTGTGTATTACTTTAAACGAGTTTCTAAGTACTAATGTCTACACAAGGCCCGGATACAGGGGCAAGGATATCATTGCTCTGGTACAGTATCTTAAAAAAATCAAAACTGCCACAGAAACCATGAGGTGGATCTTAGAATACTGTGGCGTCGAAGAAGATAGTCAGGATGTGGAGCTTTACCCGTCAGAAAGATTCCTGATGGAATTGAGACGGTATGTGACAGAAGAATCTCAGGATGACGCAGAGCAACTAACAGATGACTATATGCTTCAGTTCGAAGATCGCCAATCATCAGAATGGGAAGCCGAAGGGATTACTCTAGAGACGCAAAGGCAATATGGCGTCAGATATGACCCTCAGCGAAAGCGATATGTGTTCCCGATATATGACCATAAGGGACGACTGATTAACGTCCGGGGGAGAACCACTTTATCAAATTATAAAGAGCTGAACATACCGAAGTATCTCCCCTATTTTAAAGGTAAAGGCATGGTTCTATATGGAGAGTATGAACACAAACAAGATATTCAAGACGCGGGTAGCGTCATTGTTTTCGAGGGCGAAAAGTCCGTTATGCTTGCCGAGGAATACGGATATCGCAATACAGTAGCAATAGGCACTTGCTCTATCTCAGACAAATTAACAAAACGATTGTTGCGACTGAAGGTTGATATCATCCTTGCCTTCGATAAAGGAATTAGCTTTTCAGACGTATACAAAGAAGCAAAGAAGCTGTCCCAATTCACAAACGTCTATGCGGTTTATGACAGGAGTAATTTACTTAATCCGAAAGATGCGCCAGTAGATCAAGGTTGGTTGGTGTGGGACATGCTTTACGAGAATAGGAAAAGGATTTATTAAATGGCTGAAGTTAAAAATATGGTTTGGTCTTATTCCAGACTTACGACATATGAGACCTGCCCATTTTGTTTCTATTTACAGTATATAAAGAAAGAATCAGATTACCCATCGGCGTTTGGTCAATACGGATCGTTTTGCCATGAATTGCTTGAAATGTATTTTAAAGATGAGATCCCGGATTTCTTGATGTTGGGCTATTATAATGAGCATTTTACGCAACATGTGACGTGCGATTTTCCCCCAAACAAATGGAAAGACCTTGCCCAAGATTATTATCAAAAGGGACAAACATATTTTGAAACGTTTGAGGGCTTAGAGGGACAATACAAAGAAATCTTGGAGATCGAATCTGAGTATATCTTCGACATTGGCGACTACAAGTGTAAGGGCATTATTGATCTGGTAGTTCGCAATCATGATGGGGAAATCGAAATTGTTGACCATAAAAGTAAGAGTGCTCCTAAGTCAAAAGCAGACCTAAAGGCATGGTACAAACAGCTATATCTATATGCAATTCCCGTATTCGAGAAGTATGGCGAATACCCAAAGCGATTGAATTTCAATATGTTTAAGCTTCAGGATTGGTATAGTACGGAGTTTGACTTGGTGGAATTTGAACAGGCGAAACAATGGGCGATAGATATTATTTATGCCATAGAAAACGACACAAGATTCAATACGGGAGATCCGGGAGATTTTTGGTGTAACTTCATTTGCGGAATGCGCGAACACTGTACCAATAGCAATATGTACAAGCCGTATTTAGATTAAACCTAATATTCAATACTTATTAGATTGAGGGCTAATATGATTTATATCCCATACCATGTTCATACCGAATTATCTTTGCTAGATAGCACGACAAACTATAAGAAGTACATAGATTTGTGCGTCCAGTATGGCATACCCGCTCTTGGAATCACCGAACACGGGAACATGTTTAACTGGTATAAAAAATATCAGTATGCGCAAAAAAATGGTATCAAACTGATTATGGGATGCGAGATATATCTGACCGAGACGCTTGCGGAGAAGGTGCGTGACAATTATCATACTGTACTGCTTGCTAAGAACCAAGAAGGGTTTGCTGAGTTGCTTCAACTTATATCAACCGCCAATGATGCTGACCACTTCTATTATGACCCCCGCCTTACTTTTGACGAGTTCTTAGGCATAAGCGACAATATTATATCAACGTCCGCATGTTTAGCTTCTCCGCTCAATCGTCTCTTACCAACCAACCCATATTATGAGCAGTTGGCGGCGAAATATACCTACTACGAGATTCAGCCCCACAAGGCAGAAGACCAGATCAAATACAACAAGCACCTCTATAAGTTGTCAGAGGGGTTTGGTAAGCCGTTGATTATGGGAACAGACACCCATTCTGCTACAGAGTTTGATGCTGAGTGTTGTGATATGGTTAAGACGGGACAAAAGTTTGAGTACGACGATTCTGGATTGGTATTAACTTTCTGGGAGCCGGATGCACTATACGACACTTATAAATATCAGGAGATTCCAAGAGAAGCATACCAGAAGGCCATTCAAAATACGCTAGAGTTACAAAGCATCGAAGATCTCACTTTCGATACGTCAGCAAAATATCCAGATTTGTACGAGAATGCTGACGAAATGCTTGACAGAATGGTGTGGGATTCTTACCGTGACAAAATAGATAGAGGGGTTTTCGTAGACACCCAGGAGCGCAGAGATAGACTAAACGAAGAGATACCTGTATTCAAAAAGCAGGGTATGTCTAGCTTTATGTTGTTTATGTCCGAGCTGGTGAGATGGTGCCATAGTAACGATATCCCTACAGGGTTTTGCAGGGGTAGTGTCGGTGGTAGTTTTGTGGCGTATGTACTTGATATCATCGACTTGGACCCGATAAAGTGGAAAACAATCTTCTCCCGTTTTGTTAACGCTGATAGAATTTCGCTTGGAGACATTGATATAGACTTTGCTCCAGAAGATCGAGATACCGTATATGATTACATATATAATCGTTTCGGCATTGATAAAACAGCACGTATCTTAACATTAGGGACAGCCCAAGAGAAGAAAGCTATCGAAACAATATGTCGCGGTATCTATCCAGATATGCCGAATGACGAACGTGTTGAATTGGCGAAAACAATTAAAAATGAACTCATTAGTTTGAGAGATAAGTATACGGAGTGTTACAATGAACTTAGTGGTAAAGATGAAAAAGAATTGTGTTTTCTCAAACATGAAGAGTGTTTAGAGAATATCCCCGAAAAATATCAAGCAGAATTTCAATCTATTTATTCTGAATTTGAATCACTTTCTCAGAAATATCCTGATGTGTTTCATTATTATCGCGCCACAAAAGGGACCATTTTAAACAAAGGTAAGCACGCATCAGCTATTGTCGCTAGTCCGATTGAGTTAGCAAATAACATTGGACTATGTATGAGTGAAGGTAAATGGGTAACACAGCTTGACATGGACGAACTGCATGATCTTAATTATGTGAAGTATGATATTCTTGGTCTTAAAAACATTGGTATCATCAAACAGACATATAAGCTGCTAAACAAATCCTACCCCAAGTCACACGAAATAGATTGGGAAGATCCATGGGTGTGGGAAGATATGATTAATTGTCGTGTTGGTATCTTTCAGTTTGAAAAAGAATACGCATTCTCATTACTGAAACAAATGAAGCCCGAGAAAACAAACGATATGACGCTATGCAATGCTGCACTTCGTCCGTCTGGAAAAAGCTATCGTGATAGATTGATACGACACGAAATTAATGTAAATCCATCAGAAGAAATTGACAAACTACTAAAAGAGAACTATGGATATTTAGTATATCAAGAGGATACAATCAGGTTTCTAATGCAAATATGTGGGTTAGATGGTAGTACGTCAGACACTATCCGTCGTCACATTTGCGATAAGCGTCTCGATAGGCTGCAACCATACCTCCCACAAATATTAGAGGGTTATTGTAGTTATTCTTCTAAGCCAAGAGAAGAGGCGGAAGAAGAGGCTAAACAATTCCTTCAGATAATTGAAGATTCAGCGCGATATCAGTTTGGCTATAATCATTCAACTGGCTATTCAATGGTTGGTTATGTATGCGCGATGCTAAGATACTATTATCCAGCAGAATTTTTAACTTCGTTTTTGAATTGTGCTCAAAATGATGATGATATTCTAATGGGGCAAGATCTTGCGCAAATTAAGGGTATAAAGATTTTACCCATACGATTTGGTAAGTCACAAGATATGTATAGGCTAGACTCAGATACAAACAATGTCTATAAGGGTATTTCTAGCATTAAATACATGAGCAGTGCAGTTGCGAAAGAGCTATACGAATTAGCAAAGACGCACCCTAAGACTTTTACCGATATACTATTTAGGACTCATAATGAAACGTCTTGTGATATGCGACAGTTAGAAATTCTGATCAAATTAGGCTTCTTCCCAAGGGAATATGGGACCATGAAAAGACAAGTCAAGTTATTCGAGTTGTGGAGAGACAAGAAGTTGTGGCAACGTAAACAAATCAATAAAGATGAGGCCGAAGAACTTGGTCTATATCCTTTAATCACAGAATACGCGAGTGAGACAGAAAAGTTATATAAAGACATCGATATGTACGAGTTTCTAAAAGCGTATGAAGGGAGTTTGTCTAATGAAGACTTTAGTATTAAAGAAAAGCTCGATTTTCAAAAGGATTTGTTAGGATATATTCAATATGTTGACGATAGTATGCCGAAAGGGTATGTATACGTAACCGATCTTGATACACGGTACTCACCAAGAGCGCAGGTATACGGGCTGAAGACTGGTAAGTCTATGACAGTTAAGATATATAAGGCTAAGAGGGGTAGGGGTGCTCCTGGTGTAAGCAAATACTTTAAAGATGAACCTTTTAATAAAGGCGACATTTTAAAAGTAAAAAGAGTGCAAAAGCAACCTAAAAGAATGAAAAATCAAGACACCGGAAAGTGGGAAGAAATACCGGGAACGGAGGAGTTGTGGGTGACGAACTATGAAAAAGTATCAAGTATGGCGTGAAGATAAGTTATTGCACGAGTCAGAAGAATTTCTATCTGTATACCAACTTCTTAAAAAGAGTATTAAGGGCGCAGATAAATTAAAAGTTAGATCTACAGCTAACGAAATAGAAGAATATAAAAAGGTTCTTTTTCCAGAAATGGACAGAGACACATATTTAACAGTAAAGATCGTGGAGGACGAAGAGTGATTATCAACTTAAGTTATGACAAAGAATTTGAGGCATTGTGGAGCGACCTGGAAGACAAGTATCCGGTTAAGCTTTTTGAGATCGATGGGGTGGGGCGTAACCAATTAGATATGGCACGATCTAGCAAGGAGTACTTCAGTCGCAACAAGGACGTGATGGCTGATATCTCTGTGGATGCAAATGCAAACGTGTCTGATCGTAGCGTAGTGTCATATGACACGGAGATCCAGAAGCCATTTCAACGGCTGAATAGTTATTACATGTTGTGGAAGTATGCTAGGCAATACTATGGGACAGAGTTTGCCAACATGATAGTAGAAGGACAACTAACCGGTGACTTCTATATTAACGATTTCCATCACTTCTTTACGCGCCCGTACTGTTTTAATTATAGTACGTATGATGTGGCATTACAGGGGTTGCCCTATATAGACCGAATCAAATGCATTCCTCCGAAACATCTGCTTACCTTCAAACAACAGATGGAACAGTTTACCGTGTTCGCTTCTAATAATCAGTCAGGGGCGTCAGGTCAGGCGGATTTGTTGATTATCATGAGTCACTATGTTGAAAAGGTATTGAGAGAGAGAAGTGATTTGGGGGTAAAGTTTAACTCCGAGGATGATGTGTGGCATTATGTTTCTGAATTACTTACATCATATGTCTATACTGTTAATCAGCCATTTAGAAGTAATCAATCTGCATTTGTCAACATTTCCCTTTATGACAAGTATTTCCTAGATAAGTTATGCCAGGATATTTATTTCGAAGATGGGACTAAACCCAATGTTGAGATTACACAAAGATTACAGAAAATTTATCTCGAAGTGATGAATCGAGAGTTAGAGCGTACACCAATTACCTTTCCTGTAACTACCGCGTGTTTTGTAACTAATGAAGATGGATCTGTAAAAGATACTGAGTTTAGAAAATTTATTGCTCAATATAATCTTCGGTGGGGCTTTATCAATATTTTCACTGGGAGCAGCAGCACCTTATCGTCGTGCTGTAGGCTTAGACAGAATATGGAAGATATACAATATTTTAATAGTTTTGGTGCGGGATCTACAAAGATCGGTAGTCTTGGTGTTGTTACTCTAAATATGGCACGCGCAGCTATTAAATCACGCAAAGATAAAGAAGAATTCCTGAAAGAAGTAGAACGACTAACTGAGATTGCGTGCAAAATTAATAACGTAAAGAAGCATATTTTAAAAAGACGAATTGACGATGGTTTTCTCCCACTGTATACGCACAATTATATGGAACTATCCAAGCAATACCTAACCACCGGTGTCAATGGTCTAAATGAAGCTATTGCATTTATGGGTGAGGATATTCTTGATGAGCGTGGGCAAGAGTTACAGAAGGAGCTTATTAACAAAATCAATGAAACAAATGATTATTATAGCTCTCAATATAAGTCGCCTATCAATTGCGAACAAACTCCGTCAGAAAACAGTGCGGTAAAACTAGCCAATAAAGACCAATTGCTAAAATATCAAAATGAAATTGAATTGTATTCGAATCAGTTTATTCCGCTAACTACAAAAGCTGATATGCTCGACCGCATTAGACTACAGGGAGTGTTTGACAACATGTTTTCTGGTGGTGCCATTTGCCACCTCAATGTCGAAGAACGTATTGATGATCCGAAAATTATGGAGGATCTAATTGATGAGTGTGCCGAAAAGGGTGTTGTGTACTTCGCCATCAATTATAACCTCCAGGAGTGCGCTAACGGACACATGGATGTGGGACATCGAGATCGTTGCGTGGTATGCGGAGCCGACATTGTAAACGATTATACCCGCGTGGTTGGATTCTTGACTAATACAAAACATTGGAACAAAGTACGCAGGGAATATGATGAGCCATTCAGACAGTTTTATACGGTAGAGGGGGAGAGCCAAGATGTATCTTAAACCAGAGGGCGATGAATATTGCCAACAACATTGTAAATATTTTGGGAAAATCTATTGTGATATTGATGATCAAGACTTCAATGAGGTGTGTAATAACTGCCCGATAGATGATTTTATTGAATTTTGTGAGGGCAATGATATTTAAAATGAATATTTTAATAAAGAAGTAAAGAAGGAGTAAAGTATGAAAAAGACTGTAATTAAAATTGTTGGAAAACAAGCATCACCAGATCAAACCAACGAAATAGAAGATGAAATACTCTGTAAACTAAAAGACAAGTTTCAGCTTGGGATCGGAGAAACTATTATTTATGTAAATCAAAATTCTGAAACTTGCTGTGTTCTTGACGGAGAATATGATGAGGCATTTCCCCACTATGAAACTATCGCAATGAAGAGATTTGTCGAAAACACCATTAAGCTTGGAAAACGTTGATGAACATCCTATCTATCCAACACTCCCTAAAACACAAAGCATTAGAAATCTACGTAGCGGGTTGTGCCGGTGATCCTCATTGCGAGGGTTGCCACAACCCCGAATCGTGGGATTTTAACAAAGGAGTAGCGTGGCGAGACTGTCTTGATGAAATCCGGGACAAGTGTAAACGCCACCCCCGTCTAATTAAAAATATTTGGATATTAGGCGGGGAACCCCTTGATCAAGATATAGCAGAGCTGACTCATATGCTGTCATGGCTAAGTTACACGCTAAGACTTCCTATATGGCTATTTACACGATACGAATTGAACGAGATCCCATCAGTAGTTGCAGAGCATTGTGACTTTATCAAATGTGGGCGATATATACCAGAACAAGCCACACAGAGCTATGAGCAGTATGGAGTACAACTGGCTTCAGCTAATCAAAAGATATACGACGTAAGAACATCAAGTATGAGTTTTTGGAGGTAATATGAAAGTTTATGTAGAGCGGTTAAGAGACGACATAGAATTGCCGGAGTACAAAAATATCGGTGACGCCGGTATGGACGTAAGAGCGGCAGAGGATATGATAATTCGACCTGGAGAAACATTGGTAGTTCCAACTGGTATAGCCGTTGCTGTTCCTGTTGGTTACGAATTACAGGTACGACCACGAAGTGGAATGAGTTGCAAAACACCGTTACGAATTGCCAACTCGCCCGGAACAATTGATTCTGGATATCGTGATGAAATAGGAATTATCATTTCGTATGAGGCAACTTTGGATAGGCATTGGCGACAAGTATTCGATTTGGGTATGGTTGGTAGTATTCCAAATTGTAGTACCTATAAAATTTGTAAGGGAGACCGTATTGCTCAACTCGTGCTGAAGCAAGTAGAAAAAATCGAATGGGAAGAAGTAGACGATATTACTGCCATCGAAGGTGATCGTGGTGGTGGATTCGGGAGTACGGGAACGAAATGACAACAGAAAAGTATATCAAATATTACAGAGAGCATCCAGAAGCATTCTGCGAAAAATGTATGGGCATCTACATTGGTATCAAAAAATATACCTTAAGGCATTGTTTAAATGCAAGAAAATATTTTGGCTCAAATCGTTTCGTAGATATTAAAATGGTGTTTTCATTTAAGGAGTAAAATGATAGATATTAACAAAGTGTATAATACGGAATGCCTTCAGGGAATGGCTCAGATAGATGATGGGTCAATAGATATGGTTCTCTGCGATTTGCCTTACGGTCTTACGGCACGAAACAAATGGGATGAAGTGATTCCTTTTGATTTATTGTGGGGACAATACGAAAGAATTATCAAAGATAATGGAGCTATCGTGTTAACGGGGAAGCAACCGTTTACATCCATGATGATAGTAAGTAACCCCAAGATGTATAGATATAACTTGGTGTGGAGAAAGAATCTAAAAACAGGTAATCTTAATGCTCGTAAAATGCCGATGGGTGCATATGAAGACATTATGGTATTCTATAAAAAGCCTCCGACATATAACCCACAGCGCATACCGCGCACATATCAAATTCCTGCTGGCAATAAGTTTAATTCTCAAACAACAAATTATGGAGCACAGCGTAAAGAATATCTTGATCGTCAAAGCGATTGGTTAATGCCGGATGATGTAATAGATTATGAAGACGGGTACTCCCTTGATTCCTTAGAATTAGAAAGTGAGATGCTGTATATCAAATGTGTTCATAATTCTAGTGGTAAGATCCATCCGACCCAAAAACCAGTCGAATTATTTGAATGGTTAATTAGGACTTATACAAACGAAGGTGATCTTGTATTAGATAATTGTATAGGAGCTGGGACTACCGCCATTGCATGTTTGAATACCAATCGTGACTTTATCGGTATGGATAATGGCAAGTGTGAAAAGAAGAAGAGCAAGTACTACGGATGGTGCTGGGCAGATGTAGTACAAGATAGGATTAATAATCATGTTGAACATAGAAAAGTGTCGGGGAGTTAACTGCCCCATTCGTGATCAGTGTTTTCGCTACGTAGCACCCGTGGACCCCGATTGGCAAGATTGGGGTCAATTCGTGTATGACGACGTATTGCAAAAATGCGTAGATTTCTGGAAAGTATAAAGGAGGAAAATTAAATGGGTTACAATCTAACTAAGGAAGAAAGAGAAACTATTATTATTTTCGACGAAGCTTCAGACACGGCGATATTGGACACGTCCAGCTTGCCGATGATGCGCAAAATGGGGAAGTTGTGTGATGAATTACCCGACGTATACAAAGTAGTAAGAACCGATAGCCATGGAGCTAAGTATGAGTTTCCGAAGAGTCTTATTTCAATTCGTCGCCCTCGTATACTTACAGAGACGCAAAAAAGAGCAGTAGCAGAACGTTTAGCAAAAGGACGAAAAAAAACACAGTAAAAGTTTAATTATTTACTTGACAACGTATTATAGTATGTGTATAATGGAAACACAGTAAGGGATTAATTATTTTGCACGGGGGTAAACGTATGAAAATAGACTATTTGATCTTTGACTTCGATGGAACAATTGTAGATACTATAGAAGCATTCTGTAAGACATATAACCAAATATTTTGTGGACAAGAATGTTTTGCTGCGGCAGATCCTACACAAGTTTATGATTATGGATTCAGGGATCAGTGCCCCCTTATTAATGATGTTCAGGATATATTTGCATCACAATTGTTCTTTGATAATTTAAAACCAATGCGTGGAGCTTTACGAGTGTTAAAAGAACTTAGTGATATGTTTCCTATTATGATTTGCACAAAAGGACATAATCTTAATATATCACAAAAAGCTAAGTATATAGAAGAGAATCTTGATTTCGTCAAGGATATAATTTATACAAATACAGAAGATAAACGAATTATTAATATGGAAAATTGTGTTTTTGTTGATGATCATATAGATAATCTAAGAACATCAAATGCTACTATTCCAATTGCATATGGAGATCTGTATCCATGGAATAGAGAATGGACCGGATTAAGAATACCAGACTGGGCAGTTGTTAAGCCCGTTATAAAAGAGCTAATACAGTAAGAAATTAATAAACGGAGGGAAAGATGAAAAAGATAATCGTAGTATTTATTGTCTTTATTGCAATACTAACCTCATTTAATATAAACGCTTTCGCGTCAGAGGACAATACTCCAGAACAGTTCTTTGAAAAGATGCTACCTTTGGCACTATATTATCAGAAAACAGAAGGAGTTTTAGTATCACTTAATTTAGGACAGTCTGCGCTAGAAACTGGATACGGAGAACACCTAAATGATGGCAACAACTATTACGGATATACCTATTCATATAACGGTAAAGCATACTATAAAAGCTATGATTCTATGGCAGAGAGTATGGCTGATTATGTACAGAACTTTTCAAAGTCGCGCTATGACCGTGTTAGGCTTGCTGATAACTATAAGGATGCATGTTATGCAGTAAAGGCATGTGGATATGCCGCAGATGAAGATTACGCAGGTAAGGTCATCTCTATAATCGAGAAGTATGAGTTGTATAAGTATGACCAATACGAACCTCCCATATTTACCTGTTCTCGTGGAGATCGTGGTGTGCGTGTTGAGATGGTACAAGAAATGCTCCTTCAGCTTGGATACGACTTGGACAAGTATGGGGTAGACGGGAAATATGGAGACGTGACCCGTAACGCAGTGCGTATATTCCAGCGTGATCACAATCTATTTGTAGACGGTGAGGTAAATACAGAGACAATGGAATTGTTGGCGTACCTAACGAAAGATGTTGCTTAGATAAAAGAGGTATTTTAAGTAAGGTATATAGGGGAATAGCTCAATTGGCAGAGCGCGTGTGCTGGGAACACGAGTGTGTGGGTTCAAGTCCTACTTCCCCTACCAAATAGAAAGGAGGACGGTATATGGAGTTTAAAGAGTTTAAAGTCTTATTTCAGAAACATTTTGCAGAGATGACGCAGGACGCGACACATTTATTCGAAATAGATCTGAATAAAGACGAAATGTGGGATCTATATCTTGATAGCTTTCCCGCAGGGACAAATGAAGTCTATCGGGAGAGGAGGGAATTCGACTGTAGTTGTTGCCGACATTTCGTTAAGAATATTGGTAACGCGGTAGTAATCAAACATAATATCGTAGAGACAATTTGGGACTTTGAAACTGGCGATGATAAATTTCAGCCCGTTATCAATGCGTTGTCTGCTTATGTGAGGTCTAATCTCGTTACAGACATCTTTGTAAGCAAAGATAAAGGTGTTGGAACAGATAAGAACTTTGAACGTGCTGAAAACGGTGAGATTACGGAATGGCAACATTTCTATCTGGAGTTACCGGACAGATTTATTGATCGTAGTGGTAGATCTATCGGAGATATTAAGGGATCTTTCCGTGATACGCGCAATGTTTTCAAGCGGTCTTTGGATGAAATTACAGAAGAAAGCTTGCTTACCATCCTGGAGCTGATTGCTCAAAATTCACTGTATAAAGGTGAGGAGTGGAAGGGTGTACTTACCGAATTCCTGAAACACAAGAGGGAATACGATAGGCTTCAAACAGATGCAGAGAAAGAGAATTATACGTGGGAGCAGTCTGTTAAGGTTGGTGGTGCTATTGGTCGTATTAGAAACCACAGCATTGGTACATTGCTAATCAACGTAAGTGAAGATATGGATCTTGATGAGGCGGTAAGGAAGTACGAAGTTATTGTTGCTCCTTCTAATTACAAACGTCCAAAGGCTATCTTCACCAAGAAAATGCTTGAAGAAGCTAAGAAAACCGTTGAAGAGCTTGGTTTTATGGACTCTCTAAGTCGTAGGTATGCAAAGCTTGACGACATTACCGTTAACAACATTTTGTTCGCGAATAGAGACGCAGCAAAACGTGTGGTCGGTGCTGATATATTCGAGGAAATGTCAAGTGATATTGCCATCGATCCGAAGAGATTTTCTCGGACCGAAGAAATTACCATTGATAACTTCCTTGAAAATATCCTACCAACAGCTAAAGAACTAGAAGTGTTCCTTGAAAATAAACATTCTGGTAATATGGTTTCGCTTATTGCTCCAGAAAACAAGGGTGCGAAAACCATGTTCAAGTGGAATAACGGATTTAGTTGGGCGTATGCCGGGAATATCACTGACAGTTCTATGAAAGAAAACGTAAAGTCTGCTGGTGGTAATGTTGATGGTGTATTGCGGTTCTCGATACAATGGAATGACGGAGATTATAATCCTAATGATTTTGACGCTCATTGTGTCGAGCCTCATGGCAACCATATTTATTATGCACATAAAAATAACCGCAACACAACCGGACAACTTGATGTTGACATACAGCGTCCCTCTCAGAATCAAACAGCCGTTGAGAATATTACATGGACAAACCGAAATCTGATGGAAAATGGTGTGTACAGATTTTATGTCCGTAACTTCGCTCATCGTGGTGGACGCAGTGGTTTCAAAGCTGAAATTGAGTTTGATGGGCAAATATTCTCTTTTGAGTACAACAAAGAGCTAAGAGAAAATGAAGATGTGCAAGTCGCAGAAGTTACATTTGATCGTAATGCCGGATTTACCATCAAAGAAAAACTCCCGTCCAATGTATCTTCCAAAGAGGTATGGGGGCTGAATACCAACCAATTTATCCCGGTGTCGGTCGTTATGTATTCACCTAACTATTGGGATGAGCAGGACAACATTGGACATCGCCACTACTTCTTTATGCTAAAGGATTGCGTGAATCCAGAGGTTCCCAATGGATTCTTCAACGAGTATTTGAAGGAAGATCTCATGCAGCATAAGCGAGTATTCGAGGCATTGGGTTCCAAGATGCGTGTTCAAGATACAGATGATCAGTTATCTGGGCTTGGTTTCTCAGCGACTCGTAGGAATGAGTTGTTGGTTAAGGTTAAAGGTCAAACAGACCGTGTTTTAAAGATAAAGTTTTAGAAAGGAGAAAAGAAAATGAGTGAAATGAACATGTTTGAGGTTGCTACTAGGACAAAGATGCGCTTCCCTTTTCGGGGACAAGTATCTGTGGAGGATTTGTGGGATCTGGGAGTTGAAGAACTTGACTCCATCTTTAAGGCTTTGAACGCAGAACTGAAGCAGACCCAAGAGGAGAGTCTTCTTAACACGCGCACCAAACGCGATAAGGAACTTGATATTCAGATCGACATCGTTAAGTATATCGTCCAGGTTAAGCAGGAAGAGGACGCTGCGCGTCGTGATGCCAAGAAACGTCGTGAGCAGAAGCAGAGAATTATGGAGCTTATGGCTGATAAGCAGGATGAAGCGTTGCGCAGAAAGTCTCTTGATGAGCTTCAGTCTATGTTGGACGATCTCGACTAAGAGGCATGAGGGGAGCAACCCTCCCCTCTATTCTCCTTATTGAAAGGAATATTTTAATTATGATACACGACGGGAAGGAATACGTAGAGGTTGAATTCTATGGTGGACAAACCATTGAACAAGCTGTAAGGTGGTTACTTGAATATAAAGAAAAGGGCGTTTTGGCCTGTGGGGTGTTTAATACTGTAACTCTGTATTCCGACACGGTGACACTTGACTCTGCTTACAAAGAAATTACAGGTAAGTCAAAAGTAGAAGTTGACGCAGATCATCGCCGTTGGATAGAAGATGCAAAAAGGGCAGAAGAAGAACATAAAAAAGCTATTCCAGCATTGACAAAAATATGGAGACATAAGGGTAGAGAAGTTTTGGCAGAAGATAAATGGGATAAGTGGGATGAAATTGTTCCCATTCGATTAAACGATTTGTACCATGGAATGGAGCTTGGAAATTGCCTTGATGTAGTAAAAATATTGAACAACGGAGGATCTTTTGACGAGGCTGAAGAGACACTTGCTAATCAGGGACATTCCGGCATGTCGTATAGCTTAGTATGTTCAATGGTAATGGAGTTTTGTGACAGAGGGAAAGATTTTTTCGAATACGTTAATTAGATAAAACAATTATTTTAAGTAAGGAGATTCGTTTATGCAAATATGTCCAGAATGCCGTGGTGCGAAAAGGGTAATTTGTTTCGGGAAAGAAACCACGTGTGCGTCATGTAGTGGCACGGGTGAAGTACCAGATGGGTTTGATCCAATCAAGGCCAGTATCTACCATGAAGTAAATAGGCGTATGAGGCTAGAGAGCGAAGGGCTGTGGGATAGGTAATATGAAAGCAATCACAATCGAAGAAGCAACCACAAACTTTAAATATAAGCAAGAGCACCGCCGCGCCTTTCAGAATCTATTCTATCAGAGGTTAGATGGTGGCGTGATTCCGAAGATGGATCTCGACGCGCTCATGGAGGGGCAAAAAGAGGATAAATCATTGTATGCGCTGGCGTGCAAAAACTTGATCAAAAAGTATAAAGAATTAAACAATTAAATTTATAAATTGGAGTAGTTTATGAAAAGTAATATGCAGGGAGCCACCGAAGAGTATCGTCATATGTACGAAGCACTTAATGAATTTGATAAGTATTTATTTAGTATCGGATGGGGACTTGACGACGCTCCATATCATGGATGGCATGGTGATCCGCTAAAAAATGAATGTGAGATATATAAAAATATATCACAAAAATATGAAGAGTTAAAAATTGTTTTAGAAGAAGCATTAGATATAACGGGGAAGTAATTTAGTATGAGACCAATAGATGCTGACGCACTAACACAAGATATTCTATCACTAACCGTTCTATACGACAATGAGTATTACAAAGGTAGAGCAGACGAGCGTAATGATATACTGCAACGCATTCAAAGTGAACCGACCGTTGAAAAGTGCGGCAAAATTGTTTGGTTCGAAGAAAGAGTATGCGGAAATCCGCTTGATGGCTACGAGTATAACTGGGGATGGCAGTGTAGTGAATGCGAATATGTTTTTGATGACGAGTATGATGACCCGGACTGTTCCCCAGACGTGAAATATTGTCCAGACTGTGGAGCGAAGATACTAAAATAAAAGGCGCATTTTAATTAAGGAGGAATGACGATGACAGAAAGATGTTCTATTTGTGGTCATTGGATGGAAGAACGCATGCAATATGGAGAACCATTATCCATATGGTACAAATGCGTAAACCCAGAATGCCCAAATGGAAAAGAAACAAAGATAACCTACGGCACATCGACTAATTAGATAAATGAAAAGAAACTTTTAATAAAGAGAAAGGAGGATAATATGTCTATTTGTAAATTTTGTGGAGAAGACGATGGGAGTACCTTTTATACGTGTAATGCTTGCGGAAAAAAGTTTTGCCATACATGTTTTAAAAAATATGATCGTCAACAATGGTTATGCCCAGACTGCATCAAAAAGCACAACCCAAGTCTATGGCGCGAAAAGAATGGAATTCCAAAGAGGGGAGGTGAGGGAATGAAGTACAAGGTTGGCGATAGGGTACAAGTAAAAAGCCTTGAAGAACTTGAAGAGTATGACAATGGCGATAATGAATATACCATATACGAAAATATGAAAGAGTTTGCTGAACAAATCGTTACCATCGAAGCTATTGATCCATATGGTAATGGAGATAAAGACTACCATATCGAAGAAGATGATGGCGAAGATTACTGGACCGATGATATGTTTTCGGGACTTGCAAGCGAATGCAAAACTCCAAAATCTCACAAATTTAAAATAGGTGATATTGTACACGGCGTAAAAGGTGCTCCATACACTTTCACAGATGAAGATATGAAACAAGGGCAAGTTATTGCTGTATACGATGTAGATTGCGACGATGAAGATGATATTAGGGTAAAGATCTTAGAACATTCAAACAATTTTCGAGTTGGTGATGAATGGAAGGTTAATAGTAAGTATTTCAAACTCGTCGAGCCAACAGAAAAAGAAAAACCAATTAACCCATGGGACACGTTGTTCAAACGAGAATATCCATCAATATGGGGAGGCTTAGATGCAACAATATCGGCTACTCCAACGTGGATATCATTCGGGGACACATGGGGAGCAGATAGAACCACTCGCAACCCCGGAGACCGTGTGCGCCTAAAGGACGCCGAATTGCTAACTAATATCCTCAACGAATCTCCCTGGGCAGACAGAGGTATTCTGCAAAGGGCTGGGCAAGTTGTTACTATTGCTGGACCACATAGTCTTAACAAGACGTGGTACAAAATAAAGGAAGACACAAATACTTATTCAGAAGAAATGTTTAATTAGAAAGGAGGAGAAAGATGAAGTTTCAAGTAGGAGATATTGTATGCGGCACATCTGACGAATATGGATATACAAATACGCATATGACCAGAGGTGAAGTGACGGGGATAAGAGAAGACGGGAAAGTCTATATAAAAATTTTAGAACATACTTATGGGCACTGTGTAGGTGACGCGTTCCCGGTTGATCCAGATGATTTTAAATTGATTAAAGAAATAAAGAAAGGAGATGTAAAAATGACTAAGAATGCACGGAAGGTAAAGAAAGATTTTGAAGCAAAAATCGAGGAGATGGAGCAGGACTTTAAGAATCAGATGAAGTCCAAGGACGAAGAGATTGAGGAACTTCAGGAGAAGCTTACGAAGAAGGACCGTGAGTTTGCCAAGAAGGATGCAAAGAAACAGTACGACCACGAGATGGAGATCGAAAACATTAAGTTGTCGAACGCTCGTGAAATGAGCGAGAAAGACATCGACCACACCGAAGAACTTACCGAGCAGAAAGAGACCATTATTGGCCTCAAGGCAGAGAATGAGCGTCTTGAAAGCACCGTTAAAGCCTTGAAGAAGCTTGGTGTGTCCGAAGAGATCCTAGCTGAGAATAGCACCTTGAAGGCCCAGGTAAGCGGACTTGAGTACACCGTGAAGCACATTACTGATTTGCTTGATGAGTGCCGTTCTGAGAAGGACTTCGATAAGGTATATGGTCTTATTAAACAGGCTCAGGAATATGCTGATGAGCGTACACAGAAGATTATGGATTCCGTATCTAAGATGATTCCCGACATGCCGGAAATAAAGGTTGTGAGTCAAGTTGTTACACCGGAGGAAGACTAAAAGTTTAATTACCAAGTGGTTGGCATATGGAAAAGTTGTCTGTGTGCCAACCACAATATCCTTAAATAAGGAGTAACTATGAAAGATATAAAACTCCACCCCAAGAGTGAGAAATTAATCAAAGAAACTTTTGGCTGGTATACACAAGTAGGTCAGCCAATTGAAAAGATCAACGGTCGATGTGTGATACATATGTATCCAACCGAAGATACTTATGACGAAAACGGAGAGTTAGTCGGATATAGAGATGCATTATTCTTCAACGTTCATGTTTATGATGCCGAAAATAGGATCTGCTATATCAGAAATAGAGCTGACGCCATCACGACGGGTGATGTAGGCGTAACGGTTAAATACTTTAAAGACGGTAGTACTATGCTTGTTATGGACGGAAATATTGACATTATATACGGACAAGCAATTTGTATACACAAAGAATTGAAATAGGAATTTTATGTAAGGAGTAAATTATGATTGTTTTTATGTCATTGATAACACTAATGATTGTTGTTAATGCGTGGTGGAATTTGACCCCAATTGATTGGTCAAGATATAGCAATGAACGCATTAAGGGTATTTTTATATTAATATTTTTATTTCTTGGATTAGTAGGATTTTTCGTTTTCCCATTTGTATATCAATATGATGACACGACACAATTAGTTGTTACGTCTGAGGCTCCAATTTATTCCGTAGTTGATAATACTAGCGTTTCCGGTGGTTTCTTTCTTGGGTGTGGTTATACTGGGTCAGACCTTAATTACTACTACATTACTAAAGATGAATTCGGAGAAAATGTAAATAAAGTATCAGCAACTAGCACCTCTATCAAAACAATAGATGGTGATCCAAGAATTGTCCAATACGAATATCAGCACACCAAAAAGGGACAGGGATGGTTTGTAATAAGGGCTTGGTTCCCACTCAAAAAGCGTACTGTGCTTGAAGTTCCCGAAGACACTATCAAATACGATTATAATATTGATCTTCAATAGGGAGGAAATTAATAATGCCTTGTAATTGTCAGAGCGAAATGAAGAAAAAGTTTAAAGAGAAACTATATCCCAACGCAACCTCAATCGATGGTCAGTATGAAATATTATCTGGACGCGCCTATATGAATTACACAGTACACGAAGAGGGTAAAAAGAAGCCTGTCGAGGTTCCCGTTTTATTGAGTTATTGTCCGCATTGCGGAGAACCTTATGATACTTCAAAGCCGGAGACAGAATAGTGTCTGACACAAAAAAATCATTTAAATACACCTATACTCGTCCTAGTCTTGACTGGTTCGAATATGTTGATGTTGAAATAAAACCTGACGACTATTACTACTTTAAACTTAATCGCAGATTTGGCCCGTCTTGGTGGCTTATTGGGACAAACCCAGTTGACGAACCAACATACCATTGGAAAGAAACAGAAATAGGGAAAATAAACGAAGAAGACCTGGTACGATTTATTAAGTGGGCAGAAACCGATATAGGTAATAAGATAACCTCAATAGATATGATCTGCGGCTCATTCAACGTGTTTGAAGAAACAGAAAAAATTCTGAAACCATTACGTAAAAGTGGATGGGCACCACAAAAATACACCGAAGAATTATTTAAATAAAAAGAACAATTTAATAAAGGAGGATTAGTAATATGGTAGACATTGAGGATATGAAATCATGTATACAGGAATGGATGGCACAGGGGCCAAGTGCCGTTTGCCTCGCAAAAACGTATGCTGAAATCAGAACAGAATTAGATAAACAACTTGAATTTTGTATGACTGTATTTACAGAACCGGAGTACGACGAATCATGAAGTTTGTGGTGGTGGTGCTGGCACTAATTGCCTTCGTGCTTGTAGCGATTGGATTTGTAACTGTAAATACAAAGGTTAGTAAATGGTTTTTGTATTCTGGACTATTCTTGTCTGTTGTGACCATGTTTGCTCTCGCAGCACTAAATTTCGTATAAGGAGACAATTATGAAACACAGGACTGACAAAAGGGGTAAATGGTATAGAACCATGTGTCTCGAATGCAATCTACGCTGTTGCAGGTCGATGAAATCTCGATTTCAATCATGGTGGGAGATGTGGAAGTATTTTAGAGAGTGCAAGAGTGACCAAGTAACTTTTGATAAGTTGAAGAAAGAGAGTATGAAATGAGCGGTGGTTATAGGGTAGTGACATTGTGCGGGAGTACGAGATTCAAAGACGCATTTGAACGAGCACAAAAGGAATTAACCTTACAGGGGTACATTGTTATTTCGGTTGGACTATTTGGACATGCCGATCAGGAATACGAAAAACGGATTACGGATGATGTAAAAATTATGTTAGATGACATGCATAAGCGGAAAATAGATATGTCTGATGAGATATATGTAATTAATGTCGAAGGATATATTGGCGAAAGCACGGCTTCGGAGATCGCATATGCAAATACAACAAACAAAATGGTTAGATATTTAGAATATTGAAATGGCAATTTCAAGAAAGGAGAAAATCTATGAGTTTAAAAGAAAAGTATTTAAAGAACTACAGAATTGTTGAAACTAGAGAAGGAAATTTTTATTTAGTCGTACGCGATGCTGACTGTCCCTTTCGCGACGGAGGAGTGGATTTACTTTCTGGAGTAAACAATGGTGCTGGATTTATGCTAATTGAGAGCTTTTCTGATGATCTTACTACACCAGACTTCTGTTATGAAAAAAGTAGATATGATATTATTGCGGTTTATAAAATCATTAACAATTTAATACATAAAATATTTAATGATAATGGCGAAATTGACAAATCTCAATTATCATTGATATGGAGACGCGAACCATCTCGCAAAACCATGACCGTATCTCAAATTGAAAAAGAACTTGGTTATCCAATTGAGATCATCAGTGAAGAAGATGTTTGAACTTATCTTTGTAGCTATCATTATGGGAACACAAATCATATTTGCTTGTGCAGGACTATCGTTAATAATCGCTTTATTATATGGCGAAATTAAATTACTAAAAACAGAAAGGAATTAATTATGCAGGTACTTGACATTGTAACTTTTCAGGACGCAGCAACCGCTACTGGTTACGGAACAGCACATGCTGTTGGATCAGCAAATCAGGTAGCAATCTATGTAACACGGACGGGAGACGCCTCTACGAGCACAGTAAATTTCGCTGGCAAAGATGTAGACGGTAATTGGTATGCGGTTTATGCAACCCTTCAGGTTGACGGAAGTAAAGCAACGTCTACAGAAGGTAAAGACGAGTGTTGGATTATTGACACAACACCTTGGGTTGAGATCCGTACTGGTATTAGTGCAATCTCTGAGGGAGAAGACGACTCCGTGACCGTTAAGGGTAGGTTTGTAAATACGGCAGCTTAAGTTAAAATGCTTCTTTCATCTAAGGGCGGGTCGGGGAATAGGTAGACCCTAGGCAACACAGATATGGGAATAGCCGTTTCATTTCCCAACCGAACGCATCAGCAGATGTGAAGTGATACCCGGAAGCCTTCGGCAAAGGTATGCGGTATAGAGGGAGCCTAGCAATGCCACGAGGCCACGGTGCGTCTTGTGTGGTGACTTTACGGGTTAGCCTGTCAAATCCACACCCCGCCCATTTCGTTTTATTGGAGGATAAAATATGAGTAAACCATATATAGAATTGATAGGTTGCGATAGCGGCGATTGGTCAGTATTAAGAGTTAATCTTGGAGAAGATTTCAAAAGAGAAGGGCACTCAATTTCCGACTATGACTGGATGGCTTTATTAAATCTTCTAGGGTTTGAGGTAGATTACAAAATAATCAGCGATGAAGATATGGAATATGGGCGGTATTAAGATGTATGCCGTGATTCAATGGGTATGCACTAAGAAATGCGCAAAACAAATACTGGGACACCTTAAGGATGCTGACGAGATGTTTTGGGATATGCGTCGAGACATTCTTTGTATCAAAGAAGATGGATGCGATAAACTCATATTTCCAAACGACTGTATAAAGTTTGTTTAATGAAAATTATGTTTTAATAAAGAGAAAGTTTAATAAATGAAAGTAGATATATTTAATACTGACAAAAAATACAATATTGTTTACGCAGATCCCCCTTGGAGCTACAGAGATAAGTGCCGCTCAGGTCAACGTGGAGCAGAATATAAATATCCATGTATGAATATCAGCGATATTAAAAATCTTCCGGTTCAATCTATTACCGATCAGGATTGTGTTTTGTTTCTCTGGGCAACATTTCCAATGATTCAAGAAGGATTAGACACGTTAAAAGCATGGGGTTTTACATATAAAACAGTTGGCTTTGTCTGGGTTAAGAAAAATAAGAAATCTGACTCATGGTTTTGGGGGATGGGTAACTGGACAAGAAGCAATAGCGAAATATGTTTACTCGGAACCAAGGGACGCCCTAAAAGAATAAGCGCGGGTGTACATTCTGTTATTGATGATCGAATTGAAAAACATAGCAAAAAGCCAGACTCAGCACGAAAACGAATTGTAGAACTGTGTGGGGACATCCCTAAAATCGAACTATTTGCACGGCAAAGTATGAGTGACTGGGATTGCTGGGGTAACGAAGTATAAAGCAGTAAAAGTTTAATAAAACCTAGATTTTAAGTAAGGAGTAAACATGACAGATAAATCACTAATGGGAAGTAGGCTTGCTGGTGGTAACACAGCGTACAGTCGCAACCAGTCCGATTACTACCCAACACCACCAGACGCGACAGAAGCATTGTTGCAGCACTTATCCCTACCGCAAAATACATACATATGGGAACCAGCTTGCGGGGAGGGGCACATGGCTGATGTATTTATAAAACATGGACATAGGGTTATAGCATCAGATTTGATATATCAGGGATATGGGGATGGAGAGGTAGATTTTCTTACAGCAGATTTGCCAAATGGCGTTGAATGGATAATTACAAATCCACCATTTAATTTAGCAGAAGATTTTGTTCGTCGCTGTTCTACACATGGTAAACCGTTTGCTCTTTTGCTTAAGTCACAATACTGGCACGCAAAGAAAAGATACGAATTGTTTAAAGAGGTTCAACCAACAGAAATACTTCCGCTTACTTGGCGACCAGATTTTCTATTTAAAACAAGGGGAAGGGGATCTCCCGTTATGGATTGTTTGTGGTGTGTATGGAATGGCAAGGATACAAAAACATCATATCACCCGCTATTGCGCCCACAATAAAAATTTAATTATGAGGTGACATTATGAGTAATAGAACAGCTTATGAATCATACCTACGATGGCATGAATACACACTTGGAGATATTGATGACCCAATGACTTATACAGAGTGGGAAGCAGAACTATGGAATATCGGAATTGATCAAGAAAGGAGTGGAGAGTAATGTGTAACTCATTATTATGGCTTAAACATGACAACGAAAACGGCGATGAAACATTAACGGCTTGTGTATCCCTAAAAATAGTACCAGATTATGGACTCACTTACAAATTAACCGCAACAGACATATTGGGGCAGGAAGTAATAGTAAGCAATGCTACGGGGCTAAATACCAAAGATTCAACCGAATTATTTAATAGAATAGCAGAACATGCACTTGCTTTTGATGTAGAAGGCCAACTAAGCGAAATCAAATTAGACAAATAAAATTGCGCTTTCAAGTAAGGAGAGAATATGAATTACGGATCAAACTTCTTTATCCCTAACGGGGCACTGAAAGAAGATCGATTACGTCAAGAAGAGGCTGCTAAAAGAAATGCGATACATCGGTTTATGGATGAAATCGAATTAGACAAAGTGTATACATTCAGAATGACACGCGAAGAAAGATTTGATACTTTGTATGGCCCAGGAAGATATATTGAATATCGCTATGAGATAAACGCCGTGCCAGAAATCACATTATCAAATGTCAGTTCGTTAGTAGTTCCTCTTCCTCCTCACGAACACTTTATATCTCGTGTATGGAAAAGTATTAAGTATATTGTTAAAGGATAAGATTATGATCAACACTAACCCCTTCGACCCAGATCCCGTAACTGATTGCGAACAATGTCCTAATTGCGGTACATGGTGTGTACCGAAAGATGATGAGGATGGACTATGTTTTAATTGTCGTACAGCAAAAACATATAAAGATTTTGATAGAGCAATGGAACAAGTTAAATCCGCCACGGACATTACAGACGATGATGTTGCAAAATTAACTGATATAGCACAACAATTCGGACAAGAATTAAAAGAAGGAGGAAATTAATAATGGATGAAAAACGATGGTGGTGGGTAGTGTCATTTCTATACGGAAATGATAATCCAAGTCTTGGAGAGTACAAATGTGCTATAAATCGTGGTGAGCTATCTATCGATATGTACAATCTGTTTAAGGACGAAATATCAAAAATCTCTAAATCACCCAAAGATGAAATTGTATTATTGTCTGTAATAAATTTTGGAGAATATAAGGAGACAAAAGATGCGTGAACACAAATTTGTCATAGTAAGAACACGAAGGGGTAGCGTTGTAGATTGTTATAGCTTTATGACACCAGACTACAACAAAGGAAATACTTTGCCAACACTTATGAGTCCAAATAAAGTTGCTGACGAAATAGACTTATTGCATTTTGTAGGCGGTAAACTGGTGGTTCAGCTAAAAACAAAAAGAACTAATGGGGAAAAAGATTATACGGTTACAGAAGACGTACATTTTGAAGAAGGAATTGTGACCGGGGTAGAGATATATACGGAATTTGTTTCTGCAAGGGGTAGAAAGTCTTAATTGAAACGGAGGTTTTAAGAAGTGCGTTGTATTAATGGAGAGGTATTTCTATCGTCAGAAGAAAAACAAACTATGAAAGATTTTAAAGAATGGCTAAAAACGTACTTGAAAAACTCCAATGATCCATATCTATTACCAATCAAACTAGACTTGTAAAGGGAGGAAGGAAAACAAAATGAAAAGGATTGAACTATACGAGTGTGAGAAGTGCGGATTTAAGCACCAAGATGAGCAAGACTGTAAAGATTGCGAGGCTTCTCATTTCGGTGTCGGACAAATTGTAGATATCGACTACTATCCTGGCTCTATATATCCATCCCGCATCCTTGTAAAAGCTCCCGATGGGGAACATAGAGTATACAGTGTGGAAGAATTGGGCGAAGATTCGCCAGAGGTAACTTGGACAATTCGTATGAATAGAAAGAGAGGATTAGTATGAATTTAATTATGAAGAAGCATGGCTGCTTATATACAACCACAAACAACGTAAAGCGTATTTCCTTCTCGGACAAATTTGCTACCATCATGAATGATTCGATACACACTATTCCTACCCATAAAATTGTAGGGGTGTTCTCATGAGGGTGATTGCATTTGATCAAGCCAAGGTAACTGGATACGCAGTATATGAGGGTGAAGATTTAGTTAAGTATGGCATTTTAGATTGTAGTCAGCATAAAGACATCGCCAAGCGTAATCACGGAGTTGTAAATCTTATTCTTTCAACGATTAAAAGATATAACGGCGAAGTATTTGCGATAGAGGATATCCAGTATCAGGGCATATTGAGATCCTACAAACCCTTAGCTAGATTGCTCGGAGCCATCGAGGTTATGATGACCGAACATAACTTTGCATATGTTATCGTTAAACCCGGAGAATGGCGCAAGGCATGTGGTATCAAGGGGCGCAAGCGGGAAGAACAAAAGGCGAACGCAATCACTTGGGTAAAAGAAAAGTTTAATAAAGATGTGTCTGAAGATGAAGCGGATGCAATTTGTATCGGGTGGTATTTGGTAAAGAGAATGGAGAAGAAATGATTTATGAGAACTGTAGTGCAGAAATGGAAGAAAAGAAGGTAGACGTTCAATTAGACATCGGAGAATGCTACGCAGTATTCAGAGACATCAGCGCATACATCTGCCCTGAGTGTGGAGCACAAGACATTACGGACGCAGAGATTAGACTTGATGAGGCAGAAATAGTGCCGAAGGAAGGTACAAATGATCGATGATTCATTGTCGGTGAGTGAGGCAACTGAGGTATTACAAAAAATGTTTTCTGAAGCCGGTATGCTTGATGAAAATGGAAATTTTAAAAAAGAATACGCAGAAATAATAGATAGGCTTAATTCTATTCCATTAATTCATGCCATACCAATTTCAGATATGGAAGTCGCCTTAAAGTTAACGAATCCCGGAAAAGATGAAAACTAAATTTTATCTTAGAATACCTTTCACACGTCCCGTCTCCCGTCAGAAACATTATTTAATACAATAGAATCTAAACTTAAAACAATTCATAAGGGGTAAACTATGGGTAAAATAACTTTCACCGTAATTGAACTAAATAAGCCATCTAGAGAGGCGATAGAGAATCTTAATCAAACCGTCTCCCGAATAATTAAATCCAAAAAGCCCTGAAACACGGGCTTTTCTTTTTATCTTAAATACAGTAAATGACTTACATGCCACTGGTGGCATAGATGCTATTTACACCATTATAAATACTCTACCTCTAATACCACATTGTCATCTTGACGATTATAAATAATACGCTTCACAATAGTTTTCAGTAATATATTTTGCTCTTGAGGAGTAGACGCCTTTTGCCACTTTATTTTAAATTCTTCAATCCGACTATTTAACTCAGCCCTCGTATATGTGGTTACGCTTGCTATCTCGTTCTCGATTCTATCTATATTTTTTCTAAGGTTTTTAATTTTATCATCTAGCTTTTTCTTTTCTTCGCCAAATTCAGTTAGATTATATACACCCATCGAGTATGCATCTTTAATTCGGACTAGTGCCTCGCTATACTGTTTAAGCTGCCTTTCTAAATCAGCTATCGAAGATTCCTTTTCGGCAATGTCATTTTGATTTAACTGAGATTTTTCTATAATCTCAGTATCAAAATGGCTTGTAATCACCATATTATACAAGTTATCATAAAACTCTTCCGACAGCTTAACACCACGCTGCGGACATTTTTCTCCCGTAGGATACGTGAAGCTACATTTAGTAAAATTGAACTTCTTTCCCGTTTTAACTTCCACACGACCATTACCCGCATAATGCATAGCATGTCCACACAGTTTACAATACATAAGACCGCTAGTAGGGAAAGATCCAGACCTAGCCCTACTTGGCGTTTTAGAGTGTTTCTTCATGATCGCCAATATTTTTCTGTGTTCATCTTCAGTTTTTAATATCTCCCAATCACCGCGCCCAATATACCATTCTTCCCTATCCCTTTTGCGCACAGCCTTCTTAACATTATTTTTATCTGTTTTATATTCGTATTTACCATATATTGAATACCCCATATGAAACTCAGAACGAAGTAAACGCCTTATAGTATTATGACGCCATAAGCCACCTGTTGGTCCAGGATAGCCTAATTTGTTCATTTTGATCATTAGCTTTTCAGTGCTATATTCACCAGTAAGATATAGCCTCTTCATCAATAGGTAAATTTCCTTTTGTTCTGGATCTGTCAATACGTCAGCATCAATTTCTTCTTTGCCTCTTTCGTTAATGAATATTCTTTTTCTATATATGTATGGATAAGGTGGTTTCCCATTAGTCCATTTTCCATCCTTAGCCCCAAGCTTTTTGCCGCGTATAAAACGCTCCTTAATTATTCTAAGTTCTGTGTTGGCAAACACACCCTGAATACCTAACATAGTTAGGTCGTTTGTATCATTGACGTTGTAAACCCTCTCTGGCGTAGCTATATAGCAATTCGTGTATTGCATGGTTTCAATTATTGTACCAAAATCTTTGCTGCTTCCCCTAGACAGTCTATCATAAGCAGCAACGAGTACGGCGTCCCATTTACCGTCCGCTATATCATCTAGTAACACGAGCATCTTAGGGCGCGTAGCAAGCCTTTCTCCAGAAAGAAGATCCTCTTCGTACTCTGTATAATTCCACCCTTGTTTCGTGGCATACTCAGTTAATAGGAGTCTGTGTTTGGATAGTACATCTTCGTCATCTCCACGACTCTTTCTTAAATAAATAGCTACGTCTTTTATGTTCATAACGTCACCTCGAAATTATTGTACGTTAAGAACGCAATTAAATCAAGACATAAAAAAAAAGACGACCCGAAGGTCGCCTTAAATAAAACTTCCGTTTTAATAAACTAATTTTGCTTTAGCCTCGTCCATCTTCTTTTTCAGGGATTCAACTATAGCTTTGTACGCCTCTATATCCCTTTTTAGCTTGGCGTTTTCTGCCACTATGCCCTCAGCAGCATTATTATCTTCGGTGGGGGAGACATAGGGGACATTGAGAAATGCGCACACGCCACGACAGATATCTTCAGCCGTTTCTTTTTGAAAGAACTCTTTTAGCATCAAGTCTGCTTCGGGGCGATAATCCATAAAACCACACTCAACAAGTACGGCTGGCATTGCAGTTTTTCTAGTAACGTAAAATCCGCCAGCTTTAATACCACGATTTTCCTGCTCGGTTCCTTTAACCAATTCCTTCTGGATGAGCGCAGCAAGTCTAGGCCCAGTAGAGGATGTGCGATAATACCAAGTCTCAACGCCACCCGCGTTGCCGCCCCACTGATCATCACCAGCATTATAATGTATAGAAACAAATACATCTGCTTTGGCATTATTCGCAACAGCAACACGATTCGGTAGTGAGTGATCCGCATCTCCGGGAGCACACATGACGGGAGTAATGCCACATCGTATAGCGGCCTGTCTTAAAAATTCGGCGCATCTACTGTTAAAATCATTTTCAGGTATATAAGAACCATCTTCATACTTAGGAGTCCTTTTACCAGAGGTCTTAGCGCCATGTCCATCATCTATTGCAAGAACCATCTTGCACCTTCTTTCATAATCGAAATCGTCATAATCATCCAGGTCGTATTGCTCAATTAACGCAATCAAACGTCCGGCATATTGAGGATCTGTGGCATACCCACATTCGTGAACAGCCACACAAGCATCTACATAATTTGTTGATTCTCTAACTGGTATATATCTGTCTTTGAGTAAGAATTGTGTATGGTCTCGTATGCTGTCAGCCCAAGAATCATATTTACGAAACTTTGCATATACACGAACTTTATATTTACCATTTGATTGTGGTTCATAAGAAATATAATCCTTTGGTAAATCAGAGTAATACTCAGTAGTAGCTATTTGTACAAAATCGTATTGGTCGCCATCTCTCCATTTGATACCAAATAAATTGTTGCCTTCTGCGTATTTACCCCACCCAGATTCTAAAATCGCCTGAGCGATTGTCAAACTTGCTGGAACACCGTAATCTTTGTGTCCTTCTCTTGCTGCGGGTGCAACAGCGTCTATAAACTCCTGTTGATTCATTACACACCCCTAATGAAAAAAATAGTGCCATATGGCAAAATAACCACTGGCACTTCATAATTAAACTCTTAGTTTAAAATCCCTGACTATCCGTTGGGTTATTCAAAATGCCAAACAGGGTCAGCATTTCTATCACGGCGGTACCAACAATTTTAACCTCTTCGGCAATATTGTTAGGCACGAACAATGCCAGCACCACAAGTACCTGAGCAAGTATACTTACCCACACAACTTTACTTTGCAATCTGTTTTGATTCATTATCATTTGTCCTCCTCAAGACAATTAGTTAAATAATTATTAATCTCTTTCTTCGATTTAGAAAGATTTCCATTAGCTTTTTGTGTCTCAAAATAATCAAGCATACCTAAGTTGCAACGGAACAAGATCGCTATCTCTTTTGCACGAGCCTTGTTACATTCACGAAGTTCTTGAAGTTCTAATTTTACTTCTTTTAATTCCCCACGAATCTCATCAAAGATCTCCATGACGGGTTTCAGTGTTTCAGCTTTTCGTTTTTCATTCTGTGCCACGATCCACCCCACAAAAGCTACGAGTCCGCTAACTACTCCAAAAAGAGACACAATGGCACCAGCTATGATGCCAACAATTTCCCACACAGACATGTAACTTCTTCCTTTGTGATTAAGATTTTAGAAGTTTCAATAAGAAGTCGCCGCACAGAACGGCGATGAAATGAGCAATTTAATTCTAACTTACCGATTCGCGTTATCTTTCTCCCCAAATATTAAACACTGTAACTTCTGTATCAACCACACCATATTGAACGTTATATATCCTAATCTTTATATAGACCTGTCCTGTCACAGCACTTACATCGACAGAGTTCGTCTCGCTTCCCTCGTTTGTCAAGGTGCCCGTGTCTACAATAAAATTGTTATCGGTATTTGCTGTCGCGACACCAAATTTAAAATAGTCACCACTCCTATGAGCCGCAAAATAAGTGTCTAAATACAGTGTATTAATATTAGTTACGTCAACCTGAGACAAAGAGCAACAACTACCACTACCCTCGCCAGTATTATAAGCAATTATTGTCATAGAAGCTGGATCTTTAACAAGCGTTACCGTGCCATTATTTATATACGTAATTGCATACCCTCCGGTTCGAGTAGTATACTCATTACCTTCTTTGTAATAATAAACTTCACTAGAAGTCATTGGTCTCGCTCGAAAAATCATAGCACCAACACCTTAATCGGAATATCTATAGCCGGGGCACCACCATGGGCTTTAAGCACAATTGACCCACTTGTTTGCGACTCACCAGCAATCAACGCACCCGCAAACGCCTCTACTTGTGCAGTTGTAGCCCCATCGTCAATATCAAATATAACCGGGCACGTAGCAGAATATATAGCGGCATTGCTTACGGTATATTCGTCGCTACTCCAACTTGCAGAGGATAGAGTAGCAGTAAAGGTTTGAACTCCGCCGCCACCTATATTTACAGAACCTCTAGCCATATATCTACACCACCTTCGTAACTACGTAATCAAAAATAATGGCGGTGCTAGGAGCAGAATTTGCATAAAACGTAAAGCCACCATTGTAAGAATCGTTTGCAGGAGATAGTCCACACGCAGACGCATCTGAGATTGAGTCTTTGTCTATCTTTACATCTACGATGTCGTCTTCCGTGACGGTCGTGTCGGCAAAATCATACTCATAAGCGTAATCGCTTCCAGATGCTACCCATCCAGAAGTAGGAAGGGTGTTGGCAGTATCTATAGTCCAAACCTCACTGGCAAACAGCATATAGTCAGCCATAGCGTCCTTTAACAACAGATATAAACCCTGCTGTCCGTCGCCGTCATAATCGGTTCCAATTGTGGCATAAGTAATCCCGCTAGTAGCTGAAGTCCAACTTAAATTGCCGGTTGTCGAACGGGGAAAAGTCATGCCAAGTTCGTCATACTTAGCTCTCTCGTCAGACATATTTACGCCAGAACTTGCATTAGGAGCTAACGGCAATTCGCTTTTAGCCATTTAGCATCACCTCTATTCAACTGGGTCGGGGTGTCGTTTTAGAGTTTCTTTAATTTGAAGTGCTTGTGCCTCAGTAATCTTTTTATTAAATACTTCGCTTGTATCATCTTGAGCAATTACAGTACCCAATTCTTTATCAAAATTCACTTCATTTGCAATTGGTAAAATCGAAACATTGATTTCATTCGTCAGCCATCCCTGAAAGCCGGATTGAACCGCACGAGCAATTTCTTTCTTGTCGAAGCCACACTTGTCCCAATCAATTTTCCCATCTTTGTCTCTATCTAAATTAAGACCTAAAGCCTCTGATGTGTAGTAATAGTGTTGAGCCATTAACCAAACCTCCTTTATAATAATTTCAATTATTTTTTTAGGGCGACATAGGCATTGAGCACACTGCCAATGCACCCCACATAAACCTCGTCTCCGCCAGCAAGACTCTCGCCAGACTTGTTGGGGATCACGGTTGTATTACTAGAATCATCGCCAGCAAAATAGAGGGTTGTTGCTTTGGTTGTGCTGTTATAGGCGGTAACGGTAGCAGATCTATAAAAGACTACATTGAACTTTTTCATGTAGCTTCTAAAGTATTTATCATCGGTCATGCGGCGGACAGCATCGTAAATACGCCTGTCTAAATTGCGATTTGTTGAAACGCCCATTTTATTTAGATCAACTCCTCGGTCTTTGAGGCATGGATGGTCATTTGACCGCCAATACCCAAAGGAATTGTTAATTCGTTAATTAAAAATCGGTCTCGATTAAGACCAAGAGACGCATCGGTAAGCGTAATTACATTATCTACATCGAGGTGATACATGGGGATAGCTGTAAGACTAATTTCACTGTATAAGGCGGTCTTGCGCTTTAACTCGTAGTTGGCACGTGCCTCAGCAAGGGCATCCGTGTTGATAACTGAATCCTCGATGACCAATGTACGTTGATATCCAAGATTTTGAATTGAAGTAGGACTTGCAAGATTAGTATTCTGTGCTTCATATAAAGCTATATTGCCATCTACATTGTCACCAATAACACGCACCGCATTATACACATCACTAAATTTATACGTTACAGTAGAACCAAGATAGTTAAATTCTTCTGTTGAAAAATCCCATAGACTACCTTTGAAGTCATCATTAGAATCTTGTTCAAAAACCATTTCGCCATTGACATTGTAATAAACATTCGACGAAAGCATACCCTGGATGTCAATAATGATATTACCCATCATGTCTCCAACTTCTTTTCGAAGCGTATAAGGTGTAACCTCACTCGCGTATGCCTGATCTAATACGGGTATTCTAATATCTGTAGGTAAGTCAGAGGTGCTTGTACCATTGAGTAATTCGCGCAAAACCGTATAAATGTTACTGCCAACGGGCACTATATATGTAGAATTAAGTTCGCCACCAACAGTTCCATCCAACATACCAAATTTATCAACCGCTTTAATGCGTAAGGTCTTTGAGCTAATATAACTTTCGGCGTCAGGATTATTGAGAACAAACACGCCTTGTGGCAACCAAAAATCTTCCCCGTTTATTTCTTCACCAAGCCAAAGCTTAATCTTACTACCTAGCCATAAACCTTCAATATTGGGGAGATAGTCACCGCTTGTATTATTTAGCGTCAAATCGAGTTGTCTACGCAATCCGTTTACATTCGATATTCGCAAAGATCCAGATGCATTTATAAGATCAGTAGTAATTGATCTATATACAGATTCATCTTCACGATGAAGAAGTTCGACTTTTATTTTAGGCTTACGATACTGAGTTCGAAGTTTGGTATAGTAATCATTTATCGTTGGCATAACTTAACTCTCCAACAAATCGGCGGCTTCTATAAAATCAAACGAAACCGAATAGACCTGTTCAGATAAGTCATCATTGATAGGCGTTTTTTGATGATTAATTGTAATACCGCGATACACTTCGCCCTTACGAGTCTTGAAAATCTTTTCTTGCCCGTTGTTAATAAACGCTTTTAACGTATCAAGTAATTCAACAGTCTGAGACAGATCACCGTTGTCATCTTCGCCAACAACAGCAGAAATGGTACAACGCATAATATTTTTATCCACAAACGAATAAGCATTGCGCTCAGTAAATGTTTCATACTCAGTCATCGACGTATCGTTTGCCATAGTTCCACTAATAGCGTTTAAATCGAATTTATAAGCAGTCCCGTCACTAGGATCTATAAGAAAATATCCATAGTAATCAACTGTTACAGGATCGGATTCTAATGCTTCTCCAACCTCTTCGTTTGTATATGGATATATATCATAAATATAAGTTTTACCTAATTGGGCAGTTGTATCTATACAACCGGTCTCAGTTATGTCTGGTTCACATATAGTCTCAGCCAAACTACTACCTTGCTCCCGACGTGTTACAGTCCATCCAACTAACGGATTACCAGAATCTATAACAACATTACCTGCGTCTAAGGTATCTTCAAAATTGGCTAACAAAATAGTAGTACCGCCCCATGACGGAGCGTATAAATCAAGTGTATAGGCGTCTACAACCGATTGACTAACCTCAACATTTTGAATGTGTAGTTTGTCAAAATAAGCAGGTCCAGATAAAGTTACCGTGTCATACGTCTTGTCGTCTGGAACAAGAGGGGTGGGGCCAGCAAAAATATTAAAACCAAAAGGTACAACGCCTAAAAAAGTTCCACTATAAGATGTAGACATTCACTAACCCCCTATGCTTCAGGATATATCCACTGTTGAATAGATACGTAACTCGGTGTTACAGCGATAAAATACACACCATCATTTACATCGATAGCATCAAAGATCTCAAACAAAACGGAATGCCCAGCAAACTGAATGTAAAAATAATCATTTGTTAAATCTGTTTTAAACGCAATGCGAAGATAGTCAGATGTACTACTGTTGGTTAAGTCGAATATTGGAAATAAAGAAAATCCAGCATATTGAAAATTCTTGACCCCACCAATGCCAGTTGGGAGTAAGTCTGGACTTAACGCTCCATCCTCGTCAACAACAGTAAGCGTGTCTGGATCTAACTCATAAAAACGACCAAGATAATCGGTCGTGCCCTTAATACCACCGATACCAGCCACATTGGTACTCGGAGCATTGATACCAACACCACTTAAATTGGCTAAGGTATCCGGGTCTATTTCATATAGTTTATCTGTTGCGTCGGCGTCACAATGGAATAATCTATCATTCATTCCGCCAATACCATTTGGATAAGTACTTGGAGAAGAAACCCCAACTCCACTTAAATTGGCTAAGGTATCTGGATCTATTTCGTATAGCTTGTCAGAGTCCCGATCACAACAATATATTTTATTGTTGATACCACCAATACCAGTAGGAGATGTACTCGGAGAGGCAACCCCAGAGCCGCTTAGATTCGCTAGTGTATCAGGGTCTATCTCATATAGCTTACTCGCGTCGCTGTCGCAATGATATAAGCGACTATCAGTGCCACCCACACCACCAGGGGCGGCAGATGGGGTAGACACCCCGCTTCCACTGAGGTTGGCAAGAGTATCTGTATCAAGTTCAAAAAATTTATCTGAAGATCCCGTACACAAGTATAATTTTTGTGCATTCCCGCCAATCCCAGCCGGAAACCAATCTGGAGACTCTACTCCATAACCACTCAAATTAGCAAGTGTGTCAGGATCTATTTCGTACAAACGTTGCGCCGTAATATCACACGCATACAATCGTTCAGCTATTATAGTGGACTCATAATCATCGTTGCCGGAACAAAAAAGTCTTTCTTGTATACCGCCAACATCAACGGGCACAAAATTTGTTATTGTAGAACCAGTCCCACTCAAATTGGCCAGTGTGTCAGGATCTATTTCGTAAAAGGCTTCTGTTATATAGTCACAATGAAATAACCGACTAGCCAATCCGCCTATTCCATGGGGATAAGGACCAGGAGTGCTTACACCAACACCGCTTAAATTAGCTAATGTATCTGGGTCTATTTCATAAAAAACTCCAGAATTATCATCACAATGATAGACGCGACCATTGGTTCCCCCAATACTTTTAGGACTAGTATTTGGAGTGGATACACCACTGCCACTAAGGTTAGCCAAAGTCGTTGGGTCGATCTCATAAAATTTAAGTGTAACTGCACTACTTGTATATAAGCGATTTTGCGTTCCGCCTATACCCATAGGTGTAGCTCCGGGAGTTGTTACGCCTCCCTCGCTCACGTCAAGTAAGGTGTTAATACTAATTTGATAGATTTTATTTAATCCTGCGTCCACAGAATATAATCGCTCTACCTCAGCCGCAAATGGAGAAAATACGAATGTACTTGTGAAGTCAACGGGAATATTAACGTCCCAATACGCGGTTCCATTTTCTTCTATTTTTAAAAATTTTCCACCAATATGATTATCGACATATGATATTTCGCCCGTACTAGTACCGCTATTTTGATATGCACCGCCCCAGTCAAGTACAACACAAGCGGTACTAGACGAGTTTGTAGCAGTAGGAGTAATGTTAAGAGATGGCTCCGCGTAATCAACGTAAAACCAACGTGTTGCTGTAGTAACTGTTATTCCAGCTTGATTTGTCACTATAAACTGGATTCCATACGCTCTACCATCGCCTATAAACCCATCAAATGTGTATTTTACGTTTGACGAATAAACAGTACCAGATGAACGCAATAACTCGGTAGGACTCCATCTATATAAATTAGCAACAAACGAAGTGGCGGAAATATCTTCTGCTTGTGTATAGTTAGCCGTAAATTCATAACTTTGCGTATTTATGGTGCTCAGGGACACAGGAAGCGGAATACTAACGGATGGAGTACTATATGCGTTAAATACCACTTCGCGAGAAGTAACATAATCCGTAGCATTGTAATAAAGTTTAATAGACCATTTGTACTGGTTCCCATTAACCATACCCGAAGTGGCAGACACAGGGACGGTTATCGTTAGCGTATCATTATCATACTTGGGGTCGGAACTAATGTCTATTTTTGCAGGAGTATAGACACTAGCTCCAGTCGCGTTGTTGTATATAGTAAGCTGATAGCCGACACAAATTGTCCCTCGAATTGTTAAAGAAAAATCATTTTCTTCGTCGGCATCGATTGTAGAATTGGCAGGGGACATATTAATAGGAGAGTAGAGGACACTCAATAGTAGTTCCCCCTTTGTTGAAAGTTTTGTTACCTTTTAAAAACAGACAGTTGCTCTAACCCGTCCACAAATTCAGCCGGGTCATTAGATGAAACGTTGATTTCATTAATATGAATTGTGCGAGAATTACCTTGAATTGTTGTTGGTTGGCCTTTCAGCATATTCATAATGTTACTTAAAGCAGGAACCAATGTGCGCTCCCACAATTGAGCAGTGGGCTTATTAAGAACGATCTCGTCCTTGTGAAGAATAGCAGGACCAGTGTTCGGAACCTTGCCACCTTTTTCGTAAGCAGGAACACCACCAAGATCTGTAATTTTGTGACGTGTTACATTCATGGCGGCAAGATACGCCGAAGACACGGCGGCATTCGGCGCATTTTTATGAGCCATATATTGTTGTCTAAGTATTTCTTGTAGCCGCGCTATCTCGGCAGCATTATTGTTACCAGAAGACCCACCTGAACTACCACCGCTAGAACCACTTTTACCTTGTGCCCTGCGTAACCTATCCCACTCCGCAATCTGCTTATCAACACTATTCTTTGTTTTTCTCTCCATGTCTTTAAGGTGATCTTCAAGTGCATCGATCTGCATATTGTAGGCGTCAATCATATCCTGATGTTTTTGGATTTCTTGTTCGTGCTGATAATCCCTACGCGCTTCAGAATACCTTTCTTGCAAGTCACTTAGCTCGTCTTCGGCACGCTCGACTTCGCGAGGATCTGCCACCCACTCAAATTGACCAGTTTCAGCATTATATAAGCGAACGTTACGTTCGTTCCGTATGTTAGCAAGTTCTTCGCGTTTCTTAACGATGTCGAGCCGCATTTTTTCAAGATCGGCAAGCTTCTTCTCTTTTTCGTACTGCTCGTTAAGCTGATCGATTATTTCTTGTTCGGCTGCGATCTTATCTTTCAGCGCATCAATCTGATCTTGAATGGCCTGTTCTGCGGCAGAAATACCACCAGAGCCAGAGTCGCCAACACCAGACAGATTGATAGGGGAGAGGTCAATTCCGCCGAAAGCGTCTGTCATAGCTCCAAGCACATCTAGTTGGGCATCTATCTGAGAAAGCAATGCCGCATAATGAGATCCACCCCCGCCACGTTGTAATGTAGCAATTACCTGACTACGCAAAGCTTTTAGAGCTTCTTCTTGAGAGCCATAGTACTCACGCCATTTTGATCCAAGATAAGTAATTAATGTCTCTTCTGTTTTAGCTTTAGCGTCGGCAAGAGATTGAAAATTCTCCGCATCGGCACCATAAGCAAGCACAAGCTGATTATAAAAGCCCTCATAGCCTTCAAGTAATGAGTTGAAATACTCTTCGCTTTGCAATAAGATATCCTGATAGGCTTGAAGTTGAACTTCTTCGTGCTCAATTATTTTATTTTTCAAATACTCTTCTAATTGAGCATGGTCGTGAAGATATGAAATAATCTCTGGATATTTTTCTATAAGATTGTCAAGGGTAGAAGGAGAAAGAGCACCATCAGAACCTAAACTTTCTAATGCTTGATAAAGATCGTTAATTTCGCCTGTTGTATTATTAAACTCTTCGGTAAGTTCTTCAACCGACCTTAGTACTTCCTCATTCGCCCCGCTTAAAGTTTCTGCCCATCTTTTGGCACGTTCTTCTGAATCGATATATCCATCCCGAAGTAGTTGTAACTGCTTAAGTGCATTAACGTCACCTTCGGCAGCAAGAGCATCCAGCAAAGAAATTTGTAACTCTCTTGCCTCTTTATCCATTTCTTCGAAGGCTATTTTAACTTCTTCGGCGGCGTCACGCTCTGCATATAAGTTTTCTAAAACTTTTGTTACAGCCTTACGACGCAATTCGGGAAGGGGATTATCGTTTACTGCGGCAAGCTCTTTCTCTAGTATCTCTATAGCCGTATCAATATTGTCATAGCTTGGTGTAGTAAATACACCTAATCTAACTTTATACGGTTCATTTTTATCAAGAAGAGATTTTGCCTCCAAATAGCTATGTTCATTTAATAGCCGAAAACGATCAGCCTCTTCAAGCTTTAGTTTTTTAACCAAATTTATATTTTCTTGAAGTGACTTATTTTGTAAATCTATCTGCTGCCCAGTTTCACCAAATTTAGTTTTGAGCTGTGCCTCAATATCAATTAACTCTAATTTTTCTTCGCCATTTAATGATGTCTGATTTGCAAGTTCTTCGTAACGGTCAGATAGTTGGTCAAGCGTATTAATACTTTCTCGCATCTTATTTGAAGATTCTGCCACATCATCCGCCATGTTTCGCATTCTATGCGTAGCATCTTCAATAGCTTTACTTAAAGCAATAACACCGGCTATAACCGCCGCTACAACAACCGTGGACATCGCTGCGCTAAAACCATTGGCTGCATCTCTAGCCATATTCATATTTCGACCAAGATTAAAAAACATCTTGCCTAAACCATCTAAAATGCCACCAGTTTTTAACATATTGCTATTTGTAATGATTAAGGCAAAAATAGTGGTAAGAACAACATTCAACAAGCCCAGCTTATCAATAATATCAGTAAGTCCAGTTCCAAAATCAACAAAAGATTTAATAGTATCAGTTGATATGGTGTTGCGCCACATATTTTGCACAGAAGATGTAAACTTTTCTGTTTTACCCCGAATAGAATCTAAGTACTTTTCGTTTTCCCTGGCAGCACTACCAGCACTCTCCATAGAGGTTTGGTATGCTTCGTCTATACGTTCCCAGTTGGATAAAACGGCATTAAGAACAGTACTCTGACGTTTACCAGAAACAAGCTCTGATAAATTAGCTAGATCTAAATCTGACATGTCTTCGTAAACGCCAGCCAAATCACGCAGGATATCAAAAGTAGATCTGAAATCACCGTTAGAATCTAATAGGGTTATACCGAATTTCTCAAAGTTTTTTTCTAGCTTTGGCACCAGTTCGGCAAGATCTTCGCCTTCTTCACCAACACCCCGTAAACGTAATGCTATTGTGCGTAGCCCGGTCGCAACACGACGAGGGTCACGCATGACCTCGGTACCGCCAGTAATAAGAGCAATAGACTGGTCGAGGTCGTTATTGGCCTGTCGTAGCGTAGCAGATTCTTTACTTATACCAGACGCTAAATCGCCAATAGTAACAGCGTAATTATTTGAAACCTCATTAAGCTTATCTACAATAGCACCGGCAGAATCAGCTTCTAAGCCAAATCCGCGCATAGTAGCAATTAGAGCAGAGGTAGACTCGTTGACATTATCTATATCGTCAGCAACGTTCGTTAATTCTAATGCTTCCGTAGCAAGACCAAGGCTTTCTTGCATCGTGTAGCCCATACGGGCAAAATTAGTGGTCGCCTGAATAACTTCTTCGCCTGTACGCGCAAGTTGTTTGCCAACATGAAATGCAGTATCCGCAAATTGTGCATATTCTTGCTCAGTAGCATCTGTAACTTTCCGTAAATCAACTAATGCAGTATCTAGGTCTTTAATAGTTTCAATACCATTAGCGATTGCACGAATAGCCCCGTAGTAAGCAACTGTGACGCCGCTCCAAATCATAAACTTGTAAGCAGCAGTTCCAATTGATTTGCCGAACTCCACCATGCCTTTAGTGGCACTCTTGGTTTCGTTGGCTACTTCGTTAGAGGCACCAATAAATTCTTTTATATATTTTTTTGCATCTTTTGTGCCATCAGCAACGCCCTTTGTGGCAGAAGCAGTACCACTAAGAGATTTATTAATTTGTTGCACCTGAGATTGAATAGCCTGTTGACTCTTCGGAATATCAAGTTTGGCGGTCAATAGTATATTGAGACCATCAGCCAATGACCAACACCGCCTTTATATTAAATTCTTGACAGAAATTAGTAGATATGATATTGTTGTCTCATATTAAGCAAAGAGATGGTTGTATGAAAAACAACAAAATTAAAACGCTAATCACAATATTTATTATTGTCTCTGCTATTTTTCTCATTTTAGGATTTCATAAAATGTTTGCCTATGATGGATATAGAACAAATGCATACGTTGGAGGAGACGCATATAACTATATAATCAACTCCAATTATGCGACCGGATATTTTGTTTTATCTATGTTCTTTGGGATGGTATCAATAGGACTGGGCATCATTAATACCATAAAAGAAACTTTATCACCAGATATAAAAGAAGAAACACTAGACGATCCAAATACTTAAAATCTGTTTTATACGCACTTATCCCCTCACATACCCAAAAATTTAACACCCACAATATATTGGGGATAAGGGCGGTTCACCAAACTTTGACATAATTCCCTCAATCATGTATAATTCATTCAGAGAGTGAGGGAGTTATTATGTATACAGTAAATTTTGTTTATTCAGATGGAACAATAGAGGAGTATCCCCACATTGATAAACTCAAATATACACAATATGGTGTTGAAGAAACCCTAACAAATGACGAAATTCTAACGCACGAATTTCCACTTACCTACATTTACGAGTTTCATCTATTTGCTAAAAACGAAAAGTACACAATACGCAAAACAGATAATATAAACAAAATTAAAGTTTCTAAAGAAGAAGATTAAACTTCGACCTCAATATTGATCTTTGCAGCAGGATGGTCTTTTTCTATCTCGCTTATTAAGTCCACTAAGTGTTTCACCTTATCATGTGGGGTTTTCTTTATATAAAAGTTAATAGTCATTTTCAATTTCTCCTTTAAATTAAATTCTTTCCCCTCACATACCCAAAAATTTAACACCCACAATATATTGGGGATAAGGGCGAGTTTCCCATGTTTAACCCAATTTAGATTTACTATCTAATTTACCCCGCAACCTTACCAAAACACCATATGCCTCTTTGTATGACAGATCCTCATTTTTAAGCATTTGATAAAGTTTTTCCGCAAGTTCTTTTTCCTTTTCAAATTCTAACATTTTTATTTTCCTTTCAATTGTTGTATAATATATCCTAGAAATATATAGGAGGTATTATTATGTTTCAGGATCGAATCGCACATGATTTAGCCTTAATCAAGGTTAGAGTTGCCTACGAGAAGTCAGTTAAACAGCAACGTCCAGAACCTATCAAGGCATTAATAGAAGAATCCTTTGATGCGGTTAAGATATATAAAGAAAGTTACGATAAATATCTTGCCGAATTAGAAGAGAACGGCATTGGAAATCCGGTACCATCAATCAACATTTAAATTCGACTTTTAATTAATGAAAGTAAGACACCCCAATTAAGGGGTGTCTTGTTAACATATAATTTTATGCTAGACATACTATAATTAGGTGATATTTTCATAGGAACATACTAAGTTATTTGACCCAGAAAACTTTGTTTCCGTTGGGAATATATAATTTCCATAACTATCAAAAACCTCAGACTCGTCAAACTGTTCAATTACTTCGCTTTGACTATCTTCACAATCTAACAACTCATAAGCATCTTCAATGGAGTATTCATGTTCATTTATTTGTATCTTCATATCCTATTCCTCCATATTTATTGTTAGCCAGAAATTATAAATGTCATGCCCTTATCGCTTTCAATATATTTTATGCTATTAGTATGCTTATATGCGCTAAGGACATATGAATGATGAACAGAAAGAACTCTATCTTGTAAAATTTGGTCTTTTTCAAGAGCAAAAACTTTTAAGCCCAATTTTCTACAATCTTCGTAATCATAATGCTTATCATGCACCATAGACGCCTCGTGACTAGCAAGTTCCTCCAATATCTTTTCAATAATTATATCACGATTGCTTCTATACTTAAACATACAAGTACTCAACCAGCCAGAAACAAGCGTTCTTGATAGACGAACTACGTTATCACACTCTCCAACAAATGTAGGTCTGTACTTACCAATAATTTCTTTCCATATTAATGATTTATTCGGAACTTCAACGGATTCTTCAATTGCTCTTTTGAATTCGGCAAGCACGCCTTCGGCGGGAACGTTTTTATATTGCGGGTCAATTGGTCCAAGACTTGATTGTTTTCCCATAATTATTTCTTTTGAGGCACATGCAATCATTGTCCCTGCTGACATAGCCATATGTGGAACAATTACTCTTATATCATTCTTAAACATCTTTCTAAGATATTTAACAATACTTTCAGTTGCTGTTGTAATACCTCCAGGAGTATGTAATATTAAATCTAACCCCTTTGTTTTATCACGCATACTAACTGCATTCATAAAGCCATTAATGTCATTATCATTAATCATTAATTCTGGGTTTGGATTAACTAAATTACGACTGTGGAGCCAAGTAGAATAGTAACAGATGACATTTCGTAGTGTATGCTGTGCTAATTCATTTATATATTTTTGGCGCATTCCAAATAAAACTCTTGGAAAAATTTTTTGTAACTTAGCATTATCCGGTGGGGCACCATTCAATGATATCTTGACTTGAGTATTAAACTCTGTCTCTAATGTGGTGTAATTAGCCATAAATCCACCTCCAACAAAAAGATACCTCAGTATATCACAATTTGGTATTTTTTGTTGAAGATTGCATATGGGTAGTGGTATTATTTGTATGCGGGGGACAACCTTACTACCTTAATGTAATATGAAGGATGCAATGCCCTTGGAGGTATTTGTTAAGAACGGGCGCAAACCCGTATTACATATAAGGGGGATTTGCTCATGCAGAAGCAAACCATTAAAGTCGAAACACAGCTAGTTCAACAAGGGAGCCACGTTTATCTGGTGACCAGGATTCACGAACATGGACGTGTTCGGATCATACGTAGGTTGGTCCGTTAAAGACTAGGTAAGTCACTGTCCCCCGCACCTTTTAAGGGGGTACATCTATGATAAAATGTCCGTCATGTGGTAGAGAAAACATATCTGACGATGCTGTATTCTGTTCATATTGCGGGAGGCCGTTAGAAGTAGAAAAAGAACAAGTAAATCAAGAAGAGCCTATTGAGGTGCCAAAAGAAAAGAAGGATAGATTTTGGATACCAGTAGCTATTATCCTTGCTGTAATTGTTCTGTCTGTTGTTTTAATGATTATCCTTGATGATAAAACCCCATATACAAATACAACACCCGTTTCAGTAGCGAGTTCAAAACCTACGCCTACTCCAATTCCCGTACCTAAAGTTAAAATTCTAAATCAAGAAATCCATAGCAATTACCTTGATTCAGATGACTATATGCTAGCTGAAGCAGACATAAAAAATAATAGCAACATCACTTTGTATTACGTCAAGGTGAACCTAGAAATCATGGACGAAGATAAAAACATCTTGGACACAGAATGGACTTTTGCGGTAAGCAATGAAGGGATACGACCCGGCGCACAAGCACACTTCGATATCATGTTTAAGAAAATCGAAGGAGCAGAATGGTACCGAATGTACGTAGTAGATTATGACTGGTAAAAGATAAAACCGACAATTCATCTTAGAAAGGAGGTGACAATATGGACATTGACATACCCGTTGATATCAAATTCCAATGTAAAGGATGCGGCACGATTATTGAACATAACTATACACAACAAGATATACTTAATCTAAAACAACTTGATCTTACATGCCAAAAATGCGGTAAAACGGACAGCATAGAAACATCCAAGCTAATTGAAATGGCTAAAGAAGAAGCTATCAAAGAAATTGGCAAAAATTTTAACCTAGAGTAACATTCGGGTTTACCATGTTAAAAACTTCTGCTAAAGACACACCATTGTCTAACAGTTTTCGAACCTCATTTTTAGTTTTCTGACTAATAGTTGCAGTACATATAACTATCATTTAAACTACCCTTAATTCAAAAGCCCCGTTCTAAAATCGGGGCTTTTCTCTTTCTGAATTATTTTGTTGGTATCTTTCTTAAAGCACACTCTGCGCTAACACCATATCAAACATATTTTCATCCCGATTGTTATACCGGAAACAGAACTCGTTGACGTAGCGTTGCATGTACTTCACTGAAATGTGATGATAGATACCATAGACACCACGTTTCAGAGTTGACCAGAAGCTTTCTATGTTGTTGGTATGTATGTCGCCATCGGCGTAAAGCATCTTGTGATTAATCTTCATGTGAACGTAGTTGTTGCTTTCTAGCGAAGCATAACCCTTGTATTCATCTGTCATTACGGTGTTGTTGCCATCCGGCTTGCAGACATCCTTCAGAATCCCTATAAGCTGATTTGCGGTTAGTTTTCTACCGTCCTTGTCCGGGAAGGCTACCTTAGCATATATCTTCTTGTTGTTGCGATCTACGACGCCTACTACTGGGGTCTTGTCAGTGCGTTTCTTACTACCGTCACGACGCTTGCCATGGTGGTGATCTTTCCAATCATCGTCGCTTTTATCGTGGTTGTTTTCTTTACGGGGTTTGCCACCGATGTAGGTTTCGTCAATTTCTACTATTGTATCAAAGAACTCTTGCTGATTAATATTGCTCATTGCAATGCGAATCTGCTGTAACATGCGCCATGCGGTTTTGTAGGTGACACCAATTTCACGTTGTAGTTGGCATCCAGAAATACCTTTTTTGCCGTTTAGGAATAGGTGAATGGCATAGAACCATTTGCGAAGGTCAGTGCTAGACTTTTCGAAAATTGTTCCCTTGAAGGGGGAGAAGGTGTTATTGCAATCGGGACAATTGAATACCTTTGGTCTATCGGTTTTCTGATAGACCGTAAGGGAACCACAATGATTGCAAGCAACTCCATTAGGATAGCGGATCTTCAAATAATAGTCGATTACCGATTTCTCCGTAGGAAATTTTTCAATTAATTCTATAAACGTCATACTAGCACCACCTTTCGATGGTTCTAGTATAGCACTTTAGCTTGGGTACGTCAAGGGATAAAACCG